ATGTATACTCGCTATAGTTATAACCCACACGTGGGTCGCACTTACGTGTACGACAACAAGTTTTACAAAAATTTAGGTTCAGTCATCAAAAACGCCAAACGGAAAGAGCATTTGATTCAGCATGAAATAGAAGAGAAATCACTCGATCCCCTAGACAAGTTTTTAGTAGCTGAAGACCCCTTCTTGGGACCCGGTAAAAATCAAAAACTATGCCTTTTCAAAGAGATTCGTAATGTTAAGCCCGACACCATGAAGCTCGTCGTCAACTGGAGCGGCAAAGAGTTTCTCAGGGAAACTTGGACCCGCTTCATGGAGGACAGCTTCCCCATTGTTAACGATCAAGAAATTATGGACGTGTTCCTGGTCGTTAACATGAGACCCGTTAAACCCAACCGTTGTTACAGGTTCCTCGCGCAGCACGCGCTCCGCTGCGATCCCGACTACGTGCCCCACGAAGTGATCCGCATCGTCGAGCCTGTGTACGTAGGCAATCACAACGAATACCGTATCAGCCTCGCCAAGAAGGGTGGCGGCTGCCCGGTCATGAATCTGCATTCTGAGTACACCAACTCGTTTGAAGAATTTATCAACCGCGTCATCTGGGAGAACTTCTACAAGCCCATCGTATACATTGGCACTGACTCGGCAGAAGAGGAGGAAATCCTGCTTGAATTATCGCTGGTGTTTAAGATTAAGGAGTTTGCGCCCGACGCGCCCCTTTACAATGGCCCCGCATACTAGGTAATAATACAGTAATTATAATAATTATAGATAATTTATTGAAAGTGGTAGTAATACATATTAATTTATTTATTACAGACGGTAAGTGCTATCATAATGTCATGGTGTCCTTAATCAATTTTTCCAGTTTAGTCAGGTACGATTGAAGTGTATCGCTCTCATCGACGGTCATCTGTTTCTTGTCGAGAATTGTCATTATGGCGGTAAGAAGTGACGTAATCGAGTCGGGCAACTCCATTGGGAGTTGCTTAATTTTTTTTTCTAATTCATTGTACTTTGCTTTGAGTATCGCCTTTTTTTCCGGCGTCGCCAGCCAATCGTTGTCCTCCTCTTCTTGAATTTCACCACCGCTAGTGCTGGACATTTCTTGGGCAATGCGGCGCTTCATAATTTCCGCTGCCGATTCGGATCGCGGCAAGGGTTTAATGGGTTTTTGTGTAGGTTTCGGACGCAACGTCTGCGCGCCCCGCTCTTTAATGGGACTCAAACTCCTGCGCTTGAGCGCTTCGCGTAATTCCGTGTCAAAGTCTAACGGCCTCGAAGCCATCGATGGTTTCGTCGGCAGCTTAGCGTCCAACGGTCCGGTTGATGGCGGCGTTGGCGGTGGCGGCGGTGGCGGTGGTGGTGGTGGTGGTGGTGGTGGTGGAATCATCATCGGCGGTGCCGGAGCGTTGGGTGTTGAAATTAAACTTTGAGCCGGCTGAGAAGTCGGTGGTAGCGGCACGGCCGACAAGGGCACTGGCGCCGACAACGTAGACTGTTCTGCGCTTGGCAAAATTTCAGCCTGAGCCACTGTCTGCTTCGGCAACGACAAAGGTACCGTCGGCAATGATGTTGTCTCTCGGGCGCCCAAATCAAATTCTGGCGGTGAGATTTTTTCTAAATTGCGCGTAGCCGGTTTCTCTGAAACAACACCGATCGGCGTCGGCGTAATAGTTTTTTTGTCAAGCGTCACAATCTCCTGGAACAGTTCGTTGAGGTCGTTTTCTTCGGCTTGATACAATTTATAAAGATCTAGGAACGTCTTAAATAGGCCGGCAAGCATACCGACGTCACGTTCGCCGACAATGCGTTCAAGTAAGTTTTGCAACTTGGATTTAAACCGGCTCGTGTCGTTTACGCGACGCACCATGTTCTCGAGCTGGGATATTTTTGTGGTTAGCGCAGCGGGTACAGCCGTCATTGTGGTCGTCGTCGATATATCAGTTTCGCCGACGCGTACGCTTACTTCATTGTGGTAAATGGCATTGCTTAATTGCAAAAATTCTAATAAGGTGCGAGAGTTAAGCACAACGGCGTCGTCGCTGTCGTCGCCGTCGCCTCGATAGCAAACTGCGTCGTAGAGTTCGGTAGATACGGGTGTCGTGAGCTTGCGCATTAGGTCGACCACGTCATTTCTGGGGTCTCGCAGAAAATCAAGCACACTTTGCGTGGCCATAGTGAAGAGCGGACAACTTGCGATGGATAGCGCAGTGCAAGAAATTACGGATTTTTACTCCGAAATAAAGCGCGAGCCGGGACACAAGCTGGTCGACGGCAAATATGGGCAAGTGTCGGTGTGGAAGCACGAGCCCACGCAAAAATTGTTTTTGAAAAAACAAATTAAAATGAAACACTACAACGAGATCGAGCCAATGATCCACGCGCTAATGAAGGACAATCGCTATTTTATTAATTTATATTATAGCGTCACAACATTAAAAACCCACGTGCTTATTATGGACTTTATTAAAGGCGGCGACTTATTTGACCTGCTCAAGACTGAAGACCGTTTGACGACGCAAGAGACGAAATTAATTGTGCATCAGCTCTGCGACGGCCTGTACGCCCTCCATAAGCACCACTACATTCACAATGACATTAAGCTCGAAAATATTTTGTATACTAGATACAAGCAGATTTACATTGCCGATTACGGACTGTGTAAGGTCGTGGGGCAAGAATCGTGCTACGACGGCACTGTGGATTATTTTTCACCGGAAAAAATTTTGAGTCGTCACTATGATTACCATTTCGATTGGTGGGCCGTGGGTGTTTTAACGCACGAGCTATTGACTGGCGAGCATCCCTACAAGAGTGATCCTGATGAAAAACTAACTGTGGACAAGCTCGAAGACAGACAGCAAAGAAAACTAGTGTTTCATAGTAGCGTCAGCGCTAACGCTCAATCGTTTATTACAAATTTATTAAAATACAATTTAAACTATAGATTACACCGGTATCAAGACATAATAAAACATGAATTTTTAACTTAATATAATTATTAATTAATTAGTTATCACAAATTTAAAGCTCATGGCTTGGTATACATAAAAAAAATAACAATAAATTCAAAATTTATCAATTAACAGTCTTTTATTTATCTTCACTTTCGCTTTCCTTTTTGATTCTTTTCGTGGGCGGTTGTGTTGTATCGTTGTGGAGTACTCGTGAATAAGTGGTTATAACATATGTCGGCGCCTTGGGTATAAATTTCGCGTTTTCTTCTTCAATAATAATGACATCATCGTCATCGTCGTCCAGTTTGCGTTTTATTGGTGATCGCGGTGCTACTGGAACTTCATAACAGTCGTCGTCGCGCTCTAATTTAATGACCACATCGTCGGCTTGCATGCCGCCGTTAAACTTGTACTCGAAGTAATCGACGGGTTCATCTTTAAATGCACCGGGTTCATTTTTAATTTTAACTTTAAGGTTCTTCGTCATAAGGTCTTCATCGACGACGGGAGCTTCGGTAGTAGCAGAAATGATTTCATTATCAGCAGGTACAACAACAGAAGGTTCGGCTATTTTGTCTGCGACAGGTTCAGCGACATCAGGGGATGATCCGGGAATCGTGTCAGACAAATCTCTCAATATGGATTCAGCAGTGGCTGTGCTATTATTTTTCCGAAGATTAGTATCAATGTCGTTTAATTCTTGAATGTTATTGATGGCGTCTACAATCTCGTTATCATTAATGTTATTGATGGCGTTTTCATTAATGTTATTGATGGCGTCTACAATCTCGTTGTCACTAATGTTATTAGAGTGCCCGGATAATTCATCAAAAACAGTTAATATATCCGTATTGTCAATGTTAGTAGCGGAGGCAGTGACGTTAGTGGCGTTGGCAATGAGTGCCATTAAATCGTCTGAAGCTTTTTCGGTTTCTTCAATAGACAAGTGCATTGCTTTTAATGTGTCTGCGGCTTTCTCGCGCAATTTTACCACTTTGTCGTTGATGATCTTATTAATGTCCTGGAACGCATCGGTTGCGTTGTCACAATGCTCAACGTCAGTTTGACTAATCGAGCGATCAATTATGTTGACGGCTTCTTCAATGACTTTTTGTTCTTCCAAAATTTTTTGATGATTATTGTTTATTATTAAATCATTAGCATCGTCACTATTAATGTCATAGTTACCGCCATTGTCGTCTTGATGGCTAATGCTTATATCGTCGCCATCACAAATTTTGCCGTCGTTATTTTTGTTAATATCAAAAATATTAACTTGGGTATCATTATTATCCGCTTTGTCATCGCCGTCGTCACGTGGTTCATCTTCATCGTCATCGTCACTGTCGCTGCTGTAGTACTCGGTTGGTGCTTGCGACTGCGGGTTTCTATCCATGGATTCGTCCGCATTCGCCACTTGCTCGTCATCGCCCTCCTCTTCATCATCGTCGCCAATTTTTTCTGGTGCAGGAGTCGCAGCTCGGGAGAGACGACGCTGATCGAGCGATAATGGTTGAATTGAGTAATGGCTGTCTTCGTCGTCGCTGAGGTCGGCGTCGCGTAAAGCTTTGATTTTAACGCAAACGATACATTGTTTCACTTTGAGCAAACTATGATACGCACACTTGGCACACAATTTATGTTGACAGTCTTTATGTTGATAATAAGTGTGTCCGCGCTTGCACCGTTGACACTGCGTAATTAAATTTTGCAAATTATACACGATTAACAGGTCCTGCATCTTCTCCACTTGCTTGACAATATTTTTTTGAATGTTGGCGTAAAAAGCGTTGACGGCAGGATAAAGGACTTTGGTGATGCTGTCTAGAGTCTTGCGAATGTTGCACTCGAAATCAATCATCTGCATGTCGCTTCCCATGGACTGCATGCGCTCGTGCAATTGCGTGCAATCGATCAATGCTTCTTCAAGCGTAATGGTGTTTAGACGCATCAAAAAATTTTTTACCAAAGAATATTGCGTGTTGCTTGCGTTGATTTTTTCATAGTAGTCGACGTAGCTCTGCATGCAAATCAGCACGTGCTCCAGCACGACGCACTTGGTGAGCATCGTGAGAAGAGCTTTTAAGCCCGCACTATCTTTGTTGACATTCATGCCCACGATGACGTTATATAGCTCATGGAAACGGTTGGAGTACAAATAGTGATCTTTGAGCGTGACTCCGATGAACTTCCACGTTTTTGTAAATTCGTTCACATCGCCTACATGTATAAACTGGTCGGAAGGCGCCATTTGGAGGTAAACACTGACGCTTTTGCGCACGGGATTGTGCGAAAACTGTATGTGTTTGTAGGGCGTCGGGGCCTATAACAACGAAAACACTGTGTTACAACCAGTCACATAAACAACACAACACAGGTTTACACATAATCACGTGGGCAAAAGACAAAAAGACGGTCACGTGGGCAAAAGTTAAATCAAAAATTAATTAAATTAAAAATTAATTAAATCAAAAATTACGTGGGCAAAAATCAAGAAAGAAAAATCAAAGACACATAAAAATTAAAATAATATCAAAGAAACTCACCTCATTGTTCTGGTACCAAAGTGATGTGTTCATCTTGAAAACTGCTCAGGAGACTTGTTCACTGGTAGACAAGCGAAACTTGACTGAAATCCAACTTCGATGTATGGTCTTTTATATTGGGGGCACACAGACACGATGAGTAGCGTTTACACGGGATGATTAGATAAAAGGCTTCGTATAAAGGAGTGGTGTGCTGTAGGATGTCACGTACGCCATTTACTCATGTGTTGATTAGATAAAAGGCTTAAAGTATTAAGTGTTTGAAACAAAGGTAAAGCGTGCTGCTGTAGGATGTCACGTAGGCCACTTGATAATGTGCGCACTCCAGTCACGTACACTTGTCACAAGATTACAATCGGTCAAGTTAGTCACGTAGGGACAATTAATCACAAGGTCGTCACGGTTAGTCACGCAGCCATTTTTTTGCTGTGCAAAAAAGTGCCTTAAAGTGTAGTATATGGAGAGGATATATTACAGTGTAGACTATGCTAGTATAATAGTCTACGATTCGAACTTTTCCACTGTATATTGGCCTTGGAAAAATGATGACTATTTTTGCACTGCAAAAATGTTGATAAGCCTCAGGAGGTGGTGGGGCGGGCCCTATATAAAAACCGAACAATTAAGTTGGATTTCAGTCAAGTATAGACTTTGCTTCAAGCAGTATTGCCTCTGCTCAACTCTACAGTATTACAACATAGTATTCTTTAAACATCGAGATGATCATCGGCGGAGAGTACCAGCCTACCGACGAGACTTACACACCAGCGACATCTCCGGTTCCGACCTTTGTGTTGTACGACAGTTGGGACGAGATTGCGCAACAGCTGGAGACGTTGGATCAAGATACAATGACTCACTTAGAAAAGAGTAATGAAGATGTGAAAATTAGTGACGCTGACAAGAACGAAGAGTGCGTTATGTCCGAAGACGACGACTGCGTATTAGTGTCGGAAGATTGTGGTGTGATTAACCTGACGGACAGTTGCAGTGAAGATGAGGATGCCGCTTTGCAGCCGACGGGTCGTAAACGTCAGTACAACAGGGCAGAGCAACGTTGTGTGCGTCGCCGCCTCGACTTTAGTGAGATGTGATTAAACTGTATTAAAGTGTTACGATTAGTGTTATTGTAAAATGTAATATTGTAAGTTTGTTAAATAAACGTTAATAAATATACATAATGACTAGTAATTTTTTCAGACCATTACGTAATGTCAATAAAACATATCTTAATCCTAGCACGTTTGTGGCTGATAACAATACCATATTCAGCATAAGTCCGAATGGTTTTAGGGGTGTGTTTAATAATCCTACCACCGTAAATATAGGTAACAATCGTTTTAGACCAGGCTACAATTTAGGCAATAATAATTTTGTGTCTGCCGCAGAAATGAATTCTGTTATGCGCACAAACGACACAGTAGGTCTTAGACGAATCTTCGGCAATACGCCCACGCAAAATGATTATACTGGTTTAAATAGATATCGCCGCAGCGCTAACGTGCCTGACGCAAACATGCACAGTAAACAATTGAGGCGAGATGCCGTAAAAAATAATAACCCCAGCACGAGAACTAAAACTCCAGAGGGCGTGGAAAATAGTCTGTCGGCCAATCCTCGATTGGACGCGTACCTAAACAATCTAAAGACAGCGGGCTATGTGGGTTTACTCGGGGTCGGGGTGTACCTAACGTTTTCGGCGGCGACACTGGTGCAGGACATTATCGCCGCCATCAATAGGACGGGCGGCAGTTACCATACGAGAGGAATATCCGGCGGCGATGAGGTGAGCGTTTGTTTGTTGAGATTTCGAACGTGCCGTCTGCCGGAGATTGACTCTAATGTAACCGTCTGCGTCAACGATCCCTTATTGCCCAATGGTCCCGAATTGGAGAACATTTGCAACAACTTTGATTACGAAACGGAGCAATCTGTGTGCCGACGCAGCGATCCAAACGCTAACGAGGACACCCCCCAGTATTTGGACATATCTAATTTGGGTGAAGATCAGATGATATCATGTATTGAACCGTACGACTTTGGTGACCTAGTAGCTGACCTCGGTCTAGACAATTTGCTAGGAGAAGATGGAATCATAAATAAATCCTCAAACAAAAGCAAAAGCATCAGCGACAGTCTGATGCCGGCGATATTAATGATTGGCTTCTTCATTTTCGTAGTGCTTATTGGGTATTTTATCTTTAAGAGATTAAGCAACAAACAAACGATTAACATCGAGCCGGTGCCTACTGCCATGCCAATGACTGCTGTACCTATCCAGGTCAGATAACGATAACGCTTTAAAGATAGCGCCCGTAAGATTGCGGCCCGATAAGGATAACTAATGGTATATAAAAGGCGATCTCGACAAATAACATTATATCAACGTTCAAGCGCGAGCAGCCAACAAGTCCAGCCAGCAATTCCTATTGAAGGGTAAGTAAAATTTATTATTTTACTAGTTGTTTTTTTTTCCCATTTTTTTTACAAGTGTTTAATATTTTCTCGTTTATTGTTGCAGGCTAGCAAGATGAAAAAATCCGCCATAGCCAAAGTCAACACCAACAAAAGTGATGAGTCACCCAAAGACTTGCGCAGTCGGTTTCTGAGCACCCAAAACTATCGTCTGCTGAGCGCAGTCTCGCGCTTTGCAACAGACTACGTGCAAGGCATTCTTCGTGTTAACGACTTGGCCGAAATGAGGTGTCAGGAACTTAAAGGTCGCGAATTGCTCGAATCTACGTCATGTCAAGGTGAATGTCGTAAAAAATTTAGCAAAAGTGCAAAGTACTTGTATTGCATAATTGATAGTGCCGTTAACGTCAACGATCCGTCGCAGAGATGGAACAAATTTAAGTTTGTTTGCAACAGTTGCTCCAATGACTTTGCGTTTAATGCACAGTACGAGGTTATTCAGCTCTTTCCCACCGTGTCTCTCGAAGACGTAGAGCGTTTGTGTGCAGTTGGCTTTTTAACCAAGTACATTTTTCCCATCAAGTTGGAGTATACAGAGTCTAAAACCGAGACTGAAGTGCCAAATTATCATAACTTCTATAAGATTGTCAGGTCTATTGTTAAAGATAAAAAGCATAATGAGCAGATAATTAAAATTCAATTGTCTACTTACGGTCGTGATTTGTTTATTGAAACCGATCACAACTGTACAATGAGGAGTGGTGTAGATGCTTATGGTGATGTCACTTTTGACTTGGAGTTTTACCCACGTGACAGTAACATGATGTCATTCCTATCGACATACAAAGATACCAAGCCTCTGACATATTTTTATCGCGTCACTAAACGCATTTACACCAGTCGCTTTGATTATGTTGTTTACTTTCCTATCAAGTGCACTCGTTATTGTAAACTGTGTAAGGATTCAAAGATTTATATGAAGACTAATCCTGTATTGTATTGTAGTCAGTGCGGCTTCACCGACGCCATGTTTTTTCAAAACTCGATCATGTTATCGTCTGTTATGTTTATTGATGAATGTGTGAAATCCAAGACTTTGAAGCCTAAGCGCATATTTTACTATGACATGGCACTGTATAAAAATATAATTAAAAAATTGAAGTAAACAATTGTAATAAAAAAAATATGTTTCTAATCAATACACCATGTACTCAGATTTTTATTATTAAATAAATAATATTAAACAAACTTATTTTTTGTATTGCTTTCATACACAATTACCCTAACACACAAACATCTGACACTCAAACTTGACCTTAGCATTAAAATACAACAGCCCAGCATTATAACTAAAAAAATTAAAAACTTATCTTTCTAATCTAAACATTATTCTTTATCTTTCTAATCCAATCTTTATCTTTATCTTTCTAATCTAATCTTTATCTTTATTTAATCAACAACTTATTAGCCACTTTTATCTTATCAATCAGTAGTATTGGCCTCGTTTTTATCAAACCTCATTTCTTATCGGTTATTAAACTTATTAATTATTATCTTGTTGCAAGGTATTTTATGTTGTTGGGAATTATAATAATCTTAAGAAATCAAGTCCGGTTCCTTGTACTGCATTATCTAATCAGCAATTCAATTATCCTATAGTTTTGTCTACGTGACCGTCCGTACGTATTTAATCATATCCTATTAACGGCCTAATTACTCTTTGTTCGCTTATCTAATCATTTGGCATTGTTTTTAATCATATATTTCCTTTGTTTTTTTATCATATTAGTGTGTTGGTTTATCTAATCTTTCGGCTTTATCATTATGAGTAAATATTTCTTTGTTGTTTATGTTGGTTTTTTCCTAGATCAATCACCATTGACGCAAGTGGCCTCATTACTCTTTGTTTGATATCATATCTAATCATATAGATATAAGCGATAATGTCGTTTCTTTTAGTATAAAAGGAGGAACTCGAAACAAGCACCATCAGTCTTGATTCAGACAGTCGCGCGAGCATTATACCACTCTGGTAAAATGGTGAGCTTCAAAGTGTTTGTGTGTGTGGTGTTAAGTGCGTTGGCCGGAGGAGCAGCAATGGAGGCTAAGGAATTTGTGCAAGTCACGACGTTGCCGGAGACTTCGGGTTTGTACTTCCAATATATTAACAAGATGCAGTTTGTTCAGAATATTTGGCACTTTGTCATTGAGATGGATCACGGCTCTGTTTTCTATAGACTTAAAGAAATTAATTATATTGCAACTAATTTGCTCAAGTATATTAATAACACTATCAAGCATTCAGATATATATGGCCAGTGTCCATCTGCTCCGACTTTGCTCGTTGAGCTACAGCATTTGCTTCAAGTGACCATTCCAAATCTTGCTAGACAACATAGCCTGTTGGACCAGAAAGTGCCAATTACACCAGCGTCTGCGAGCCTTGACATTGCGAAAATTGATGAGCCTTACGTGCCATCTAGACGTGTAAAGCGCGGACTCTTGAATTTTATGGGCAAAGTTGACAAGTATTTGTTTGGTCTGATGGACAGTGACGATGCACATTTATTGCACCAAGTTGCTAACACTAGTAACAGTTTAAATTCGCAAGTCAAACAGTTGACTGATGAACTAATAACATTGTCTGATTATGTTGAGCACAAAGAGGCCGTAGATAAAAATCTGGGAACTAATGCATGCATGTATATGAGTACCAAGTATAATCTCTTGTGTTCGCAACTGGAAGAAGTTGCAGTGTTATATAATAAACTAGACAGAGCCGTAGATAATGCCAAACTGAACCACATCAACTCTATGGTTATCACACCTACTCGTCTGCTGCAAGAGATGAAGAACGTCAGCATTCATCTTGCTGGCCTGTCTTGGCCCGTGCCCCTGGAGGAGAAGTACATGCACGTGCTGACTGACGTCATGATGAACATTCATGTGTTTGTTACGCCCAAGCGCAAGTTGTTGTTTATTCTTGAAGTGCCTTTAGTTAACAGTGAAACCTATGAATTGTTTCATACAATTCCTTTGCCTTATTGTGACAAGTCCCGCAAGTGCGCCATTTTGTTGCCGGACAGTAAATTTTTAGCTGTATCTTTAGATAGACGTAACTATGTGCGTTTCGATGACGTACAAGCATGCCGCGTGACTTCTAATGCTATTCTATGTTTTATCCCTCAAGTTATTTATGATGTAAATCAAGCCAAATTGTGCGATATTCGCATCTTTATGAAAAGCCACAAGGGCATTGATTTTAACAAAGATTGTGACGTCAGAGTAGGTAAATTTGAAGATGAACTATTTTACCCCACTTCAGATTATAACAATTGGTTGTATGTTCTGCAGGAAGACATTGACTTGAACTTTCAATGTTTGCCTTCTGATATCGTCGGTGACGGTCGTAGCATTAAACCGGTCACTTTGAAGTCTGGCGTTGGCCTCATTCATGCCAATGGCAAAGTATCTTGCGAGATGACCACCAAAAAAGTTCGTCTTCAACTTTACGAATTGTACTATAATCTTAACACTGTAATCAATGTGCCCATTGAGACTAGTTTTAACTTTAGCTTAGCTCTCGAAGACATTGATGATCTGCAGCTGGATACCATGAAAACCAATACTGACTTGGACCACAATAAATTGCACGAGCTAACTAGCCGATTGCGAGACTTGCGTTCTCGTATGAATAATAATACCCAGTTCTCGGGTTCCGACACTCATGACGACGTCAACAATGGTATTTTTTCGGGTTTGTCTGATTGGTTTTCTGGTATTGGCGTTGAGTTTCACTACATTAAAACTATTGTAATTTGGGTAATAATGGCTCTGTTGACGCTTGCCGTAGTTAAAGTTTATCGCACTTTCTGTGCTGGTTCATGCTCCACACTGTTTAGCTGTTTCCGTAGAAACAGAGATCCTACAGTTGTGAGGCGCGACGACAGAGACATGTATTACGAGACCACTTTGCCAAGACGCAATAAGAAACGAATTGTAATCGCTGACGATGATGATGATGACATTGAAATGCGTCGTCTCAAATAAACTATAATCAAAGTATTAAATAATCAAAGTATTAAAAGATGTATATTGTTATTATTATTGTATTAGAAAATTAAAGTTAAATTTTATTATTATTATAATTGTTAATTACTGTTAATGTGTTGGTGGTGGTGTATATAAATAATTTTTTTAACGTTAACTCTTTTTTTTATTTTATTCAATAAATTGTGTGATCGTTAATACATTATTGTTTTATTTTATTCACAAAATTTTCTTTACTGTAATAACAATGGCAGGGATTAAACTTACACACGTAAGGCACTCTAGCGCCGTACACACTAAAATCACTCACTCTAAAATTGCCTAGTGCAGTTTGGTTCTGATTCCATAGAACATTAACGTGTGCGATAATGCCACAAAATCTTTGCTGTTGCACGGCCAGGCCTATTCGTCCGTAACATGCGTGGTACACGTAAAAACACACACTAACACCAATCACGTCTTCGATTGGCGTACGACACGATAAACTAATGTGGGGCAAATCATCGACACTTACCACTCTATTCAAATACAAAAGCACAGGGATGCAATTTAAAATGGCCACACTCTGGCGCAACACAAAAAATGATCTCATGGACTCATAAATGGGATAGCTGCAGCAAAAAAAATTATTGTCTAATGATTTACCGAAATAATCGTCAAACAAACGGGCGCGCCAATCATCGGCAAATATGTCGCTCACATCCACGACAGTCTTGCAGGACAGGCCGCAGTGATGACTCTGTGCCGAAAATACGTGAGCCAAGTCGTCCATGCTCAGATTTCCCGCCGATGATTCGCTCGATGGGTTATGCATGGTCGTATCGGTCGTCGTCCTTCTCAACAAGTAGCCATCATGGAACGCGCTCAGAGTGTAGGTACCGGCTTCGATGTCAAGACGCATCGAATCCCGGCCGAGGTTAGGTAGTGAGCACACGTAAATGCTATCGTCCACAGTCATGTCGAGGCCGCAGTAGTTGACAGCGTCGGGCCGGGTCAGTTGTACTCGCCAGCAGTTTGTGCAGCGCAGAGTATCTTTAAAATTGACGCTCGCAAATTCGCCGACACTGGAGATGTAGTTGATAGTGATGTCGGGCAGAGAAAAGCTCTGTTTTAAAAACTGAGAGTACCGCGCCGCCAACGGGCCCGACGTGGTTAAAATTATCTCCACCACGCGCTCGGCGCATAGTATATACAAAGTCGACAAAGTCATGAATAACGAATGACATTAATTCGGCGTTGTCCTCCTTTTATAGCAGCGCAGCACTCACAAGCAGGCTATCACACTATTATTCTCTACGCTCGCACACTAGTGATTTTCCAATAGCGTGTCAATTTTATTGTTAATTACGTCTATTTTTTTGCTGTTTACGAGAATCAAATCGACAGAGTGCTTAGTCATGTTGTGAAGTTTAGACAAATTGTTTAATACGGTCTCGTGATACTGCGCCAGATTAGTGGAAATGTCTTCAAATCTCGCCTGGATACTTTCGTAAATTACTACTAGCAGTTTCTTGATCATGGTCATTTCATTTTGCAAGCTGTTGGCGTGCCACAGATATGCCGCCAGCAACACCAAAGCCAACGCGGAATAGTTCATTGCGATGAATACACTCTTACTTTTTACGATTTATTATGTCTTTGATAGATTTGAAACCATCGAGCATGGTGTCGTTGCTGAAGGCAATCTTGTTAGTGAGGTCTGCTTGCATGCTCTTAATTGTTTCGAGCGCACCACTAATGTTAGCCAAAAGTGAGACGTGCTCGCTGCGCAGAATGTCGCGTAGCGTTTCAGTGTAGTTGTTGCCGGGAGCAGTGTCAAAGGGTTGCGGCGAATGGTATATGGTTGTGTCGTTGGCCGCGATGTTGTTATTGCCGCTGAGGCATTCTTGCAAACTACAAAGCTGTGTTTTGATGTCAATTAGCGGATCGACCACTTGACTCTGCGCGCCGATTAGCAAATCGCCCATGAGCTGCTTCAAGACCAATAACTCGGCACGATGCCGGTCCGCCGACGACAATTTATACGAGGATAGATAGCGACCGAGGGCGAATGCGTGCACGTAGTTTTTGTTGTTACGCATAAGGCGCTGCGAGGTGTGCACGTTAGCCCACATGACGGCGGCGTTGAAACCGCGTATATTTACGATGGGCGCGATCAACTGGGCGATGGCCGACAGTTCAACGTAGCCGTCGCGGTCACCGTCGTCGTTCTCTATAATCACTACTTCGAGCAGCTTGTCTTGGTACTGAAATTGGAGAGCTGAATCTGTGGGCGCGCTCTGCGCATTACTGCCTGTTGTATTGTCGTACATTTCGCGGGCGTCTTATTGTTACGAGGGCATTGTTCGATAAGATGTTTTCGTTTTTTGAAGTCAATCCATCTGTATTGCAATATGTTTTATTCGCCTCGCTACAACTATCGCGGCACTGCACCCTACAGTTATAGCACACTTATCTCCCAGCACGATGATATACGTCACGATTTGCGTACTTTAAAATCGCAAATGTACGAAATTTGTCAGCAGTCGACCGCCGATCGTTCGTTGTGTGATCGCATAAAATCGTCGTCATTAGACACCACATACTATCCCTTGTCCAACAGAACTCGATGCGATAGCGACGTGCTCAAAATCAGCACCACCACCACCAATCGCAACTTAAACACCGCCAACAATGGAGCCGCAGTTAAAGTTGTGGACACCATCAAATACTGACATTCATACCATTGACAAAGAGGCCGATTACAGTGTCTCGCTAGAGGACGTCGAGCTGGTTGTCACGCCCATGACACCTTTCCTCGACAACGGACGTCGCGTCCGAATCAACGGTCACCGCCTTTACTATTTGTTGAAGAACGCCAACAAACCTACTCCCGAATCGAAGAGGTCCTCCGCAGCAAAATTGCCTCTGCGCAAAAGTTTAAAAAATGTGTGCTTTCGCGAGGCGTCGACCAAAAGCGATGTCGCGGCGCTGTTTCGTACTAAACTCAAAATGCCCGACTGTATGCAGAGGTTTCTGAACGATTTTGAAATTCGGCCGAGGGGTAAACGATTCCGCAAACGCTTCATTTTCAACACATACATTGCCAACGTTCTTACTTGCACCAAATGTGACAAAATGTGCTTGGTCGACGCTATGGCGCTGCTGTACGAACAAGAGGAAAAGTGCGTTCAGGAATTTGACAGACTTCTGTTTCAGAATTTGACTCTCTACAAGCCTCCCAATTGTATTAACATGAAGAACAAAGATAATTTATGCTTCAAGTTAGGCACCTGCAAAGGCAGTAATCCTATATGTAACTATTAATCAATAAAAACACCGCACTATTTTATTATTTTGTTGACATTCTATATGAAGCGACGAATTTAACGAACTAACGTTCATTATCAATAATAAATTTGTCCTTTTATATTTTGTTTTTAATTATGTTATCGCCACTCGTATAGCGCACGTGATTTATGCGTAATAAACACACGTAGCCGACAACGACAACGATATAAAAGACGGCGTTGCCAATAGTTACACATTCAGTATCGGCTCGAGCACAGAGCAGCAACAAGTGTCAAACAAGTGTCCAACATGTCTCATCCAATTCTGACTGCTTTACCCACCGACGCGCAGAGCAACTCCTTCATGGCATTAAAAAACAAACGAGTCGATTTGTTATCGGCGGCGGAACGCGATTTGTACGAGAACAGATCCGATGAATTCCTGACACCACAGCAGATTGAAGTGTTTGAAGTTTACAAGTTTTTTTGCGTCTTCCTAAACCGTAAGCCCACGTCGGACGAGTGGACTCTTTTGTGCAGTACCTGTAACGGATACGGCTTCTTTTTGGCCCTGTACATGCACTTTGACCAAAACAAGTTTGACAATAAAGTGCTGACCGCAATGATAAACGAATTGAGGCTGTTCTTCGCGTCGGAAGAAGGCTGTTTTGTGCCTCAGTTTGATTTTCCAGTGTTGTTGAGCATTTTTAAATGGCGCGAACTGCGCAATTGTTTGACGGCGCTGTATAATCTGTTTGTGTCTAATGTCTAAATAGCAGCTTTTTGCTATTAATAAATATATTTAAATCATATACTTTTGTTTTATTAAAAAATTCATGCAATAAAGCATTGGTTAGTGTTTGATTAATTAATATTAATTTTTAATGTGATAAAAAAACTAAAATTATTATAAATTTTCATTGATAAAGGATTTGGCAGTGTCGACCGAACAGTTCATGTGAAGGATGCGTCGCGTTTGTTTTCTATAATCGAAATTCTTCAGGTCCAACTCTTCGTTTATACACTGGATGGCGAGCTGCGGGTTGGGATGAACGTTGTCGTAAATCATTTCCATGTCGTTAAACTTGCGCTTCAATGCGCCGTGGCGGCGCTGCTGACTCGTGAGAAACGCCAACTTGGTACCGTCTTCGGCCGGCTTCACGAATACCGAGAGTCGCGGATGTTTAGACGTGTCTCGCGGGAAGCGCACCGTTTCGTAACGGGTCAGATCGTTATTATAATGATTACGGTCTACAGCGTTGGCTTGGGGGTCGGACGGCGATGAACACACCGACGACAAAAACGACGGTCTCCGCAAATTCTGATTCGGCGCGAGGTTTCGATGATGGTCACGCAGACGCCTGTATAAATCGTCCACGTTGTCGAACATTGTCATCTTTTCATTCAACTCTGCAATGCGTCTGTCGAAAAGCTCGAATCGTTCAATAACTTGCGACTTGAATTGTTCGCTAGTTCGTGCCATCTCGTCGTTGTGCTGCTTGATGCCGTCCACCGCTTTCAGCATTTTGCCGAGTTTCTCGTCTATCGAAGACGTCGTGACCAATTTTCCTTCTAGCTCCGTGAAGACGTTCTCGATGAGCCAGGCCGTAAACTCGGCCTTGTTCGGGAAATCGATGTGATCCAGCAGCTGAAGGACTCCGTGCTTATTGACGCACACTAAATTGCTTGATGAGTTGCTATTATTAAAAAGCAGTTGGTCAATGGTGCTCTTGTAGCGGGCGTCCACCACTTCGTCCACAGCCTGGTCCGTGTTCTTAAAGCCCAAGCCCGCTGCAAATGGGTTTGCCGCCAGCCACACTTCGTTGGTAGTGAAATAGTGAATGGTAAAGGAGAATTGGTCGTCGAATTCGATTCGTTTCTTTTTAAACAAATACGAAAACCCGCACAGTCCTGTACTTTTGGGAGCATCACAATAGTTGTCATCGTCAGCCTTTTCGTCGTCGTCGGTGCCGACGACAAAGCCAAACAGTTTTGTTAAATATTCAAACATGTTACGCGATTAGAGTCGAAAATTTTTTGCCTTTATAATTGTAACTGTAGGGTACTCTAATTTGGGTGTTGTTACAAAACACGTGCTTATCTACCGTTGGCCACCAGCTTAATAACGGTTTGTGATCGCAGCTTGCGCCCAAGTCTCGAACAGCTCTCACAAAACTCTCGGCAAAACACCCTTCGGCAAGCGCCGAGCAATCTAATTGTTCGGGAGCCACATACACCTTATAATACGATTCGCGGTGCGACTTTGACGCGCGCATGGGAAAGCGATCGATGCGCAGCCACACGTGAATGCCGCGATTGCCCGTGTGCATGATGCGCGCCACGTTCTCTCCGTAGAAATTTTTAAAGGTTCCGATTGCGACGCGGATCTTGAGTTCGAGTTCGGCGTCGTCGCACGCCTCCACGTCAACGTCGATCACCCATTCGCGCCCACCGTTATCGTCCAGTGGTTTGGTATGCACGTCGCTTATGCTATTGCGCTCAATAAAAGTAGCGAACTCCTCGACATCGTTAAAGTGTCTTTTCGGATGGTGCCATCTGCTTCCGTCGAAAAAGGCAAATTGGCGACAATCGCGATACGCCACGCTACTCCACATCAACTGTATTTGGTCGGGCGTATACAACACTTTACGTTTCAGCATAATGGTGCTGGTCGGGTGGCTGTCGAATTCAAAATGCAGATTAAGTATGATGACGTTTACGTTAATAACCGACGCTATACCGGCGTCGAATACTACACCGACGAATATCACACTGCAGAGCGCACCAATTGATACACTACATAACGCAGATAATGGTGTTATCAGCGACAGCGATGTCGATAACCTATTTGCGTTGATTATGAACGAGATTAGCAAAATTGAAAAAACAGAAAATAACGACATCAGCTATACGAAAATGATATTGGGCTGCGTAGTGCTAATAGCGCTGTTCACGCTTAAAACAAAAATTTACCGCGCCAGCACGTGCTGTGCGCGACGCGGAAAACGCTTGCGATCCGACAATGAACCCCTGGAAAACATTACGATACAAGAATTAAACTATAATGTCACAATAGAGCACGATTAGATGACTTGCGCGCTCGACGCCAGCTCGTTGACGAGGCCGCACGAATTAACGCCGCGACGCACGCGAACATAACCATCCTCGCCGTAATCACTGCCCCAGGAATTTTTTAGAGTCCAGAACGGCACATTGTTTTCGACGCCGTAGCCCACTAGTAGCACGGCATGATTGAGGCCGTTGTTTTCGCAGAAACTCACAATGCCGCCGTAGTAGTCGGTGAGGTCGACCGCGTCGACGGCGATCGCGATAGGCCCTACGTGTCGCAACAGATCCTCGAGGCGTTCTTCGTTGCGCAGCACGTAGCGAAAGCATTTGCGCACGCCCGCAGCAAACTTGTGCGGTTTCAGGGCGCACGGTTGACGTTCCGCGCGGTACGGATAGTCAAACTCCTGTTCCACGCCGCCCATCTGCATGATCTGCTCGTAGGCAGTGTGTATGAGACCGCCGTCGCAGCCCATGTCGACAAAATCACAGTCGACGAGTTGCTGCTCTGCGAGATCGATGAGCCGATCGTATTTGATGGCGTACTGACTTTCGAGCGCGCCGAGACTGGCGAACGCCCAGCACGCACCGCACATGCTTTGGTCTTTGACGGATGTGACTTTGTTGTATGTGCGCCAGTCGAAACTGCTGGGTCGTTGTCGCTGGCCGGGACCGTCGACAACGACCGTTTCACAAAAATTCGAATTCAACTCGCCGATGGACGCAAGGCCCGTGTGACGGATGACTACTTCGTTCTTTGTCATGTCGGCGAAGCGGTTAATCTTGTAGACTGCCGAGTCGTTGCGAGAGTTTTTTTGGTTAATCTCCTCTATGTTGTGCATAAAAATGTTAAATCTATGCCTTTTCTCTGCCTCATTCTTGTATTGTTTGTTGTATTGTGAAATAAATTGCTCGAAATACTGGGGCGCACTGTTGATGTTGTAAAGACTGGGTTTATTAGCGGCGGTGCCGGCGGCGTCGACGAGCTCATTGTCGCGCCAATTGAGGAGCGCGTTGACAACCAGCAAAATTATTAATGTTTTGTTCATTATACATTCAATAAACAATAAATACTTAATATAAAATAATTACTATTTACTTTGTCAATTATTTATGTTTGCTTTCGTCTATGATTCTCGCTGAAAATAAACATTGAAATATTAAAATAAAAAGGTTCATGTTTGCTTTCAGCGAGAATTTTCGACGAAAGCAAAGACTAAAATGTTTTTATAATTTTTTGAAGTTTGCTTTCGTCGAGAATTATCTCTGAAAGCAAACATGGTTTAAAATTTACTATAATGATGTTAGATTTCGTCGAAAATTATCGTTGAAAGCCAACATCAATCCTCGCTTGCGTAATGATGCAATATTGTAATACTTATGCAATAATGTTTGCTTTCGACAATGTCTAATATATAGGAGCGTACACGCCGAGAATCATTAGTTCGACGTTGGCACAGCACGCACAATGGTGTACATCAAGTTTGATATTGGCAGTCGCGCCAAGGGCTACAATACCGACGACAGCGACTGCGACTACGTGATCATCACCAAGTGTCCCGAGTCTGATTTTCTTTTGTACATTGATAATCGCAATCACTTGGTGAATCGTAACTCTAAAACCGACGATGGCGATTGCACGCACGTCGATCTCTACAATGCTTTAATGGGAATTTACAAAGGCAACTACTACTACTTGGGAATTTTTGCCGAGCAAAAAGACGTTGTCGACGAGAATGGCCAGCCCGACACGGAACTGTATGCGTTTATTCGCGCGCTTACCGACATGAGAATGCTGAACATTATGAAGACAATGGCTCGGAGCTACAGAACAATGTCGTCGGGGTCGTTAAAAAAATCTGCCGATTCAAAAAAATCGCCGGACAATCCTAAAAATTTGTTGGCCATAATGTTCCATCTGGCGTTCGTGGATCGCTGGCTGCAAATTCGAACGTTTCCCGAACACAAACGTCTGCCCGAACTGCTGTACAATGACGAAAGACGCGTTCAAATGTACGAATCGTTGATGACAAAACGCAAGGCCGGTACTAGCGCTAGCAGCGAAGAGTTTCAGCACATGAAACAGTGGCAAGAAACGGTTCTCGCTCGATTGGACGAAATTCCTCCGCTGCAGGAGCAATTTGACGTACGCAAAGCCATTGTCATGTACATGATGAACGTAGCGAGATTAATCATGCCGGCTTGAATTTTACATAAATAAATCATAAACACAATCTTTTTGTACAATTTTATTTATTAATAACCCACTAGTTTAAATACATTAATACTAATTACCATGAAACAATTATTATTCAAAAGGTAAACTTAACATACAATAGGCGCAATTTGAACAAAATATAATTATATACAAGTCATTCCAATCACTACTTTGAATAAACTTTTCGCCGACTTTGCGCTTTACTCCCGGCTCGTAGCATCTTTTACACTCTTCGGCCAATGCCAAGGAAGCATACTCGAAACAACGGGTGTAGGTTATCAAAGTCTTTGAAACATTTTTCGGGAGTAAGCACTCAGGCACTGTAATATCATGTTGGCGCAAATAGGCATAGAAAGGCACGGATGATATGTTGCGCATTGAAAATATTTTACAACTAATATATGGTGATTCGTTAACATTTTTTATCGAAACGTCAAAATCGATTAGGCGTTTAAGGCACTCGGATACCTTGTCGGCGGTCGTGCCCAAATACTGTAGCAGCAGCGTATCTTTAGTCTCGTCGTATTCTGAGGGCATGGCTTTTTTGTATGCATCAAAATTCCCATAGATCAGGAGCGGCAAATGAGTCGTGTCGGCATTGCATAGAAAACTCTTTAACAACTCATCGTCTGCCATAACGTAGCTTTCGGACTGTGTTTTGAGGTATGTTTCAAAAAGACGGTCCGCCAACAATGGCAAACGGATCAAATCCGTCGGTGCAATCGATTGGGTTCGCTTCAGATGACACGCCAATTTATTGTCGCGGACTGGACAGTAGTCGAAAGGACGAGTTGCAAAGTATTGCTTGTATTGGCGCTGACGCAGCAGCAGAGTGCCGACACGTTCACTGTCGCCGGTTACGGCGCCGTACACGTCATTGCCGGCCAGCTCTAGGATAAACAGCTTTATTTCCAACGGCAGTGTATTGGCCAAGTCTGACGATACATTAGCTTCGATGCGCGGCACTTTACAAGAACTCCACTGCTCCTCCGCGGACATCAAATGTGATCTCTTCATTATTGCCGATTTCAAGTAAACTGACTGTATGCGAGTGCACCCTGTTTATATAGTCTATTTTTATCGCATGATCGACCCGATAACTTTAATGAAAGCAAGATAATTAAATTTTAAATCTATTTTTCAAGTAACTAGCCTCTAATCCAAGATCGCATAGTTTTCGTCGACAAACCGAAAAATGTGCACGAAATCATAAGGCCCAGAGTAACGTAGAATGGACTAATGGTCCAATCGCTGGACGCGATTTGATAAAGCTGCGTGAAAGGTATCGACACAAATTTGTCGGCCGTGAGCAAAACGATGCCGGCCAGTCGTTCGTCGCCAAGCCTCTTGTACATGACCTGCTGCGCTACTTGATACGCCAACGGGCCGGGCATCGACAGCATCGCCGACAGAATCCAGACGTCGAAGCGCGTTAGCTCCCAAGCCACAATCTGACACACTCGAGCACATGTGCTAAACAGCATAGATACAACGAACGCTGTCAACGTAATGTTGGAATGTTTCGAAAGTCTCACGATAAATCCCATAACGTAGAGGGAAATGGAGAAGAGCAAATATTGGCAGCCGTTGATAATTCTCAGGTGCACAGCGTCAAACATTAAATGTTTCGACAAGAAAAAGTACGTAAACTTGTACTCGCCGCGTTGGGCACTATGCAGAGTCACCACCAAACACAATAACACATGATAAATGCTAAAATTGCGCAAAAGCAATAGTAACGCTGACGCGGGAGCCGTTGTCGTGGTCGTTTCATCAATTCTTGTCTCATTTTTAGCGTTAGTCGTCGCTTCAATATTTGTCAGGCGCAATCTAACGCTTTCAGACGATTTGCCCCTTTCGTCGTCATTGCCGTCGTCGTCGTCGTCGCACCGGCTTTCGATAAACACGAGCAAAAAACTAAACACCACGATGAGCGCACACGACGATGGCGCCACGCATTGCAGCATAAAATGTTCCGTGACGCCGACCAGCGGCAGCAAAATTTGCACAAAGCAGAATCCAAATATTTTGCTACCCTTCACCCAGAGGAAGAGCGTTACGCGTTGCTGTTTGTCGGCCTCGATGCCGGCCGCAATGTCCGATATGCACGTCTCAAACAAAAAAGATTCGCCCGTCAGCGCCGGCAGGATCAGCAGCGTGTAAGTCAGCAGCGGAGTCACCGTTTTTATGTTATTCGATAAGTAAATCAGAGACGTTAGATTTAGAATGCTGCCGAGTGCGGGCAGCAACATTAGACGTGTTTTGTACGTGAGCACTTTTTGTTTGGCATTTAGCAAGACCAGCGGCACGCTAATCAAGAAGGTTATAGCGTTCGACAGTATTTCGACTCGCGTCATAATCATAGAATTATCATTGTAGAACGCATGACTCAGCGTCTTTTGTATCTCCAAACTCGGTAAGCCGAGTGCAGTGCTTAGCATGCTGCGACTACATTCTACGGCCAGCAGCACCAGAATTAATACTGTTTTATTAAACATTGTGATGCGGCAGTCGTGTTAAACAAAACTAATAATAATAAAAGGAATTCGTTGCATTTATACTCTACTATCATTTTATAGTGATAAACTACAATTGTTTAAAAATAAAATTTCGAACAATGCTACTGCTCATGAACATGTTAATAAGGTTTAATTATATAATGCCCTATATTCTGACACTGTTCTTAGCATGGGCGCTGTATGCGAATGCGGCCGTGCCCGGCGTACCCAGTATCGATTGGGCCGACCGCAACTACGCTCTCGTTAAAGTCAACCCCGAATCGACCTCGTACGAGGACTTAGTAATCGTTTCGCCGAGTGTCGAGGTGCCGGTGTCGTGGAACGTTTGGTCTGGCGACTCTGGCGACGTGGCGTACATACTTTTCGACGGCGTGCAATTGTATAAAGGCGACGCCGCGGTCAAGAAAGCGATCGTCACCGTACACACCGGCGGAAAATTCGACATGACCGTAAAACTTTGTAACGTCGATGGCTGTTCGACGAGCAGCGCCGTGCAGGTGATTATCGCCGACACGGACGGATCGCATCTGTCGCCACTCATCTACGACTATATTGAGAACAACAAACGTTTCGAGAAACGCACCGATAAGATCGTCGCCGCCTACTTTGTCGAGTGGGGCGTATATCCCAGACAATTTCCCGTAGACAAAGTGCCCGTGCCTAATTTGTCACATTTGCTCTACGGCTTCGTACCTATATGCGGCGGCGAGGGAATTAACGACGCTCTCAAAACCGTGCCGGGCAGTTTCGAGGCGCTGCAGCGTTCGTGCGCGGGCCGCGCCGACTTCAAGGTATCCATCCACGATCCGTGGGCAGCTCTTCAGAAGCCGCAGAAGGGAGTGTCGGCGTGGAACGAGCCGTATCGTGGAAACTTTGGTCAGTTGATGGCAACGAAACTGGCGTATCCGCACTTGAAAGTGCTACCTTCGATCGGTGGCTGGACGCTGTCTGATCCGTTTTATCACATGCACGAGCCCAGCGTACGCCGTGTGTTTATCGACTCTGTCGAAGAGTTTTTGTTAACGTGGAAATTCTTTGACGGCGTCGACATTGATTGGGAGTTCCCCGGCGGCAAAGGGGCAAATCCCAACGTTGGCGATGCCGAACGTGATCGCGCCACGTACACCGCCCTATTGTCAGAGTTGCGCGTCAGATTGGACGCGTTGGGCGTGCGCACAAACCGCTATTACGCGCTCACCTCTGCCATAAGCGCGGGCAACGACAAGATAGCTGTCGTCAACTACACCGAAGCGCAAAAATATTTGGATACTATATTCTTGATGACGTACGACTTCAAAGGAGCCTGGAGCAATACCGACCTAGGCCACCAAACGGCTTTGTTTGCGCCCGCGTGGCGACCCGACGAACCCTATTGCGCCGATCGTGCCGTCGAAGCGCTGTTGAAACAGAACGTGCCCGCCAGCAAAATCGCCCTTGGCGTCGCGATGTACGGTCGTGGGTGGACAGGAGTTTCGAGCGACGGCGAAAATCCATTCCTCGGCGTTGCGACGGGGCCCGTGCCCGGTACGTGGGAGGCGGGCGTCGTCGACTATCGCCAGATAGTGCACAATATCACCCAATACAATTATGACTACGACGAAGTGGCCAAGGGTGCGTACGTGTACGACCGCGAAAGCGGCAATCTAATCAGCTACGACGATCCCAAGTCCGTTGCCGATAAAACCAAATACGTGATCGACCACGAACTAGCAGGCATTTTCGCGTGGGAGATTGACGCCGATAACGGTGACCTACTCAACGCCATAAACAAAGGCTTGGGTGGTAAACAGGCTGATTATCTCTACAATAGCAATATCGGCGGGTATTTTGATAAAATTGAGCTATAAAGGTAGAATTTCATTTTTAGTTGACAGAGTTGTCAGTTAGCAGCGATCAACTCCGCAAGTCACAAGTAACTTGCACGATGAGTGATTATGTTCATATTAAAATTAGAAACACACGACCACGTTTTTTGAACAACTCACGACGTTTTCTTTACTACGACTACGACGACGAAGGAAATGATGTGAACGATATGTTTATTATTCCCTGCCACCGTGTCGGAAGAATTTACCAGGTGTATGTCAATGATTGGCCAAAGCCGAAAAATTGGGACGAACGCATCCTGTTAAACTATTTGCAGATATTTAAATATGTAGTCGTTGAGCCGAAACCGAAACTGAATTTTAACAGCTTGTACGGCAAGAGCTGCCGCCGCATTTACCAAAGCATCGTAGACGACACGAAACCGCTGTGTTTGTGGAGTGCGCGAGAGGTGCGCTTTAGAGTGTTTTCGTTGCCACTACCCAAGAAGGTATCTTTAGACGTGTTTATGGGCAATTTACGTGTTCAGAGCGTGCCGCACGACGAGCTTCCCTTCATAACGCGCAAATCCGCATGCTCCAACGGCCATGAAAACAGCACCGAAGGATACCTGTTGGAGGACCACTTTTGTTCTGTGTGTGGAGCGGACAATTTCGAGTACCATCTGTTGCGCAGAATCCTTTACACCAATTGTTTCTATAAAAGATTTATAAATTTTTATGATAAAAAATTTGTACAGTATGTAAAGTACGCTCGTGTTCCCTTTGCCTGGCTATATGATAAAACCTTTGTCTGGCTATATGATAAAATAGAAGATTTTTTTTTATATAACTTTTGATAATAATAAACACGTGGACAAATATTACTATTAAAAAAAAGATTGTTAATGCTTGTTTGATTAGATAAATGTCACTATAAAAAAGGAACAAATTTTTATGTTTTATTTATTCGTACCAGTGTTATAGACAAACATACTACTCTACAACTTCTCTACAATGATTTGCGTGGACGAACATTACAGTATACAAAAATACTTGACAAAGAAGCCTGTTTTTACTCTACAACAATTGAGTACGGCAGCATTGCCGGCGGCGGCGGTTGTACCGCTTAGCATTCGGTCGTGCATCAACTCGTGTGAAGAATGTTCAAAGCTTTATTTGTCGCATACTTATACGCGCTTGTGTATCAAGTGTATTGTGTGCAAGATGTGCGGCATGGACAGTAAAATAGCACGCAAAAGGATACTCCTTGACGACAGGGACCACCACATTATTGAAACTCCTGTGTCGCGCTGCACAAACTGCATGTATCGTTTCGAGCGGCCGCTCCCGCCCTCTAGGCAGCGAGGGGGATATCGGGGAGCACGAGCGGCCAGAGCCAAAGCTCATCGATCCATCCACGGCGAGGCCGAGTACTACAAGAAGAAACATCACTTGGTCGCCGGCACCTTTTGTACGCATTGTAATGAAATTAAACCATTTCTATACCCTGTTAAAGTGCTCAAGAAGCATATGAATAGTGTACAAAAAACGCACATGTGCGAAAACTGTATTTTTTTACTGAAATGCGACGAATGCGACACCTCGTACACAGACACCTTCGACATCGATTCCAACTACATTCGATCGCTAGATTTTATTTGTGTCATTACTAAACGCAAAAAATTAACCGAAGCGTGGTTATGTCTGGATTGTTATAGAGACAAAAATTATGAAATTCGTACTGTAATTGAAAAATAATTTTGTACTATTATTCTTGTGGTTAAGCTTAAATAAAATCTTTTAATTGTAAACATTATTTTATTTTTTTTTGTAAAAATAAGTCTTAAAAATGAACGCTAAACTTTTGATTTTGGCATATCTATTTGGCATGGTCGCGGCGCACGGCTACCTCTCGTACCCGATGGCGCGTCAGTACAAATGCTTTCGCGACAACAACTTTTGGTGGCCCGACAACGGCGACGCCATTCCCGATGCCGCTTGTCGCCTCGCTTACAAGACCGTTTACGCAAAGTACCGCACCGCCGGCGAATCACACGGCGTCGCCGCTAATGCCGCTCAATACATGTTTCAACAGTATTACGAGTACGCCGCGGTCGCTGGGCCCTCTTACGATGATTTTGAACACATCAAAAATAATGTAGTACCCCGGCATTTATGTGCCGCCGGCGCCGACGACCGACTAAAGACGTTCGGCGACAAATCAGGCGTGGACGAGCCGACGCCGCTCTGGCGAGCCGACACGCTATTTCACGACGCTAAAGAAAAATATCGAAGCGGCCACCAAATGACTCTGCACTTTTGTCCGACCGCGGTGCACGAACCCAGCTACTTTCAAGTGTTTGTGTCGAATGCGCAGTACAATTATTCGCGCCAGCTGTCGTGGGACGACCTGGAACTGATCGGTGGCGAGGGCGCCCAACTCGTCAGGAACGACGGCACCGACGACGCGTGTGTCAACGATCAACTGTATACGATTCCAGCGCGAGTGCCTTTCCGCTCTCAAAAATTCGTAATTTTAGTGCGATGGCAACGCAACGACATTGCCGGCGAAGGGTTTTACAACTGCGCCGATGTCGTATACGACGACTATCTGCTCAAACACAACCACTAAATTCTCTTGTGCTCACTAAAACTCTAAACTAGACTCGGCCATTTCGAGTTGGCGCACGAAAGAGTCGTTCGGACGAATGCGTCGGCGTTCGTCGACCATCCTGTAGGCTTCGGCCAAACTTATGTGATAGTGCCGCATGCAATAGTAAATTATAATGCTGGCGCTGCGCGACACGCCCGCGTGACAGTGCACATACACGTTTTTCTGTTCGACATGCGCCTTTTGATGCAAAAACTTGTACGTTTCCTCAAAGTGCTGCATGATGTCGGCGAGCTGGTTGTCGTGAATGCAAATGTACAAATAGTCGGAAGCGGGTATGCCGAAACGCTCCACTTTAAGTCTGTCATCGTCCCACACGCTTACGATGGCTTTGATGTTATTCTCCTCGATGAATCGTCGCAACAGATTCTCGTCGTACACTATGCCGCCGAGGAAGAGGCGCTCTGTGATTTGCGACACATTAACTATGGTGCCGTCTTGTAGCCTTACTAGTTTTGTATTAGTATGCATGGTACGCTCCTTATTCATTTAGGGTACATCCGTTAAGGTGTTTGTATAAAAGATTTTATTTGGGTCACCTATTTACTGTTTTGGGTCACCACTCACCATGAACGGCCGCTTCGTCTCTCTCTCCGCAATTTTTTTCTTCGCCCTGCTCATCGAGGGCGGCGCGCCAGCACGCATCTTGGCCGTTTTTCCGACGCCCGCCTACAGTCACCATAGCGTGTTTAAGGTGTACATTCGTGCGCTCGTCGAACGCGGCCACGAAGTCGTCGTCATCAAGTCCACGGACCGCATTAGCTACATTGATGACAACGCCAACGATTACGACGACAACGATAATATACGTAGAAACATCACGGAAATTGATGCGTCGCTATCGCAAGAATATTTTAAACGCCTTATGAAGCAAGCGGGTGTTTTTCGAAAACGCGGTCTCGTCGCCGACAGCAGCACCGTCACCGCCCACAATTACCTCGGCATGGTGCGCATGATCAGCGACCAATTTAGTTTGCCCGTCGTCAAACGATTTATCGAGCAGCGCCACAAGTTTGATGTCCTCGTCACGGAGGCATTTATCGATTACCCCCTAGTGTTTTCGCATTTATTGGGAGACTTGCCCGTTATACAGATTTCGTCGGGCTACGCGGTGGCGGAGAACTTTGAAACGATGGGCGCCGTCAGTCGACACCCCGTCTACTATCCAAACTTGTGGCGCGACAAATTTGCCGAGCTGAACGTGTGGGACATGATCAATGAAATTTACGTCGAGCTACGGCTACATAACGAGTTTAGCAAGTTGGCGGACGAACAGAACCGGCTGCTCAAGCAACAGTTTGGCGCCGACACACCCACCGTCCAGGAACTACGCAACCGCGTGCAGTTGCTGTTCGTGAACACGCATCCCGTCTTTGACAACAATCGACCAGTGCCGCCGAGCGTACAATACTTGGGCGGCCTGCATCTTGTCGACAAACATCCCAAACCTCTGTTTGGTATGGTGGGAGAGATCCTGGACAACGCCACTGCTGGCGCGATTTACGTCAGCTTCGGCTCGGGCATTAGCACCGACGAAATGGAAACCGAGTTTATCGAAATGTTGCTGAAAACTTTTGAAGCGTTGCCGTACATGGTGCTGTGGAAGTACGACGGCCTGCTGACGCGCACGCCTTCGAACGTGTTTATACAGTCGTGGTTCGACCAATACGATTTGCTGCACCACACCAATCTGCGCGCCTTTGTCACGCAGGGCGGGGTGCAGAGCACCGACGAAGCGATCGACGCGATCGTGCCCATGGTCGGCATGCCTATGATGGGCGACCAGGCGTTCAACACAAACAAGTACGTCGAGCTCGGCATCGGACGCGTCGTCGACACTGTTAACGTGAACGCGTTCCAATTGACCGAGGCCATCAGAGACACGGCGGAAAATCCTAAATACCGCACGAGACTAAACGAATTACGTCACTTTATTCGTCATCAGGCCGTGTCGCCAATGCACAAGGCCGTCTGGTACACCGAGCACGTGATCAACCACACTGGACGCGGAACTATGCTAAAGACCAAAGCGGCGAATGTTAATTATAGTGATTATGTCATGTCGTATATATTTGTGCCGCTCGCAACGTTCACTGTTATGAACCACTTGCGTCAACTACTGAGAATTAACATATTGTAATTTATCATGTGTATAATTTCATGTATTTAGAACGTAATAAATATTCATTGAACCCTTTGTCATGAGTTGTAATTTGCTTTGTGTTACGCGCAGCCGCCCACTGCGCAAAGACCGCCATATAAATGGTTGATGCCGCCGCAGGTTAGTTCAGTATTCAATGCGTTAGAGGCAAAGCCACACATAATGGCAACGATCAGGAATAAACGCCTTTTAAAAACCCTGGAAATTGACGGTCGACAGCTTGCGCTTTCGACGTTTCGCCAAGTGCCCGTTGGTGATTTGAAAAAGGTGTCGCGTGCAATTACAATTTTGCAGCAATCCAACGCGCGATTGGGTAAAGTTGTGAAACACATGCACGTGTATTACGAACAAAAATATAAGACAAAAGTGGTCGAACTAGAGGCGGCATTGGAGCGCAAGTGCCGGAAAATTGCTCGACTACGCGAAGAGAGCGCGCCGCCATCGTATTTGTTTATCGTGCGCAAGGAGAACTGTGTTTATTTTTACAAAAATTTTGCCGACGTCAATGCCATACTTCGAAATAGCGACGACTGTCGTGTGCTGTTGTGTCGTGTGTCCAAGGCCACGATCGTCGAGCAGGCGCTGTGTACGGCCGTGGCGTCGTCCAAATACACCGACTGTATAGTCGCCACGAGCAATACTATACAGTTTATACGAAGCGCCGACGCCGATTCTTTCGAGAACGACGTGCAAATTATGTTTAATAGCGGCAGCAACAATTAAAATGTATAAATTTTTTCGTGACCGCATCAGGGTGTTTGCGAACGACGCGGAAATTTACTTTGCCTCTATTGACACCCACGACAACGTGCCCACCCTACAGTACAGTCTAAAATCGTCTCCGTGCCGAATTAGAGTGGAGCTGGCCTCGGACAATCGTCATTTACAGGTCGTCTTTCAGTGCGGCACTAGACGCATGTGCGTTGTCAATGCGCGCGATAAGCGCCAAGCGCTCGTCTTTGACGGTTTCCCGGACACGGAGGACGAAGGCCGAACCACGACTTTTGCGGTCGGCACGCTGAAGGAGCTGCGCGACAACCACGGTCTGCGGGTACGCGAAATGGCTCGCGTGATGGAATCTCCTACTATACTCGAAGTATTTATTAACGAGGCTATAATCTCAACTTGCGCCACAATCTACAATAATCTTGCCAACTCAGACTGCGAAAATGACGACGAGGACGACGACACCGCAGAACTGAAAGACCTGCTGCTGCGGCTCGACAAACACAAAGATTTAATATTGCTGTCGTCGAGGACAAAGAGTGTGAACGGCACACACTGGGCGCCGGTGTCATGCAAAACGGGTAGATTTTTGCTCACTGTAAACCTCAAATTTACTTTTATCTCTAGCACCAATAATAATTAGAAAAATATACACATTTATTATTATATTTATTATTATATTTATTCAAATAGAGGAATTGTACATTCATTATTGTTATAAAATTTTTGTTTGTTAAATACTATGTTAGAGGCGGTTAAGTTACTAGCTTTACTAATGTAAAACTTTACAATCTTTATAGATATAACTGTGTTGGCGGGTATTACTACCACTACTATTACTACTACTAATTGTAATTGATAATAAATTATTTTTACTATTATTATTTAATACTGAGTGGTTTTCTTTGACAATGGTCTCTGCCGCAGTTACAATCTGCTCCGTCACTGCCGTCGAATTTGTTTCTACTCTGGCTGTCTTAAAAATTTTTTCGACTGTCTGTGCCGTCGCATTTTTCTCTACAGTCCGATACTGTGTGTGGCCGATATTGAAAATGTAGTCGCCCGGCACGTGACTCATACAATAGCGGCTGGGCTCGTGACTAAACCGTCGCATATAATTTTGAGTGTTCTCAAACAGCCACACGGGCGTGTGGTTTTTGTGATTCATTACTTGCGTCACTATATTTTCGTGTTGCTGGGCCAGTCGTAAAAATAGCCGTTTGTTTAGCACCGCCGCCAAATGCAATATAGTGTTGCCGGCAAAGTCCACCGGCTTGACTAGGTTCGCTAAAGCAATGTGCTCGTCGCGCAAATGATAAATGTTTTCGACGTACGTGCGCAGTCGGCCCGTGACGTTGACCGGCGGCGGGGTAAACGTGCGACAGCTCATCGCCGTTTGCTCTATGCGCCGCACAATTCTTTCCGCCTCACTCAGAGAGTTTGCGTTAGCGAACAGCGTCGAGGTGCGCATCGGCAGCGCCAGTGTCAGCGAGGCGATAACGTAACGCATGTCGGCATCCGCGTCGCACGAAGCGTTCGCCGCATACGAGTATTTGTCGTCGACGCTAAAAAATTTGTCGGCAATCATGAGCGGATCGTCGGTGTCGTTGAGCAAATAGCGCGCGCTCAACTTGATTAGGCCCTTTTGCAAAAAGTCAAAGTCGAATTGGGACACGTCGTTGTGGTTGTAGCCGATGATTCTTTGAGCGTTGATGCCGCCGCGCACTCGATGCTCAAAGTAAAGGCGGTCGCGCGTCAGTATGAAAGCACAGTCGTCAAATTCGATGGTGATGTATTTGCGACAATGCGCGAACGTAGCGTTCGTCACGGCTATTTTGTACTGTGTTTGGACGGTGTTGAGGACAATTTTTTGCTTTCCGCGCACATAGTTACATTCATCTAGTTTGTTTTGTTTGTAGCGACTAAACTCTAGTTCCATACGCGGATCGCTGACTATGGTAAAGTTGCGCGTGAGCACAGCTCTGCGCAGCACTTCGGATCTCTTCTCGTAGAGGAACGACACGAGAGCACTGCCCATCGGGTACAGAATGTTGTTGCCGTAGTTGGCGCGCACGATTTCGTCGATTGTCTTGTGCTGGTATGTGCGCAGATCAAAGTGATCGCGCCAGAAACACTTTCGAAACCCGAAGCGGTTCGCTGCGCCCTCCAAGAACCAATGGCAGTTGGGCCGATCAAAAATGCGCCGATTCGTCGTGTATAGCAGACAGTGAAAGAGCTCGTGGCCGAAAGCCCGCGGGATGCTGTCCCCGTCAAAGTACACGCTCGATTGAATTTTTCTTGGTCGCCACCGAAACTCGGCTACGCCGCCGTTGTCGACGGAGTGAACCAGCAGGAGGCCCGTGCGTTTATATTCGCTTTTGTTCTTGTACACGTACATGTCGACATCCTTTGACATATGGTAGAAGGACATGTTGAGGCGTCGCCACAGTGCTCTAAAATTATCATAAACATAGTTGCTCTCCTCCTGCATCCTATTGAGCGTGTCCAGCGTGTGGATGTCGTGGTGGACAATCAAGTTGACGGGTCCACTCTTGATTACGGTTTTCTGGGGAAATTGTTGAGCTTCGATGGCTTCGTACATGCCGCCGAATCGTTTGCGCTCGGTGCTATTCAATTTTGACACAAAGTATATGTACGCTTCCTGACGAATGTACTGCTGGGTCAACATCGTCAGCGGATACTCCATCGTAAGCTCCATCAATTTGGCAGCGGCGTTATCGATTTGAGTAGTCGTATGGTGGTTGTCGCTCATCGTCTTTCGAATCGTGGCGTACATCGCCAATAGGGTTTTGTAACGCGCCGGCGACCAAATGATGTAGTAATTGAAAAAGTTTTGAAACGACAACCACGTCTCGTGAAATTGTTTTAGAGAGTGGTAGCGAGCGTACAGTTCAGCGACGTTCTTGTAGACAATGTCGGCAGCGATCTGTAGCTTTCTGTTAATTTCGGCCATGTTGTCGATGCGCGTCATTCGGTCGAGGAAAGTGGCCACATTGGCGAGAGTGTGCGACTGCGGCGCGTATCGCTGCATGCTACTCAATAGCGAAATCCATTCGGCGAAGCGTCGCATTTCCATGACGTCGCGGAAATCAAACTCTTGTTTCGCGAATTGGTCCACCAAAAACACATTGTTGCAGTCGATGTTGTTGGTGTCGAACTTGATGGAGACACATCGCTCGTTCAGCATTGCAAGTGAGTTGACAGTAAGGTTGTGCATTGCAAGTGAGTTGACAGTAAGGTTGTTGAGTGCGCCAGCGACGTCGCCGACCACAAACAAACACATCAGCACCAATGGCACGGTATCGAAGCGCATGATTGTTGCACTTTGAATACATAAAACCGGTTCGAGGCGTCACATTATATAGTTGTAATCGCAAGTACTTAGATAAAATAAGAAATTATTCTATTTACTGCCGTTGTTGTGAATAGTCGCGATGTCATTGAAGCGGGTCGCGGCGGGAGTGGTTTCGAAATACAGTAACAAAATTGAGTCATTCACGGCGGCCATCGAGGAGCTGCGGTGTTTCGTCGACACGCATGTCTCGGAACGCGACTACATACACTTAAAGCACGGCTCGCGCCAACGCTTTGTCACTGACGTGATGCGCGAAATTATAAAGATGCACATTGACGACAATTATAACGACGACGATGACGATCAAGATGCGGGAATGGTCTATTTTAGAGTGTGCCAAGATTGCGAAACGTCGTCGTCGTCGTCGTCGTGTAAGATTATTACCTTGAAACAGTACATTTGCCGTAGCTGCGGAGCTACGGTCGAATTGAATAGCCCAAACGACAAAAATGACGACGAGGACGAAGAGTATGAAGACGAAGGCGACGAAAATGATGAAGACGATAGTGAAAATAAAAGTTTGGGCATATCAAAGTGGACACTGTTTAAGTTGGCGACAGAATTGTTTTTGTGGGCACGCTGCTGGCTGTGGGGTAAATGCGAGAAACCGTGGTACATATTGTGGAAAAAGAAACAATAAGTCGTGTGCCCGCCAGTCGGTCGGCTGCTCGTGTTTGAATATTTACAATTATTATTGACGCGATGCAAGAAAATAGAATAGAAATATTGTCAGCCAAAGAGGCCAATCTGCGAGCCCAGTACGAGAACAAAGTGATGTCGGCGCTAAAGAAGGGTAAAATTGACGACGCCGCGAAAAATGAGCTCGTTATCATGGTGGCGGAACAATTCGGTTTGGAGGAACAATTGTACTCGCTGCGCCACAACTCTACCGATAAACGACGCAAAGATTTTATTAACAATTTGACGGAGCTGGACTTTGAGAACGACGAAATAGAAACAATGCTCGATTCGGCCACCAACAAGGATTTTTTGTCGATAAAAAGCAATATCGTCAGCAAGCCGCAGCAGATACAAAAAGTATTTGAAAAAAACAACAAAAAATTTCTCAAGGTGCTAAAGCAGTTTATCGACAAGCGCAACGTTTACCGCAAAACGAACAATGAAAAAATGCTGGAGGAACTCGTCATGTTAAAGTGTAATCTCATAAAGCATTTGTGTATAATGGAAAAACTGTCGATGTAACAATAAAAATTTTTTTAAAGGTACATAATTTTTATTTATCAATAAAGGTACATAATTTTTATTTATCATAATACTAACAGTAAAACAAATATATTAATAATATTAACATTGTCGGTTTAAAAATAATTAGACAACACTATGACGCCATCGTCGTTTTCTTCCATGATTTGTACAATTTTTTGAATCATGTCGTACTTTTGGTTAAGGTCGCCGTACTCTTGAATGGTCACGGCGACCGTTTCGCTCTGTTCAGTATGTAAAAAGTTTTCGTAACACTTGAAGGTGTGGTTGCGTTTGTCGTCCGTGTAGACCTTGTCTTCGCAGACGGCGAGAGTGTCCAAAATGCCGTGCACCGCAAACACGGGACAAAAGTATGTCAGCAGTAGATTGTCGATGACCTCAGCAATGTGAGCCTCGACGCTCGTCACGGCAAGAATATACATTTTTATATGCATTTTATTTCAAATTCTTGTCGTGATCGTCGTCGTCGTCTTCGAACATCCAACTCTGCGGCGGCGGCGGTAGCAGCAGGTCCTGGTATGGATTGTGCCAATAAGTAGGCTTCACCGGTCTATTGTTTTTTGGCGTTGCGTAATGGCTATCAGTGTCCGACACGGCCAACGATAGCGTTTTTGAAGACTCGTCGCTTGATGCCGATGCCGTCCTTGTCGTTTCGTCGCTCGCCTTCAAATAAAGCTTCCACAGCGTATAACCGTTAATTAACAGCAAAACTATGAGCAAAAAAACAATCTCGAATCGATGCGATTTAATGAATGTGGGCTCGTCACGGTAGTACTCGGTGCGGCAGGTGGCGCAAAAAACATGTTCGTTTTCGGAAAAGCAATTCTTTCCCTGCACACTATTGTAATCGTTGCGCACAATGCCAGTCCAACAAGCGGCGCGCGTGTCGTGATCGCGAACGTACGCGTCAAGAGCGGCCAAATGTCCATATTCCACCACCCAATTGAAAGTAGCCACCGACACTATGATGGTCACGGTCACGGCCGTCGACAGTATGCTCAGAATTAGAGTCAAGTAGTGCGACGCCAGTTTTTCGTGGAGCAGCACACCGACTCCCATGAGCGCCGAAACGACGCCGTACACAAATACGAAGCCGCTGCAATTGAAGACGGGCGAGTCGTTGGCGTAGTCTATTAAAAGCGCGTGATTGGGCGACACGATCCCTGTCAGCCCGATCGCGCCGAACGCCGCGCCGGCAATGAGCAGACTGACGGCGCGCGCAATACAACTAAGTAGTGACACCGACATGTTTATAATGCTATTAATTGTTTGCGTAATTCTTTTTGTGTTTTTATTATACAAGCCCATGTATGACGCACACTCGCAGATAAAAAAATCCCAGACGCAGTATAACGACACGGTCGATGAGCGTATTGACTACATGAGAAATGTGCTGCAGCGCCGACGGTTCGTGCCTTTGAGCGCTCTGCCGCACATCAAATTCAACACCAACCTCGGCACCATCAACGAGGGCGAAAGCAAGTGTCTATCGGTGCCCATTTACATTGGTGTCGCGAACACTCCCAACTTTGACTGCGCCACGCTGTGCGACAACCCGGCCGCGGCGTACTTTTACGTGGGCGAATACGACAAATTCGTGATCAACGGCCAAATGCTAATGCGCGGCGGCTATTGCACCACGAGCAGCGTGCCGCGCAACTGCAACCGCGAAACGAGCGTGGTCGTGCACAGCCTAAATCAGTGGTCGTGCATTGCCGAGGACCCGCGCTACTTTGCCGGCCCACAAAACATGAACCAGGTCGCGGGACGGCAGCACGTCAGACGCATAGCGCCCGGCCAGGCGAATCGCAATGTCCTCTTCGATCGCTTGCTCGGCGTCGAAGTGGACGTGGCTCGCAACACTTTCCGCAGCCACTGGGACGAGGAGATGCCCGACGGCAGCGGTCGCCGCTTCGAAATGCGCTGCAACGCTCTCGACACACGAAACAATCGCATGTTTCTCAATCCCCTAAACCCGATCGAGTGCTTGCCGAACGTGTGTACCAACGTCAGTTTCGTGCACACCGACGTTCGCCCCAATTTCGAGACGGGCGAGTGCGAGTGTGGCGACTTTAACGTTACGCGCGTACGCCACCTTGATCCCAACGATCGCACTTCGATGTGCGCCGCCGTAGTTGATACGTTCGACGAACGGACCCTTTCGCTTCAGTACAGGGTGGAGTGCATGAACATGGACACGCCCCTCGAGAATTACAACAAAAACATGCTCTGGTGCCCGTCCAACATATTCATTGCAAACACGGACAATGCCCATTTGTTTTCCGTGCCTGGCTCATTTCCCATATCGGGTAACGGACTCAGGGAGCCCACTTGGCGTCTCTATATGGATATTCGCAGTCGCATAGAGTTTCCCGTTGTACGACCGCGCCCTCCAGTTTAGTGACGATGATGAATTCTAAGTCATTAAAATGTACACAATCCTCACAATAATCATACTATTATTCGTCATCGTAATTCTCTTCAACTACATAGGACTTTTACAATATGTACAGCGGGACCTCGTCCATCCTTTGGTGTTCTTCGACAACTCAGACGTAGCACTCATCGAGCCGCCCACCGAGATTGTCATTGAAGGCAACGAGCACGAATGCCACAAACAATTGACGCCGTGCACGACGCATCTGGACTGCGACATTTGCCGCGAGGGCCTCGCAAACTGTCAGTACTTTGACGAAAAAACACTCATCACCATCACGAACGACAATGGCGAGGAACAAAAGTTAAATATCGAGCCGGGCGAATCCTACTGCCTGGCGCTGGACCGCGAACGCGCGCGATCCTGCAATCCCCACACGGGCCTGTGGATTTTAGCCGAAAGCGAAGTGGGCTACTCTCTACTGTGCAGTTGCCTTACGCCGGGCATGGTCACGCAAACTAGCTTATACAACGACTGCGACGTGCCCGTGGGCTGTCAGCCGCACGGACAAATAGTCAGCCTATTCGAGACACCGATGCGCTGCTCGTGCGAACTCGGTTTCGTCGCCGACTTCGACTCTGCCACTCAAACACCATTCTGCCGGTCGAGGCGCATCCGCGACGTAATCGAAAATCACGATTACTTTCCCGTCGAGCCCTGCGAACCCGGCTATATACCGATCGAACACATAGGCCTCGACCCCGAGTACCTCACTTACGCAGGTGCCCGCAACGCCTGCGTCATCGATCCTTGTTCCGTGGACCCCATCAGCGGGGAGAGAACAAGCGGTCATTTGGTAGCGCTTCGCCAAGGCATGGAGGACTTAAACTTTTGCAATTGCCCCATTACCGACAATTTATTCTCTGTGTACAACGACCAGCCCAACATGATCAGGGCGTCAACGAGACGAGTCGTCAACGCCTGCATTCGTCCGTTCAACATCAGCATTACGCAAGTGCCACGACTAGACTACACGTTTTTCTGGGGCCACGCAGACACTTCGACGTCTGACGATGATATTGTCGCCGCTGTCTACGCTTGGCAGCTTAGCTCGCCGCGATACAGACGAATGTTGTTCAATTACACACGACCACATCCCGACTTTCCCGCCAGCACGAGCATGAATCTAATGAAATTCTCCACCGCCTTCAGCCCCATCTACCGCAACGACAACATATTTTCTCGATTCGTGGCCACTAGCGCTCGCACGCAGGCGCCATGCTTTTTTCCGGGACCCGAGGGACGTTGTATCGTTGCCAATCACAACCTGTGCATAAGGCGGCACCACAGTTTTCAAGTGGGAACCGCCGAAACGTTTACGAACAATTGGTGTTTTTTAAGTCGAGAAGGAGGTTGGATTAAAGTCTGGAGCAATCCAAATAGATACTCAGCCGCACGTTACCCACTCACGCTACGCTGTAACGCACTCTTCACCCTCAATTGGGACTCTCGCGAATACACTACAATTTACATTGTTTTCGGTTACAACGCAATCAGTTGGGAAACCGATCCGGAAGCAGTCAACGTCACCCTTCCTCAAATACTCGCCACTTTTGCCAACTACTCTGTCAACTAAAAACATGGACAATGTTATTGAAGCCATTGCGCTAGCGCGCCAATTTGAAAAGTTACAGTTTTACAACAGAGCCATAGTTTGCTGCAATCTGGCTATTCATTTTCTTACTCTTGTCAAAAGACAAAGATTAAACAGAGCCATTCTTGAACTGTGCGATCACAAAATATTAGAGTGTGTACGCCAGAGACGACGAGTTCAGCAGAAAAACAACAAGGTCTTGTTAAAAAAATTCGTTTTATTAAAATAAAAAATTACAAATACTTTAAAGGCTACAAAAAGATTACAAAAAAACTACAAACTACATAAAAAAATATTCGAAATTACAAAGATAAAGAGATTACAAGTTAAATTAACTAGTTGCTAGTTACGGTGAAGCAAATCTTTAAAGACATAAAGCGGTGAGTGTAGGCCTCAAAGGGCGTAGAGTTCTTCGTTGTGTTGCCGTTACTGACCAATTCATTGATAATTTGGCCCAGCTCCGTGTGAGTTGCATTTAAAAAGTTTTTTGCTTTGACGGCAATAGGTTTTTTGGTGACGGGTTCGTCGAACACCTGGATGCTCAGCTTTGCTTCGTCGTGATAATAATAATTTTTTTTCACCGCTCCCTCTTTCGTCTTGTTATTTGTAGTGCCGTCAATATAGACCACATCGTCTTTATCTAACAGTGGAATTTCATTGGTAATTTCTTGCCGCTTGCCCATTTTGTCCACTAGCGTCTCGTTCAGCGCCGCCGTTAACGTGTTGTTCATCTCCGTCAAGAGCGTGTCGTCGCCCAGACCCATTTTGTTAATTAGAATGTTGCGACCCATTTTGTTAATTAGAATGTTGCTGTCGTTCCTCTCGATAACGTTCAACTCGTCAAGAATTGAAGAGTCGCGTTTGTCCTTGCGCATTTTTTTGCCGTCGCGAGGCGGGTTTTTGCATGTCTTCATGGGCACGTAGCCAATTTTCTTTTTATTTACGGACTTGCAAGTTTTGTTATAGTCTTTCTTCTCGTAGTTCTTCACTAGCACGTGCGACTGTTCCACCGCAGAACCTAAAAGTTCTTTTTTTAAGAGCACGGTTCGCTTCAGTCGGCCCTCTAAATTCAGGGACAAGTATGCGGTGCGGTTGCCGAATTGCTTAAAAAAGAACCGATAGTTGTGTTCGTCGTAAATTTCCGACCACAAACACTCGCTGTTCGGCAACACCGCCGAGTAGCCGTAGCCACACTCGTTGATGCAAAGGTAATTGCAGTGCGCCGACGAGCGCAGCAAGATGCCCTCTTCAAGAGCGATACGGTGCCATAGCGTCTGTTCGGGATCGTTGGTGCTCGAACCATTAATAATTCCGTCGGTGTTCATTTGCAGAAACCAATGGTTTAAGAATAAGTGTACATGGTTTTGGGTTCCCTCCACAACCGGAAGAGTCAGCGACGGCAAGGGCACTGCCACAACCGAAACTGTCAACAACGTTAAAACAAACACTAACATCATGATTTGCAATTAAATAAAGGACTCAATTGCTACACAACGAGCGCTTCTGTTGAACTGTGCCGCACCTCTATCGACGCACGACTTTTATATCGATTTTCAAGGCCGACACGTCATTCGGCGTTGGCGTGTTAATGTATTAATTGCCCGCGCCGACGCAACCTTTATAATTATAAATCTTTCACTTAATAATAAATCGTCTTTGTTCCCTGAGGACTCTCTTATGTTTGGTATAAAGGTCCCGTGACCGAATCGAACGGTACAGACCATCGACAAAACTGGTTTCGGCAAGACATCCATTTGTGCTGCAATGGAAAACTTTGTAAAACACTTTGAGTCGACCGCCCAAGAGGCGGCGGGGTCGAAGGAACAATTTGCATTGATCATCAACAACCAAGCAGAGTGGAACAAGTGTCGCGTCGACAAGTTTGCCGCCTGCTATTATGTGCCGCTCAGAAAATTGTCCATGAAAATCATGCTCGTGATTCGGCTCGGCTGCGCGCTCATCACAACCATCCTCCTCGCCGGGGCACTCTACAACGCTGTCAGCATTAAAGACTTTATGCTCTACTACTCGCATTGGTCACTGTTAATGCTTCTCTTCATGTTTGTGTCGGCGACGGCCACGACGCTGCTCGTGGCGCGGCTGGAGCGAACCAACCGCTACTACGTGCCCTGCTATGTGGTGTGTCATCGGTTATTGTACAATGTGGCCGGAACGGCAAACCTAGTGTCGTCGGCGGTCTATGTGATTATACTTTTCCTGTACAAGGACTCTGTCAGGAATCCCGTGAATCACGTGGTGCACTCGTTCAACTCTCTGCTCGTCATCATTGAATTCGCCATGAACGCCATACCGATGCGGCTCGCTCACATCTATCAACCGCTACTCTACACGCTGGGCTACTGCGCCTTTGCCGCGACATATCACTACACGACCGGCGAAAAAATCTACAAATGTCTGCCCTGGGACAGTCAGCAAGAGATGGCGAAAATTTGCTTCGCTTTAATGCTAATTTTGTTTGTAATCTACATGCTATTGTATACGATTGGTTTTATAAAAAATAAATGTTTACGTTTATAAATAAAACTCTATATTTTATTGACAACTTAACATTAAAGTGTATTTACAAGTATCATTATGCTTAATTGTAGTCGCTTGTTGCTCTGCTCCACAACAAAAAGTTCTCAAACAGGCTCCGTCGTGATAGACGCCTTGAGCGGCAAACGCTGCGTTGGCGTTGTGTTGTAATAGCGACTCGACACGTTTCCTATGGTTCAAGTACTGACTGTTGTGGATCTTTGACATTTTTTTAATAGAAGTGTCGCCGCAGTAGTCATGTTTCGTTAGTATGGTAGAGACTGGCGTGTCGAGATCAAACTGTGTACTGCAGAGAATACACTTTAACGTACCAAAGTCATAATACAGTCCCGAGTCGGCGAGAGCACGAGCTTGATCTGCCGAAAAGGCTTGCAGTGACCGTACACGCTGTTCAAATCTCTTGTACAGATCTCGATCGTTGTTTCTTTTCACAAACATTTCAAAGAGCTTGCGCTCACAATCTCGCTCCTTGAGGCAGAAAGTGTGATCGCGCGCGACCGGACACACGACATACGAGTTGGCAAACTTGACCACGTACACACACAGCGGCGCGTTTAACACATACATCTGCCGTTGCATCTGGCGATAATGAGCATCGGTGTGCTCCACTGCAAACAAGGGATTGCCGCGCTTGTTCACCGACAGCGCCGTGTGCTTGACGCGGTATCGCGCGTTTCTATCGTTCAATTCTTTGCGCACCTCCTCAAAGGTCTTGTCGATGTACGTGTGCGGACATTTGATTTCGATGGGAATATATTGTGTTTCTCTGTCGTCATTGAAACCGCTGGCGACGAAATAGGCATCTGGCGACGCAGAGTAGAGACCTAGCTTCGACAAAAACATTCCGCATTCTTTTACAATATCGGAGACGCTGCAATCTAAAATTGTCTCGATGACTTGTTTGATCTTGTCCATTAAAAATGTATCGGCTTTAACCAATTTTTCTTGACACAATCCGTAAGACATGGCCGCCGATTGGGGAACCGATCGTGACGCGCTTGCATTACCCGAAGCCGTTTGCCTGTCGAGCCGAAGCATGTTCCAAAGGGGATTATTCGACTGTTGGCGCGTCTCCATCTCCACCAGCAAAATGTCGTCGATCGTCAAGCAGAACGTTTTTGATTTTAAGTTATTCACATAATTGTTGTACGAATATTTTTCAAACAACTCATTTTGGAGAGGACTCAATTGCTCGCGTTCGGTCATGTTGAGGCGTGCTCATAAACTACTTATATTATTTATTGTAATATACTGTCGACAATGTTTGCTTTCGTTGATAATTTTTGCCGAAAGCAAACATCGACAATACAGTTCCATCAATGTTTACTTTCGTCGATAATTTTTAGCGAAATCAAACATTAGTGTATCAAAAACAGTTTGGTGCTATGTTTGCTTTCGTCGACAATTATCGATGAAATCTAATTTTGATGTTAGTGAACTGAAATACCATTCATGTTGGATTTCATTGAAAATTGTCGACTAAAGCTAAGATTGTTTAGCAAAAAAAAAACAAGTATATTGGCGTTCGGCTATAATATTGCACAGAATCCAATTTCTCATATAATTGCACTGCGTCAGCGTCGTCGCTATGGTTATCGTTAAAATAGAAGTAATTTGTTTCATCGTAAACAATATAATCGACGACGACATGAAATTTGTAAAATTTTGAAATAAAATTCTAAAAATTTTTAAATTGGAAGTTTCGTTGATAACTAAACCCTTGTCGACGTCATAGAATAAAAATTGTTTATGCAATAGTATAGTTTCGTTTACAATTAAACTCTTGTCGATGCCGTAGGATAAAAATTATTTAATCAATAGCTAATGTCGCCGAAAGTGACCTCATTGTCGGCGACATTAGCTGTTGATTAAATAATTAACAACATATGTTATTTGTCTGTTTCGATGAAAACAATGCGGTTGGTGTTGAAAATGCATTTTAAAAATATTTTTGCAAATGCGCAAGATTTGATGATGTTGAAACATATGTTGATGTCGTTGTCGCGATTGTCTAATGCATCGTCGAAACTAGTGCTGTTGTCGTTCAAGTTGTTGATTATCAATATATTTGCTCATGAGGTAGTCGAGACACTCGAGATTGATGCGGCATTGTATATTGTCGCCGTCGCTATGGTCGGCAAGATATCGCAAGACGAAATCTAAGACGCGCTGGCGCCTAAAGATTGTGCGCTCCGTTTGGATAATCTTATCGAATGCAATTTTTAATGTATTTAAAGCGGTACTCGTGCTTACATTCATTTTAATGTACGACACACATAGTGCATAGAACAAGTGTTGGCCGTTGGCTTTAGACGTGTCCACCAAATTGCCGATATTTAAGATTGCGTTTAGCATTTGACTGGCGCTCTTCAGTTTGACATTCATTATGGAGTCGCTTCTGCAACGACTGTTTAATCACAAAACGATCCCTTACATTTCCAAAAAGTACATCAACGACGAACTTGGCGCACACGTGTTGCGTCACACGCCAAAATCTTTTCATGCCACCGTGCTGTCCGAAGCGATTGCGGGTCTCGACACTTTTTGCGTACTCAAAGGAGGCGCCGCCGCTGCCGTTCATATGAATAACCCCGAGCCGTCGCACTTGACGGATGTCGATATGGAGGTGTACGTCGATGACAATAATGTGACTGTCGATAATTTGGGATCGTTTGTGGCACTGCAGGCGCTCGAGCAGCGTCTTAAGAGTATTTGTGAGCAATACTACGACGACATTGACGCCCGTCTCGCCGGTGTACACATGAGCCGATTGATGTACGACAACTACAGTCGTGGAAGTATGATCATCTTCAAGTCATACGTAAACGAGGCCATTGAAGTGGAGCCGGATGCCGTCTGGTTTGGCCTGAATCGTACACAGCCCTTTAAGAGCACCGTCTCGATGGTGAACGACGAGTACTTTTTGGTGCGCTATTCGTTTAATGTGCACATGAAGAGTTCATCGCCGATGTGGCTGTACAAAAGTAATAACAAAGTGAAGAGCATTCAGTATTTTCCGTTGGACGTGTTCTTCTTGGACTTGAGCGTGAAGCGGGCGCCAAAACCTTTTGTTGAAAACTACAAACTGACACGTCTCTACGACTCGAGCGTTTACGTGGAGAGCATCAAATATCTGATTGCCGATCAGCTAGAATGTTTAATGTTTAACGTGTTTAATCGCCATTGGCACAAAATGGATAGTCGCGTCACGCGTCTTAATGCTCTCGTGCAGCTCTCTAATTCGCAACCGACAGAAGTCGAACGTTCGCGATACGAAGAGATCAAGTCGTCGAACCAACGCTTCACCTTGCGAGACGTCAAGAAACTGCTTTATTGGCTCGGCCCTTTGGGCCCGCGCCTGCTTATAGAGCTGTATTTTATGCATCGTTTCGACAACAGCATAAGGCACGTGACGCATCAGATTAATTTTCCTTATCATCGATGGGATTCCGATTATTTTTCGCGGTGCTGGAAACAATTTTTGGCTGTCGTAAATGAATTGTTCAACTTAAAGTATAGGATTCAATGAAAACCAAAAAGTATTTTTATGACAAGTTATTGTTATTCTTTTATTGCTAAAGTATTATTAAATATATGAATATAAAATATTATTTTGGTGTTTTAGTCGCTGTAGGCTTCCTTAATGTTGTCCGGCACTTTCCAGGCCACACGGCCATTATCGAAGTAGCGCATGTTGATATGGACCGCTACGCTTTCAATGTCGGCGGTCGGCGAGAGGATGCGCAGCGTCAGGTGTCCTTCTGGCTCGTATTCGACAGATTCCGGCTCGTAATAGCTTTTGTTTAATCGCACTTGGAATTGCTGCGGCAAGAGCAGATTCATGAGGCGATCGTTGTCGTTGTCGAATAGGAATCGCGGGTCAATGTCGAATACGTCGACTGTGATCTCGTACTGTTGACGCTGCTGATCGAAGGAAGTCTGAGTGAAGCGTATATTGTTGATGTACTTATCGAAGGACGCAACCGCCGGATACGTACTGTTGTCGACGGGCACACCTTCGTTATCTTGGCTCATGGTGTTTAGTATATAAATCGGTTGTTGTTCTGATAAAACACGCATACACAAACGAGTAGCGCGGCCGTTAGTTCACAATGTCTATCGCTCGCAAAGTCTTGTTCCCGATTCAACACAACGATCTCTGGCGCGCTTATAAACAGGCGCTCGACTGTATGTGGAAGGTGGAGGAGGTGGATTTGTCGAAAGACTGCGATGACTTCACGTCTAAATTGAACGATGACGAGCGCTATTTTATAAAGCACGTGTTAGCTTTTTTTGCGGCCGCCGACAGCATTGTCAACATTAATTTGATCGAGTACATGCAGCAGAACGTGCCGGAGCTAGAGGCGCAATACTTTTACAACCAGCAAGTGCTCATCGAGTGCGTGCACACGGAGATGTACAATTTGTTAATTCACCAGTTGATTTCGGACGAACACGAGCGCGACACGCTGCTTAATGCGTTTGAACGTATGCCGTGCGTGCGCAAGAAAACCGACTGGGCGATGAAGTGGATCAACAGCAGCACCGCGACTTTCGCCGAGCGTATGGTGGCCTTTGCGATTGTGGAGGGCGTCTTTTTTTCTGGCAGTTTTGCCGCCATCTTTTACATCAAAACCAAGGGCATCATGCCCGGCCTGACGTTTAGCAACGAGCTGATATCGCGCGACGAGGGCCTGCATACGGACTTTGCGTGTCTCTACTATAACACTCGCGTGCACGACAAGCTTGCGCCCGACACCGTGCTGAGCATGTTCAAGGAGGCGGTGGCCATTGAGAAGGAGTTTTTTACGGCCGCACTGCCCGCTGCCCTGCTGGGCATGAACGCACAGTCAATGTGCGACTACATCGAGTTTGTAGCGGACCGACTGCTCGTGCAGCTTCACCAGCCGAAGCATTTTCACGCGCGCAATCCATTTGAGTTTATGAACAACATCTCCCTGGAGGGCAAAACTAATTTTTTCGAAAAGCGCGTCGGCGAGTATAAGCGCTTTGGCGCGGGCGACGACAAGTTTGTGATTTTGGATGACTTTTGATAGGACATACTAATTTACATATCGATTTTATGTATTGATTGAAATTATTATGCAATAAAATTATATTTAATAAGAAACTTTTGTTTTTGATATTAGTGTATTGTTCTTGAAAAATGAGCGATGTCGCCGAACTTGAAGTTAATGCACATACTAAATATGAAGTTGATAATTTGCTGCAAAGGCATAAGTGCGAGTTGTGTGTTCGAAAAGGAGATATGATCAAATGTGATGTGTCGGCGTACTGGACCTTAATGACGGACGAGCGCCTATATCCCGAGTTGATACCGTTGCTCTATTATTTGTTGACGAATACGACAATATGCTATTATACGTACAGACATTTGACATCGGACCACAATCCCACGTGTAATCAGAGTGGATGCGTTGCTTCGGGCTGTCGTCTGATAAAATTTAAACGTATTTTGTTGTTGGAGTACATGCAGCAAATTTTACAGTCGCAACCGAACGTTACGGCCATGCAGAAGATAATTGATTGCGACGATCCGGCGACAGGCGCCGTGGTGAAGCTCAAGTTGCCCATTAAGTTTAGTGGCGAGTCCGATAGCAAGGCGTACGTAGAGTGCGTGCAAATGCTGTTGCGTCACAATTATCGAGTCGAGTTTGAGTTCATATACCTCAACGCCATCGCCAAAGTGAACGGCTTCAAGATTGATCAACTGCTCGCCGTGCTGATGGACCACAATAGGCTGCAGTGGCTGCAGCGATACGACTTTTTTGTGTTGTACAAGCTGCACGGTTTGGACATTGAGCCCCTGTTGGCCGAAGCGCGCCTATACGGCGCAAATCATTTGTTTCACTTTGCCGAATCGCCGTCGCGCACGCTCTTTCTGCTCACGGACGTAAAGTCGCGCGAGCTAGTAGAGTTACTCGAAAAGTGGTGGTCCAAGCCCCACAGCAACTTGAAAAGTTTTTACAAGCAAAACTTAAAATTGAACCGAAGCATCACGAAGCCCCTCTACATGAGTTCTCTGGAGAATGTGTACGATCGTTTGGCGGCGCAGGCTGTTAACGATGGCGAGTACGAGATTGTGGCCAAATACAGACAGCACTATATAGCTAAAACACAAAACAAAACAAATCCTCCGGCCGTAAAGATTACTCTGCCTTCGCAACTCGACAAAGCGTCTAGCAAGCACCGACTCAAGGTGTGTCTCGTGCATCTGGTGAACATAGTGTCGCGCGGCGAGATCATACTTTCGTGGACCAGCTGCGGATTCGACGCGTCCGAGATTGATTATTTCTACGACAAATCAAAGTCGCACGACGAAATCGTAAAGCTTTGCGCACACGAGTGCGTGGACGTAAGCGCTTGCCACTCTATTTCAGAGTGGTGGAAGCGTATCCGTAATAAACATTAAACACATAATGTGTGTATGTGTGTGTGTGTGTGTGTGTGTGTAATTAAAAGGTTATATTAAATTAAAAATCTGAATAATAAATAATAATTATTTATTATTATTTTTTTCTTTTATTTTTTGTTGAGCGGTTGTAGAATGTTTAATATGGTCTGGAGCAGGTCGAGAATGGTATTGATGGTTTCTTGAAGTTCGCCAATGATTCCGCCCAGATTGAGACCGTTGACGGCTTGCAGGAGATTGTTTAATGTGGCATTAATATTGGTGACGCTCGACGTGAGGTTGTTGAGGATGGCAGTGATTCCGCTCAGGTCGTTGCGCACTTGCTCGGCGAGTTGATTGAGTGCGGCTTGCAGCGCGCTCGACTGGGCGGCGAGGCGTGCATCGATCTCGGCCAGCAGTTTGGTAAAGTCACCGTCAAACTCGCCGAGGCCCTGTACAGTTTCGAGGATTTGGCCTACTTGCGCAGCGGTCGTGACGCTTTGTAGGCGAATGGCATTCAAGACGTTAGACAGCTCGAGGTGTTGGTTGGCGTTGGTGGTGCTGAGTTGGTTGAGGTTGGTGAGGAGGAGGTCGTTTTGGCGCGCGACACGCTCGAGGAGTCCGGTGTGATGCTTGTGATGCCAGCAGCATCTAGGCTGGGGACAGCATCTCGGGGAGCGCGAACGTCTACGGGGCGACGGCGAGCGTCTACGGGGCGACCGGGAACGAGAGCGCGAGCGTCTTCTCGGCGACACTGGCCTGCACCGGGAGCGCGAGCGTCTACGCGGAGACGGTGATCTGCAGCGCGAGGGCGAGCGGCGAGGCGAAGGCGAGCGCCTGTTGCCGCGGGCGTTTTCGCTGTACGCTTCGGAAACGAAGAGCGTCATGAGGTAATCGGCGACTGGGGAGTTGACGCGATTGCACAAGTTTCCCAGTCCGTAGAGATCAATGAATATCTTGTTGGGATCGTGCGAGCAGTGGTGGGAACAGCGAAAGTCGACCCAGCACTTTTTGTGACGCGGCTGGACGGTCTGCAGCACAGCATGCGGCAAGCGCAAAAGGTTCAGCACGTCGTCCGCGCTCACCCACAAAATGCAGCACTGGTCGAAAAACAGGGACACGTTGATGTCCTGACATTTTTTTGTAAGAACCGACATTATATCGAAGCAAAAAGTAAATTTTTGCCAAGAGACTTATTATAAAATTAAAGAAAGATATTTACAGTAAAATTTTATTATACAAAAGGCTGTAATTGACAGATGGTCTATTCTGAGAGTTTTTGTTGAACTAAACTCAGTTGGCGGGCCGTTAGTGATTTGTTAATGATTTCAATAAGCTTTTGTTTGTCGTATTCTTTCAGTAAAGTAATTTTGTTGTTTTTGGCTTTGAATTTGTCTTTGGGAACGTGCTCTTTGACTTTGTTGAGCACATTCATCGAGTTGGGCACGTAATCGTTGGCGTACACCAAATCGGCTTGGCCGTTGCGTCGGAGATTGTTGAGACTTCGCTGCAGCGAGCGCTTTTGTGGTCGCAAGAAAGCAAATTCGTTATTGCCGATCTCACACACCGCTAGCGTGTGTAGCAATTGTGGATTACTGGGCTTTGTGATTACGTCTTGAGCAATGTCGGCGATGCGAGTGGACAGAACGACCATGTCGCGCCGAGCCGTTTCGGCATCACGTCTAGCCACAATCATTTCTTGAATCATTGCATCAGAATTTTGTTTAGCCAAAATCAATTCTTGAGACATTTTTAAAATCATTTCATTGCTTTTGCTGAGACATTCAGAATTATTTGCAACAGCGGGTTGGTATTTACCAGTGCACAACACTTGCGGAATCACCTCTTCGAGCAGCCACTCTTGCAATTCAACGGCATAGGGTAGTTTCGACTTCATGATCAATTGTATTACACCAGATTTGGTGATGAGAATGGTCTGATCGTAAAGGAAGAGAGGATGGCCTTTTTTTATTAGGTCTTTTTTTATTATTGATACTTCGACGCCGACACTACCATTGTCGCCGAAAGAAGGGTCCTCGATTCGGGGACCCTTCTCTAAAAAATAACACTTGTACTTTTTGTCGACGTGTTTAGCGACAGCATTTGCCGGTTTTTCATATTTCAAAACACTAGCTATGTCTTTTGCAACAAAAAGCACGTCCTTGTCGTTACCAACAACGTATCTAAGTTTAAACTTATCTTCACCAAACTTAAACACTCCAATTTTGACTTGGGGCATCTTCAATAAATTATCTTATAATATATTGAGGTCACTTTTAGCGAAGTAAAACAATTGTTTAAAAAAAATATATATTTTATTCATGAATGTTTTACATCTGTTCATTATACATTTCGACAATATTGTACATGCGTTCGAGTAAAAGTTCGACGTCGTCATGTCTATCGACGATTTGCAGCAAATGTTTTTTGACGCACTTGAACTTAGTGTACGCGAGCGGCTCGTTAAGCGTATCGGCGGCGCTGACACACACTGCCAGGCAGTCGCCGTTCGCGCACATGATGGCGTCGACGACGTCAAAATGCTTCAAATACTTTTCGTAAATTTGCTGCTGGTCCAAATCGGCGCGGTTCAGAATGGCCATAACGAACGTGATTAGCTTCATGGCTCACGTCACACTGCGCACTGAGGAGGCAACGTCGAGCGCTTTTATTTCGCCGCGCAGAACGCGCAAGTACTACGCTTTATATCCAGCATCGGGTGGAGGGCGCGCGTGCACATGACGCATCGCTTAACTGATTCATGCGTCCGATACAAGCTTTTGTTAAAGTCAATAGCCTCCGCCTCGTACAAATATGGACATTTACGATTGTCGTTATTTAGTTGACGCAATTGGGTGGTCTTATTAGTCGTCATAATACAGTACAGGCGATTAATCGCCAAAGCCGTGTCCACTTTGTTGAGTGAGCCGTTTAGTTCGCGATCCATCACGCGCTTAGTGACGTTGCAACGTTGCGCTTTGTCCAAATGCTCCTTGTACGAATGCATATTGACCGCATAATACTATATGTTTGAAGCGAGCAATTTATTTATACCGATAAATAGTGTTTACATTGCCTTCAAGATTAAGCGATAACCTCGTTGGTGATAGGTGTCGTCGTCGTCGTTTTTGCTTCAGTGACCGTTATCTGTGGTTGCGTAGCTGATTGTTTGATGAAGCGTAAAAGCGCGTCGCAAATTTTACCACAGCCACTATCACCGTCATCGTCATAGTCATCTAAGTCGCTGCTGTTTAGGTTTTTGCAAATGTCTTTGAGCGCAAACTGGACGAAGGCCTCAAATTGGCTATTATAATCGGGTTCGTGGCAGCTATATAACCATCGAAGAACGTCATCATTATCCTGTAAATAAGAATGTAATGTTTCCTGCGCACATATCTGCGCGAGACCGTCGAAATCTTTTATAGTCTTTTCCATGTAAACGGTGATGTCTATGATGAAGCATGTCAAAGCCTCTGGAGCCATTTGCTATTATCGCAATCCCGTTTTATAAATAAGTCTTATATATTGAAAGTTGGTATGCGATATTGAATAAATAATTTCGACATTTAACACGTACATTTATAATGTTGATTACATTTAGGCAATAATACCGATAATGCCGCAGCCGAGTCGTCCGCCCGAATTGCCGGTCGTCTTGCTGAGCGGGTGATCGGTTAGGCCTAGGTCGTCGCGATCGGCGTGCACGACCAAACTCCTACCGATCACACTGTACTCACCGAACAGGGACATGACGTTATCTATTTTATCGATGGCGGTGAGGGAGTAGGACGCTTTGGCCTCTATGTTGCCGAGATCGCCCACGTGTCGCTCGGCGGAGTTGGGTGCGCCGTGGTGTTTGCCAAGGGGATTAAAGTGCTCGCCGGCGGACGTGCACCCGTTGCTGGTGTCGCCGAACTCGTGCACGTGAAAGCCGTGCAGTCCGCGCGGCAGATTCATGAGAAAGCCGTGTATGTGCAGCAAGTGCGCGGGCGACTGTTGTTCAAATACAATCTTGCCGTGGACGTCGCCTTCGATAATACATTGGGCTTTCATTGCTAAAGTATTATTAAATGTATGTTTTTCAAAATTCAGCGTAGTATCCACTCGACCTCCGTCACCATGATACAACTACCGCAGCGAGAAAAGCCTGTGGAGATGAATATTTCCGAAATGTTTTGTTGCTATATGACGCGAAGTGTTATAATCGCCGAAACGTCTTATTGTGTCGACTGCGCCTCCCAACTAACTGACCAAATACACATGGCAGACATTCGCTTCCAGCACAATACACTAAATGAGCTGGCGGCGCGCCAAGCTCCGCTCTACGATGGCGCGAACCGCTGCAACAAGTGCGATTGCTTTTTGATTACCGTCAACGACGCCGCCGACTGTGATGATTGCGTGGAATCGATCTGCGCTCTGTATCGAGTCGCCATCGCCGACGGTGTGATTGACGTGGTCACCGAAACAAAAGTTTAGCGTATCTTAAGTAGCGCGTCCGCGATGGGCGATGTCCCCGGCATCGTCGTGCTTCTGATTGTGCTCTTTATTTCTTGTTTCTACTTAATACGTACCATTGATATGTTCAACGAAAAGGAGAGTAACGACATTGCCGTCGCGAACAACGCCGGCCCCGGCGCGTTGATTGATCTCGTGTTTGATCGCAACGGCGTGGTGGACTGCACGAGCACGAGATTGCCCTGTGTCACGGATCGGCAGTGTGCCGACAACTGCGCCGTACAGAATACCGTGGGCGCGCTGGTGTGCGACAATGGCTTTTGCGCGAATCGCGACCCCTCGTTTACCGGCCGTCCCGACGATTTCGAGTGCGACATCGCTCTGGGCCTCATCAAAGTGTTTGTCGCGAGCGAGTTTGTCGTCGACCAGCTGTGCATCAGCACGTACCGAGATATCGTCGACGACTTGGGTAAGCCGCGCCCCTATCTCTGCGACAGCGGCACTCTCGACATTGATTTGGTGAATCGGCAGTTTAGCGCCGCCGACTGCACTTGCTCTGCGGGCTACACGAAGATGTTATTTAATCAGACTGCATTGGCGCGTTCTATTCCAGTTTGCATTCCGAATCGGGCGAGCAACGTGTACAACAAGATTTACGACACGCTCTGACGACATGTTTGCCCGTACCGCTATTCGTCGCGCCTGCAACAGCATCGATTCCAAGTATAGAGACGTGCTCGTCAGATTTGTGGACAACATTAACGGAGGCGATGTGAGATCGCTGCTCGAGCGGCTGCTGTTGGCCTTCGACGTGAATGTCGTCTATAATGTTTTGGAGCAGATCAAGGCGATTGTGTGGGCCGTCGTGAAGACTGCTTATGCGCGTAACAAAAACTTGCTCAGCTTCAACCGACACTTGCCGCACGTGCAGTTTGCCGAGTCGCAAGTTATGAACGCAGCGGACCCTGAGCTGTTGATCGAGTTTACCCGCAGCCTCTACCGGCAGCACTGCGTGTACGAGTTGGTCGAGGATAGCGTCACGTGGGATGAATTAGTGGAGCTGTTGTGTAGTTTGGACAATATAATTGATAATAAAAGTGTTATTAATAAAATTGGTTATAATAGTATTAGTAATAGTAATAACATTATTAGTGATTGTAAAGACTTGATAATAAAATGACATAGAACGATATACTTGAATTTTTATTCAGTAAGTAAATTCAGAATGAGTGAGAACACGTTAGTTGCTCAGTACGCATCTGTGCAACGCCAAGTGCTCGATAATATTAAAGAAATTAATGTTTACAGCGACGATGAACCCGGCAGTGTGCAGATGTATAGACAAATTATCAATAATATCAATGCCCACTTGCAATCGCTGCGTAACGTTAAACTAAATCTGGAGAGCACTAACGACGGCCAAATAGACACGCAAACCATTTTAAACTGCATAGATAGCGACGAGCGCACCCTCGTGGACTTGATCGATTTGCTTCATCGTAAGATTCGACTGCACGACGCGCCCATTGCGATTCGCGCCGCCGCTCCGAATATGGTGCGAGAGTATGACGTTATTTCAACTATAAACCAGATGGCCGATCAGGTGGGCGCGCTCGAGTTTAGGAACCTGTCGTACACGGCAGAGCTGGAATACCTATTGAACGTGAACATATTTGATGTGTCGCTGAAAAACCACACCGATTTGAACCGTGTCGATTGTGCCGCCATAATACTGCAGGCGCTCATCAAAAACAACAATCGTAAAATTGATTTTGAACAGATTGTAAACAGCGAGTCCCCGCTGATGCTGCAGAAACTAAAGTGCTTGCTGTATTATGTGGTGGACGTGTGCGAGTTGATTTCGACGAAGGATGATGTCATGACAATAAACATTATTATCAAGCACCACGAAATCGATCCCAATACGATTGGCCTCGCCGACAACATGATGCGCATCAACACTGAAAACGTGTTCGTGGACAAGTACACGCCGTATCACAAGTACGAGAATACAAACGAGTCCGACTCCACCGCCTTCACGATACTGTACGTGAGCGGCAAGGTTGGCTCGCACGCTTTCGACGAGAGCGCAACCCACGAAGACTTGTGGTACATGAAGTGTCCCGAGCTGTACGTGTTGCCGCACTTTATTCGCAAAGCCCTCACCGACAACGAGTCGTACGCGGTTCATAACCTCAAACAATACAACGTGCTCGCAAACGTGTCATACAACGTGAAGCGTGTGAACGACGCTGAATCATACGAGTCGTTGCCGCTGCACAATTTCCTTATGTACGAGTCGTGCGACTACAAGCTACACACGGACGCCGTGCAGTCCGACCTCATGCATTTGGACCGCGAGATTGCCAAAATGATGTCTGGCGTGCGCTTCGAACAGGCGATCACCAACGAACAGCTCATTTTCCGCGCCGGCCCCTATAATTGTCACGATAACCGCACCTTTCAGTTTTTAATAGAACTTCTGGTTTGCATGCACGAGGAGAGCAAGCTGTACTATTGCGCTTCCAATTTCGAGCAGCAAAAGGAGCTCAACGACACCATCGAGGCCATATCTACGTACACGGTTAGCCAGCTGTACAACAAGCTGGCCAACTACAATTTTAACACGACAGGCCCCATGAATTTTTATCGCAAGCGTAGCACATGAGTATAGTAAGTGACTACATACTGACTGGACATGGAGTCGATCAACATTGACGATTTCGCTCGGCAACTAATCGCCGACAAATGCAGCGCGCTCATCGAGTCGTCGGACATGCTACCTCTCAACAATTTGGCAATACTCAAAACAGTGCGCGACGAATACTTTAAAAATCCCACCCCTAAAAATTACGAAAACATTAAAAAGCTTTTCAGCCAGACCAAGTACTTTGACGACTCCATCGACTATAAAGATTTTAGTAGGCGCGTTCTGTTGATCGCCATTAAATTTGGCCTCAACAAGAGCAAAGAATATTTTCAGGCGTACAGGAGTATTTTGGAGGTGGCGCTCAAGCGCCTCGACACGATCAATCCAGATTTGCGCAGCTCGAAGCGTGCCCTGCTCCAGCACTATCACGAGTGCCTTGAAAACTTTGACAGCCCCAAAGCCGACGAGCACCATCTCATCACGTTTGCCAAAGAGATTGCTACGAAAATATTCATCGACACAATAGACATTTACAGTCACAATAACAAGAGCCCCATAGAGCTAGACACCAAAGCGAGCAGATCCATCGAAGCGGCTCCCGTCATGGCGCCTTTGCTCGAGGCCGCCATGAAAGACAGAAAAAGAAAAGCTACGGCGCCTCCGACCTACAAGATTGCCACGCCGCTCTTTCAACTGTAGACCTCAATAAATAACAATTACAATAAATTTTATAATATTTTATTGAAAATAATCAAAGTCGTAAATAAATTTGACACTGCACGCTTTAGCGTAGCCCGAGTCGCTGCACAACGTGCCGTTGACGTCGTCGCCGCAATAAAATGAGTCGTTCAAATTAATGTTGGGCTGGCGCGAAACCAGATACTCCATGGTGCCAGTGGCTGGTTTTCGGTACTTGTCGTTCTTCGACGCCATCATAACTATCATCGGCAGTCCCAAAGCGTTGCAGACGTATTGCACCTTCTTTTTCATCTCGTGCTCGCTCACCTTGCCCGTGCTTATACCGAGCTGGTTGGTGACGATGACGATCGTATAACCGTCGTTGAGAAGATTCATAAACGACTGATAAACGGTCGTGTACTTCCACTTCCAGTCGATGGCCGCTCTCGCATAAATGTCCCCGCTGCGTGTCTCGATGAGAGTGCCGTCCAAGTCGAAGCCGGCAATCTTGTCCGTGATAATGGGCATGCGATACTCGTACACGTACAGCGACATGTTTATCGTTGACCACTTGTAGATTTTATGCATAATGTACTGCTCGACTTCTTTTTGCTGAGTGCTGACGCAGCCCGACCAATCCATCACGTACTCGTCGGCACCGATGCACTGCGCAAAAAGACCAAAGCGCTCGTCTTGTTCGCGCACGTACTGCTCGTCAATGCGGTCGATGCCGTTGTTGCGCCGTTTCATCATTGCGACCACAAACGACTCGGTGCCGGGTTTAATGCGCACAATAACGCTTTTCCAATTGCGCATAAAGCCCATGTTTACGCAGTGGTTGAATATTTCGCGACAATCCTCGAGGCTGATTTTCTTGTTGATGGTATCGTAAACGAGCGCCTCCATCGGATGACGATCGTAAATATGAAGCGATAGAAAAGATAACTTTTCGGCATCGCACTCGACCTGCTTCATGAAGCGATGCGCCGCGTACAGCAAACTGCCGACGCGATGGTCAAACTTGAACTCTTCGTGCAGTTCCTTGTAGTCGGACATGTGCACACGAACATTGAGGTGCGTCTTTAGATTACGCAAAATGGTCGATTTTGTAGTGCATGCAACACCACCAAGGGAGATTTTGTGCGACATCCTTGAATTCTGTTTGCACTGTGCTATGCGGATTGTTACATTCGCTTTTTTATATCCAAATTAAGATAAAATCAAGCAATTATCTAAATGACTTTGAGACTATAACAGTAGCAACTAAATTTTACATTTTTGGACAATGTTTGCTTTCGTCGAGAATCCTCGCTGAAAGCAAACACAAACATTAATAAAAAACGTCGATAATTATTATAATGTTTGCTTTCGTCGAGGATTCTCGCTGAAAGCAAACATTTATTATTTTGTAGACAATCTTGACATTCGTCGAAAATTATTGTAGAAAGCAAACATTAATAATTTTAACCAATCTTGACATTCGTCGAAGATTCTTGTTGAAAGCAAAGTTTGTCTCGCAAAATTATTAATGTTTGCTTTCGTCGAAGATTCTTGTTGAAAGCAAACATTGAGTTTACAATGGAGTCATTTGTTAAATAGCCAATTAGATAACGTACGGCTATTTATTGTCAGATTTTTGTTATATTGCAGTCAGTCACGATCAATAGTTTGAACGCGCCACAGAGTAATTTTTGCTCTAGCCATGGGTTTTAAGAATTATGTTAGTGTGTATCGTAACGGCTGCTGTCTATCTAAAAATTATGATCGGTCGACCGATCACCCGTACAAAAATAATTTTTATTCTATTCTCTTCGACGACGAGGCCTCGAAATTGAAGCATGAAGTCAGCGTTCGCGTGAGGAGCTGCGAGAATCGCATCTATTTTTTAATGTCGACAACCAAACTCGAAAATTTGCGCTATCGATTCGAGGACAACGAAGACACCGAAGAGCAATATTTTTACTTTACGCCCAATCAAGGAGACGAGGTTTTGTTTATTGAAAATCAATACATTGACGACTACGAAGAGTTGTTGTTCAACGACGTGTGCCACAGACAGATGTCGGTGAAAAGTCAAAAAATCAAGCTAAAGAAATATTCGGACCATTTTGGCGTGTTTTACAGAGTGACAAGCAATAACGTTACATTAGTTTACGAACGCCGCCACTATTGATTGTTGTTATTCGTTATTATTAATAAATAAACATGTAAAATTATTGTAATTTTTTTATTTTTGGCCGAAAGCAAGCTTTGGTGACGAGTATTTAAGTGAGTGTTTGCAGCGCAATTACAACAGTTGCAATGGCTGAGCGCGTGCTAAAGTACACAAAGAGCCCGGGTGCGTTTGCGCCTCGAATGGCTAGCGAGGGCGCCGCGGGCTACGATCTTTACACGCCCCATGACTTTGTTATCAAGGCGCGGGACTCGATGCTCATCGACACTGGCGTCTGCATCGAAATGCCGCCAAACATGTACGCTCAAATCAAGAGTCGTTCGGGGAACGCAGTCAAGCACCAGATCGTAGCTGCCGCCGGCGTCATTGACAACGATTACCGAGGCACGCTGAGCGTTTTGCTGTTCAACCACGGCAAAAAGAGTCGTCAATTTCGTCGCGGTGACAGAATTGCCCAGTTTATCGTGCGCCAATACTACAAGCTGCCGTTGAAGGAGTGCGAACAGTTGTCGCACACTAAACGCGACGCCAACGGCTTCGGCTCTACTGGCAGATGATTGTATATATTTTTTTTAAAAAATAAATAAATATTATACTATGATATGATTGTGTTTATCTCATCCGATATATTATTGATAATTTAGTGTATAAATTGAGCAATTTAAGGCTGAATAACACATAACGTTCAGAAAAACTTCATAATGCCGACACCAATCAGTTTGTACGAACACATGTTGTTGGGCTACTCTGCCGCCGTACATCGCTCTGAGCGATTTTACCGAAATACAGTCCGTTTGATAACAAACACGAATGTTGCTAACTTGGAAAATTTGATGATTCCTCCCAATTGGTCAATTAAAAAGAGTGGGGAAAGCATAACGTATTTTTAACACTAAATTGCTGATAAATAGTATTGATGTCGATAAGATAGTTGGCGACTATATAAACTGATGTAGAATCATAGTAATACAGTATTCATTAGTGAAACCTTAAATCGTGCAGAAGCTTCAACTGTAGCCAAAATGAGACATTCGTTATTTTATTTTCAAAACTATACAAAGGCCATCGACTCTTTGATGGAGTACGACAAGCAAAAGGAATATTGCCCGGTTATCAAGCAGTATTTGGAAATATTGTCGATCGCCATCGAGGACATGGAAAGTGGAGCCACCAGTAGATACACGAACATATTTGAAGATTTGTCCATGGAAAAGTACTACGGCATTGACAAGCGCATTCTCAGCCAGGTGATGTACGGATACGTGAGCGACAACGTCGAGCTATCGAACGAAGAGTGGTTTCGTGTATTCAAGATGATTCTGCTAAACTTTAAAATTATGGTGTACGTTTTCCGAGAGTGCGACTTGAACGAAAAATATCCCGACGCAGACATGCACATTTATAACGCTGGCGCATTCTCTGATAATTTGCTGGAAATGTTTATAAAGTTGAACAAAAAGTATATAGACTATCTACCGACCGCAATTGATCCTTGCAACTGGCCTTTAATTCACATTGCCAGAGTAACCGAGTGGTGTGAACAAAAATACCTCTACTTGGTCTACGGAGACGAGAAGCAGTATGACACGGATTCCGAGGAAGACGACTAATTGAGCGATCGCAACTCTAATGATTTTTAATAAATTTTAAAACCACAACTACTTGTTTCACTTTCCGTGTTGATAAGGATCAAAATTATGTCCCGTTGACAGGTTAAGGTGTAAAGAAAATGTTTGCGTACGTAACGCTGGTGATGATCGGCGACGAGTACGTCGAAGGCGCAATGGTTTTGGCCAAAAGTCTCTTGGCAAGCGGCACACGCAACCATCTCGTGTGCATGATAACGCCCGACGTGAGTGCGCAGGCACGTAACAAGCTCGCCAGACTTTACACGAGCGTGGTCGAGGTCGATTACATAAGCTTCGAGTGTCCGCCGATGCTGACCAAGCGCCAAAACCAAATGTACGGCCAATGGATAGGCAAAGCGTTCACCAAGTGGCAATGTCTAAAGATGAGGCAGTACGAGAAAATTGTGTACCTGGACGCCGACCACTTGGTAGTGAAGAACATTGACCATCTGTTCTATCTGAAGGCGCCCGCGCTCTGTTTCACCGACGACAACTATGGCTACTACGACCGCCTGCAGTACGGCGACACGATCCGGCCCGAAACTATGGCCGCGTATATGCGCTACAACAAAATACTCTGCAAAGCAGGCACGGCCGTGCTGGAGCCTAACCCGACGCTCTTCCACACCATCGTCAATCTGCTACACCCACATAACAAGTATTTGGTCAAGTGCTACTATCACAACGGCTTCGACGAACAGGTGCTGCTGCAGGCTCTCATTCATTTGGGCATAGCAGTGACACAGTTGTCTGTTCTGTACGTTTGGAACGCTGGCTCATATTATAGACTGCGCAAAGGACACGATCCCTACATCATTAACTATTACGGCGACGTGAAACCCTGGCACTACCACAAAGAGCGTTACGTAAACTATATGGATATTTATATTTGGAAATATTTCAAGGACATCAATGTAAAAAAATAAAATGCACATTAAATTTGTAGGCTGTAATTTTATTGTTTTAGTGTTACCCACATTATTAGTGATAAGAAGGCATTACAATTGTCGAAATGAGGCTGTACATTTTTATGGTTGTCGCGTTAGTGGTCTTTGTGTCGATTCTCATATGGCAGACAAATATATTGGTTACAAATCTCGAAACACAACTACAAAATGTAATATGGTTTTACGAAACAAATTACAACTACTATGCACACTCTGAGAATTACTTCACTCACTACAGAGAAATCTAGTCAACGCCGCGTCACGCCTTGACGAGCAACTCGACGACACCTTCGTCGAAAAATAATTTTGTTTCAGCGCGCTAGGCCGGCTTGGCGGCGACGTCGATGGTAGCAGCGGCCGGGCGGTTGAGATCGATCATTTTGGTGGGAGTTCGGGCGCGCAGATCCAGATTGGCGAGGTAAGCGCGTTGGCGGTCAATCTTGATGTAGTTGGCTAGTTCAACGCTCTTGTTGATGTTGTTGATGAGTACAATGAATAGTAAAATAACCATAAACACTATTACGCTGCATATCACGAGCAAAAAATCTCTGATAAACGATTGATTGCGCGAAACTATCTGCTCGAGCTGATCCTGATTGAGCACCGAAGACGCCGAGCCGGTTTCAGGGTAGCGGTTGTTTTGACGCATGTCGACACGCTCTTAAAAAAAGTAATTGTACCGCGCCGCCGACACGATGAGATTGTCTATGCGCGTCGACTCGTAAAGCTTGTCGCGCATCGTGTTCAGGTGGTAGGGCGTGTTGATGTCGGAGTAGTCGAACGCGACCGGGTTGTCCTCCACCATGTTGTTGGGCACGGGCCCGAACGACGTAATGGCGTAGCTGTCGTTTTTGCAGTAGAGCCGAACTTTGCGCTCTCTATCGAGGCTGTTTAGCTTGATGATTATGTCGGGCACTATCATGTACGGCAACACGAGCACTTGAAACATGTTGATAAAATTCACTATCGTCTGCGACGAGTCTGGCACCAGCAGCAGCTGTTGCGCCCGCTTGATGTACTGCAGATTCGGAATGTTGAGGTAGGGACAGTGCTGGCTAGTGTCGCCCTTGATTAGTCGCCGCACCAGCTCGTTTTTGAGTTCGACGTAAATGTCCTGTACGTCGGCGTCGGACATTTCATAAGCAAAGCGCGCTGGCGTCTTGCGATACTCGAAAATGGTGAGAATTCGCTTTACGTTCAGCTGCCGCACTCTTTTGGGTGTTTCGCGCAAAAAGCAAATGAGAAAATTGTTCTTGGCGTCGTCGGTCATCACGTCAAACTTGTCCAAGGGTGTTTCGCCCGCAATCGGAATGTAGTCGCGTAGCGTTTTAGTCATGATCTGTATGGGACACATGGGAGTGTTGGAATCGACGACCATTGTCTTGCAGTAGAAGAGACTGTCGGTGAGTAGTACGCTGTACACGCACGTTTCGCCGACGCCGATCTCGGTAATGGGCAGTATGGGGTTCCAGTAGACGATAGTGACGGCACCATTCTTGGTGGGCGCGCGGCTCTCGACGCGTTCCGACCATTCGTGTCGGTGCACGAGTACAGAGCTAAAGTCGTTAAAGTACGTTTTGTCCACGAACTTGATGTCCTCCTCGGTGGGCACGTACACCACGAGATTACGGACGTACGCACCGCCGAGATCCTTTTGCGGCCGCACTCGATTGTAGGGAAAGGCGAAATAGCGGTCGCTGATGTGTACCGATATGTTAAAGGGGCAGGTCATTTTTGAGTTGGTGCACCTTCACTACACTCAACAACGATTCCGGTATATAATTGTACTGATAATACAACAGCTCTTGCAACTGAAATTTATTTAGTCTTAGTGTAATCAAAATGAAAACACCTACCGCAAACACCACCACCATCAGCACCATATAAACAATCATGCCAATATGTCGGACATGGACACAACCATTAGTTTAACCACGTTATCGACTGGACCAACGTAGACGCGGCTCTGGTTAAAGTCGTAGCGCAGTTTGTTGTACTCTTTTTGCACTACGCTCGCGTAAACGTGTAACACGTTGATGATCCTTTGACTCTGATACGGCGTCGTGGGCGAGGACAACAATTCCGCTAGAAACTGTCGATAGAACCATAAAAAGTTGTATCTTATCATGAACAGGGCCACGCGATCAACGTCATCCGTCTGCGAGCGTAAGCTATTGCGCAGATAATTAAAGTTTCGCGCGTTGTTCGTAAAGTAGTTGGCTGCGCGCGCGATAAACCACAAAACTTTGGTGGTGAGCGCCTCGCTCGAGCCGTAATACGCAAGTGGCTCGAGAAGCTTGTAAAAGTAAACGTTTTCGGTGATGACGGTTAAATTCATTTTTTTGATGAGCGCAATGGTACTATTGTAATTGTTGGCGCTGATCTTGACCTCGCTCAGGCCGTTTGTCGGACACGTGAGCAACGACGACGACACTTCCACCGGCACCACGTTTACAATTTGCATTATGAGCTGGGGCACGATGATATTTGATTTGTGCATTTGTTTTACGTTATCGATAAAGGCGTCGTCGGAAATATTGGTGGCGTCGGCGGCGTCACCCGCTCCCACACCCGGCAGCGGCGTTCGCCTCGGCGTCTTTGCCATACTCGCGGCCGGAGTGCGCATTTTGCGTTTTCGCCTCATCGTCTGTGTCATGGCTTGTTCTTCTTCGTCCGTGCTTATGACTCCGCCGCCGCCGTTCACGGCTCTACCGGTCTCAGTGCGTTCACCGACCGACTCAACGTGTTCGCCGACGACAACGCTTGCGGGCGCGCTTTCGTCTCTATTGATGTCGACGCTCATGGGTACGACGACGTTGAACTGAATGGGCCTGTGTTCGGAATACCGATTGAGCAGCGCTTTCACCGTTTCATCGGTCACGGCGTTGAACTCGATCGGATTAATGGTGAGTTGCTCCGTGTACGCCGACTTGCGTTCGACGAGATCGAGTATGGTGACTACCGCGGCGCGCACGCTCGGCGATAAAGATTCGAGCGTCTGGGGATTGGCGCGCACTCGTTCGGCGTAAAACTGCACGTCGGTGATGACGCAGCGCACGGGTCCGTATTTTTCGAAAATTTTAATAAAGTTTTGCAACGCGTCGTTGATGTCACAGTCGATTTTGTCCAGTTCAATGCCGTTCTTGAAGTAGTCTTCGTACATGAGCGAGCTGTCGCCGACGGTTTGATTGAGCGCAATCAGCGATCGTTTGGTAAGTGATTGAAGCGTGTTCGAGGCCAGTAAGCCGGCAAGAATATTTTTGAGCTCTATCATGTTGCGCGCAACGCCCTCAGAGTCGTAATCATTATCGTCCATGGGGGTTTTTGTTGACGCCGCCGAAGATGTCGACATCGGTGTCGACGGCAATGGCGGCGTAGGTTCGGTCGGCCGCGACGTCGATGGTTGTTCTTCGATCGACGTCGCGTTCTCAAGCATCGCCTGCATTGAATTGACAACGTTATCCAAGGCATATTTTGCGATCGAGGCGGAGGAGGTTTGAGCGTCGTCGACTCGTTTCATGAAATTGTCGAGAGCTTGTCTGTTGTGTGGCTGCACGCGCACTAAATAGTCGTGAAGGAGGCGTGCATAGTTTAGTTTAATGTCGATACTGTTTTCTTGGATTGTGCTCGCGATACTCATGACACCGAAATATATTATAAGTGGCGGAATAAATGTCTAGCGCAATGAGCGTCGTTGGGTACACGTTGCGATTCAATAAGTTTGATTCTTTTCAGAATGTTAATTTTCAAGTACGTCTTTCCGTCGATGAAATTGATTCTCTGGCATTCTTATACTCCAAATACTACAATCACAGCGACAACGTCAATATAAAGGGCCTCACATTTTTCAACGAATTCAACAAGTGCGTAGAGTTTGTAAAGGCAAACTTTGAGACGAAACAGACCAGTAATGATGTCAAGAAAATTTTTTCGGTGTTTCTGAAAGATGAGTTTATGAGTCAGGTGCCCAAGTTTCGTACAATAATGCAATATTTGCAGAGGTACTACAAGCCGACGCCGGCGCCCGACATTGCGGTCATCGGAGCGGCGTGCGCCAACTGCTCGATCAATTCGATCGCGTGCCTTGAATGCAAGATAAATTATTTGTCCACTAGTATCAGCGTCTTTGATTGTGGCATTCAAGACGGTTGGGACATTTTCCTACGCCCAATGTTCGGCCTGCCGCTTTTTCTGTACGTGCTTCTAAAGACGGACTTCCCAGAAGGCAGCATGTTTAACGCCGACGATTTGATAACAAATTCGTTTGCGCAATTCTTCTACAATCTGCTGTGCGACAAGGCCACTACTAATTATGTGGACCACAAAGCGTGCGCGTCAATAATTAAAGAGTGTAAACGAGTGACGGTGGCGCTGCGCGACAAAGACCTGGAACGTTTGCTGTGTATGCTGCGCAACAACAGTTCGTGTGATTCAAAACTTTTTTTGCCCTTCAAAGTGTTTATTGTCGAGCTGGCGCGCAAGACTAAAATAAAACCATTGAAGGTAAACAAAATGGCATCGGTGGTGTTTACGGGATTTTATTTGCGCCAATATCTGGAGGCGGCGCCAAACAAGACGCGCAGCGCAGCCGAGCTGGAGCTAAGGAACGTGTGTCGCTTCATCCTCAATAAGTACTCTGATGAGAAGTTTGAAAACTTCATCTCCAAGCTAGCCAGCATTAAAGCGGATCTGTTCAAGGAGACGATGCAGCAGTACATTGTGTCCGAAAGTTATATAAGACATATGGTGCTAAAGTATAATCTGGACGAAGAGCTGAGTGTGTTGCTAGAGGAAAATGTCGACTAATGATGATGATGATACCCCAGGCCCGCGCAATCAGCGACGCCCTAATAGACCGCCCCGCGCTAATGCGGCTCCCGATGACGGTATGTGGGCCGACCAGCTGCTAAATAGTTTGAACGAGACCACAACGGTGGCCGATTTAATCTTAAACGACACCGACGAACATAAACGCATTTCAATGGGCGTCATCGGCCAGCACTCGGCCATAGCCAAAACTATTCTCGATTATATAGACGAGGAGGAATCATTACGTCTGGGCACCGTGAACACGATAAACGTGCTCAAGCTAATGTCGGATATATACGACAATAAAATACCGGTAGTCAATCAATAAGTAACTATCAACTCTATCAGGTCAAAATGAGTTCGGTAATGCTCTTCTTGGAGATTGAGAGGATGAAGAATAAAATTGACAGTGAAATGAACATGGCCATTTGGCCAAAATTTTTTCCTTTGCTCGCCGACCCCGACGCCCACATTAGTTTGTCGCTGAGCGAGTTTCAGCAGTTTTTGGTGACGGTCGCCCAAATGGCGCGCACGGCGCAAATCGAGAACAATGCCGCTCTAGCCAGCGCCGCTCAAGATGCCTCAATGGCGACGACAACCGGTGTCGTGGCTCAGCCCGTCGAAGGCTCGGTGCCGCCTCGAACATTACTCAATCTGTTTGGCGCTAGACGCGCGAACCGCGGCGCGGGCGCTGAAAGTGACTCGGTGAATATGAGCACGTTCCGCAAGAATTGTCAGAAGCTTCTAAAACACTACACGCTCAGCAATACGACTGCGTCCGAGTTTAGGGTGGCAGACATTGTGTCGTGCATGGTGTACCTGGCTAAATCTCCCAAATACAAGCCTCTCTACTCTCTCCTCGAAATGTCCATGACAGACGAATACGATTGCATGCCAAACTACACGGCCGATCAAATGCACCATATCGTTGATCTGATAAAAAGCCTTCTTGAATTGCCGACATCGCTCATTGACTTTGGCAGCGTAAAGATTCTGAAGAGCACTTTTAACAAGGCCATGAACTACCCGATAACCAGGTTCGCGCGCGTCATGATGCTGCCGAGCGCTCCGCTCGTCGGTGACAAACGCTGCACCATTGAGGAACTTATTTTGGAGCGCGGTCACGAAATCAGCAAACTGGAGCCGCAGCAGTACTTGAACGGTAGCGACGGTACCAAAATACCGTACTGCGACGACGAACACTTTATCAACGACCTACTGAAGTTGATTGATGACTTTAGTATACATCGCATGTTCTACAATGCCGCCAACTCCATTTTCTACACCACCATGGAGAACTATGCCGTGGCCAATTGCAAGTTTGACGTGCAAGATTACAACAACATTTTTAAGGTGATGGACAACTTGCGCGAGTACGATACGCGTTGCGGTCTGGTGGTGAATCGAAAGGAAAAGACGGACTCGCTCAACATTTACTTGGGCAACGCTGTGGCCGGTTCGTCGTCATCGGCGGCCAAACGAAAGAAATATCGAGAATAAAATTATATATAAGGTAGAATTATAAAAAACTAGTGTGTTTCTGTTTTGTGCAACGTGATTTATTAGCGAAAAGACGAACGAACATGGTGTACAGCCGATCAGGCGACAGGCGTCGGAGTAGCCGTGGCAGGCGTCGATCGAGCAGACGTAGAAGCAGCGGAGGCCGTCGCAGAAGTAGCGGAGGCCGTCGCAGAAGCCGCAGCTACAGGCGTTCGAGCGGTGGATATCACCGCCGACCGGGCAGGCCGCGCCGCAGACGCAGCTCTCGACGTGGCTCCAGACGAGGCTCGGGCAATCCCTACGGCTACCGTTCTCGTGCCTACTAGGCGCCAATGCGATTACACTTGAGGCAGTATTTAATAAAAGACACGACTTCATCGCCGGCCCGCATCTGTCTCTCGACGGTGACAAATTTGTGAGCGCACGACTTTAGCGACAATCCATTTACGGACGGCAGACCAATAGTGTAATGAGTTTTGTCCAAATAAATGACATCGTCAGTGAGAATATTTCTTTTTTTAATTTTGCGTTTTTTCCTTGCATTCTTAGAATTTGCTTCGGCAACCTTTTTTTTTAGCAAAAGATTTTTCCAGTTGATTGAGTATTTGAATAGAATGTTGTCAATAAACTCCTTCTTAAGCTTGGGCGGCTTGCTGTCAAACTTTTTACTCTTGATGATGTTTACGTAGCTCTTGATTTGATTAAGGCGCCGCACGAGCAGCTCGCACGGACACTTTTCGGCCAATCTTTCATGGCGCATGTAATCAAAGATCTCGGCGTATAGCTTAAAGTCGTTAATTGTGTTGATGAAGAGCTTGTGAACGCACTCTTCGGAGAGACGAATCTGCTTGCGTTCGCGCTCCACATTGCCGACGGCCGGTATATAAGCGTACAGCGAATGAAATAAATGGCCGGTGTTGACAAAGTTGAACGTTTTATTTTTCACGTTGCCCGCGTAATTAGTCACTAGGAAATCAATAAGCTCCTTGTACGCCTCTCGTTGCCGAAACTCTTTGAATATCAGAAACAGATTGTAGCAGTCATGTCGTGGACTCTGCTGCAGCGCCGCGACGTCCTCCTGCGCCGCCAAGTTCTTGTGCTGGCCAGCAGCGCGGACCTGTCGTGCATTAGCTTTCGGCATTTGAATATGTTCGAGTTTGTTGTGTTTGCGTTCGACGCTAAACAACGAATCGACACTCGCGACTATATGGTGCAGATTGTCAAGTGCGACGATAACATGATCGACATTCGCCAAAATTTAAAACTGGCATACAAAACGTCTGCGTTAGGTCACGTGTACGTGATCACTGAGCGAATACCTATGTACGGTTTCCTTAAAGAATGGTACGTGCAAAATTATTTAGAGGTTTATCAGATAAAGCACGACACGTTTGTCTGGGAAATGCCGCACGTGATCGTCTTTGACCTCGACAACACGCTCATCACCGACGAAGAGCGTGTGCAGATTCGCGACGAATGCGTATACGAGAGTCTCGACGACTTGAAGAGTAAAGGTTGCGTTCTGGTGCTGTGGTCGTATGGCAATCGCGAGCACGTGACGCACTCGATGACCGAGTCTAAATTGAACGGCTTCTTCGACATAGTGATTTGCGGCGGGCAACGCTTGACGAACGGCGGCGGACGAGTCATGGTGGACAATCGCTCCAAGATGGTGTTTGTCGAGAAGCCATTCTATTTGGACATTGAGCCGAACAACGACCGTCTGCCGAAATCGCCCCGGGTGGTGCTGTGGTACTTGCGCAAAATTGGCGTCAACTTCATTAAAACCCTAACGCTTGTCGACGACTTGAAGGACAATGATTATTCGTATGACTTCTTTTTAAATGTGCGCCGATGCGAGGAGCCCCGCCGCGACTGGCAAAAGTATCACGAACAGTTGCTGGATTACATTTACGATTACGAAAATCAATTTAGTGCTTAATGGTTTGCAAAGCAGTTAAATGAAAAATAAAATTCGTTTGTATGTGCATCATGGATTTTAACACTATTTATGATGAAGAAATAAACCTGTAGAGCTTTGTATGCTCACGAGAAAAAAAACTACCCTGTGCTTATTAGCACAAAATGTAATATAAGAAAAATAGTACGGTTTATAATGAGTGAAACCATTGCCATTCCTTTTCAATTTAAACCAGACTGGGTGAAGCAAAGTGATACCTTTTTTGCTATAAACCATTACAAAAAACCCATACCATATGTCTTAAAAGCGGGAAGCATCATTCGTTTGTCTAGTAATTATTCTTGCACCATATGCCTCCTGAATGACGATAGAAACGCCGAGCGAATTGTCAATAATGTGTTGGACGAAGTGACTTTAGATGTGGAAAAAGATAGTGTGGCTTTTATCAACACCATATTTGTCGATAACAGCGACGGGTCGTTGCATGTGGGCTATGTGATAGAGGGCGAACACGAGCCGTTGGTACATGTGATGTGTGGTTCGGAGAACGCGTATCCGGAGGGTGTCGACGAAACGCAGAGTTTGGTGTTTGTCGAGGGCAGAAATATTCAGTTGCTCGTGCCGCAGACGGATTTGGCACACTTGAACGCTCTCATCAAAGAAGATGCCACTCTGGCGCCAATCGATGACTTTTACACGGACGTAGTGGAGTTTTATGACGACCTGACGGGCATTGCGTTTCAGCGAAAATACTTTGCCAGAGCCGACATAAATGGTCCGGGTGGCGCCTACTATAGTAGGTTGTATATGGGCGAGTCTAGCGCATCGATGAGGTCTTTCTATTTGAGACCCACACCATTAAACTGGGGTTGTTTACACGAAATATCGCATTCGTTGGACATTTATTTTCGTCACAATAGCGAGCAAGTGAGTCTAGTCGAAGTGTGGACCAACATATTTCCCGATTTCTATCAATATAGCAAGTTGACGCCGGCAGAGTACCAGGCGTCGGCGTGGATCATGGGCAGTAGCCAGCAGACGATATGGGGAAATCTCATTGCCAAATTCCACACCGTCTCCGTGCACGATTGGGATTTGCGCGAGCGCTTAATCTATTTGGTTCAATTCTTTTATAAAGTCGGCCACAAGCGCATGCTAACAATTATGTATGATTATCTTGCACGACTCATAGGCAGTGGAGAATTTATTTTGCAGGAATTTCAAGTTATTGATCTAATCATTAAAATCTCCAATGACTTTAACATCGACGTAGTACACATCAACCGATTAGTCAAAGTCAATTTATCGGACGACATATTATATGAAAACGTAAAGTGCAACTTTGACGGCGAGCCGTGTGTCTATGAGTTTTTGCTAAAGCCCAATTCGCTCAGTTGGGCGTTGATCGATAGCAATGAGAGCGTGCGCAGCGAAGCCAGTTTAATTTTTAGCACCGCAATACCACAAACGATGTATGGTGCCCAATTCATTTTTATGAAAAACAGAAACTCGTTTATTGCCGGCACATTTTCGCGGCAACACTCGTACAGATTTCCCGCGCTAGTTTCGGGAGTCTATAAATTTTTTCACGAGACCGGCCTGAGCACTCGCCGCTACAAATGCGACGTCGACTATTTTGTGTACGACGGTGGACCCATACTCATGAACATTCTGCGGAACATTGATTCTGGGCTGCTCAACGAACGCTTTTTGTTTTTAGGTCTAGGCGATGCGTTAGGTGCCATCTTAGACGTAGACTATGCCAATCGTAAAATTGTATTCGACATTAAACGCCAAAACCCACATACAAACTTTGCAAATCAAATCTATTTTAGTGTGAGCGTCGAAGGAGTTTTTAATTGGGAAGTGCTGGGCGCAAACAACGAGTCCGCACCGCAAGTTTTAGAAACACTTCTTCAAAGGAGACAAACTATAATTATTTATCACAGTGAACATAGGAATCGGCTGGTTAGTGATTTTAATACAACCCAAACTAATACATTCTACGTGACAGACCTCGGACTCACGAGGCGTAATAGTAACGTTCAACCAGCCGACAGACTCGCCTCCAAAATCGTTAACGCAACTGATTACATTACTCAAACATATCCCGGTTTAAACGCCACATCGGCTTCGATACGAGATTACATCTATTTGGCCTACAGGCTACTTCCCCCACAGCAACAGAATGACTTGTATGATGCGGTTGCCGATTTTTTGCCGGAAACTAACGTCACGACTATTTCAGTGCTTGGTTCGGTACATGAAAATTTTTTCCGCGTTCGCGAACGACAGGGCTACTTACTGGTGCAAACGTTCGATGACTACAAATCTTTCGGCCCGCACTTTACTTACGTGTTATTTGAAATGCGGCGATCGCATGAAATAATATTTTCCTTGGCGGTCAGCGGCGAAGAGCCCCGGTTCGCCACGACGCAAACGATCGAGTTGTTGGACAACGACATTATACACATTACTACGCAGGGCGCCGACGATCGCATGATTGTCGTAATCAACGGTGAGTTGGAGCAAACGGACTCAAAGGAGCTGCAATACAGGTGGAAAGCCGGCAATTTTATACAAGACGACGACGACGACGACGACGACGACGACGGCAATGACGACGAAATTATTGTGCCCGTCGGTCCCGCCATTCCGCTCATCGTCGTGATCGGTGCGATTGTTTTCTTCATAGCAATTATTTTATTTTTGCTTCTCAAAGTGACACGAGCACAAGAAACTGCTCCATTAACACCAATCCCGGCGATATCAGCGCCAATTGCCTCGGCACCGACACAAACCAGACGACGGCGGAAAATTATAGAATAAAAAAAAGGCTGGGCCGCAGTAAGTCGGGCGAAATTGACGAAACCGAAAGCGCGCTGTCTCTCACGTAGTCGTAATATTATCTTGTAATGTAAGAAAAGAATAATTGTGCTATAATTATTATTATGAATGAACCGCCTTTTGTAGCTATACCTTTTGTCGATAAGCCCACATGGGTACCGTACAATGAAAATTTTTTGGCCGTAAACCATTACAAAAAACCATTTCCATATTTAATGAAACCGGGAAGTAGCATTCAATTGTCGACCAACCACCCGTGCACCATACATGTGCTTAATGATGACAGAGACACGGAACAGGAGCAGGTTTTAGACGTAAACAACAGTGAAACAAGGATCAATATCACTAAATACAGTATAGTTTTCATCAATTGCATATTCGTCGACAACAACGATTCGGCGCTTAGGGTCTCGTACTCGATAGAAGGCGAACACGACCCGCTAGTGCATATAATGTGCGGACAAAACACTAATTACGCCAACGGCGTAGACGAAACTTTGAGTTTGGTGTTTGTCGAGGGTGATCGCATTCAGCTATTGGTGCCGCGCGTGGATCTTCCTCATTTGAACGATCTCATCCGCGATGATCCTGATTTATTGACCCTCAACAACTTTTATAATGACGTGATAGGTTGTTACGACGAACTCGCCGGTATTTCGTTTAAGCGAAAATATTTTGCAAAAGCCGACATCAACGGTCCTGGTGACGCCTTTTACCATACATGGTATATGGGTGAGTCGTATGAAACTATGAAAAGCTTTTATTTGACACCCTCCACGCTCAACTGGGGCGCATTGCACGAGATGGCGCATTCTTTTGATATTTATTTTGCTCGTAACACAATTCAAGTTAGTTTACAAGAAGTGTGGACAAATATATGGCCCGACTATTATCAATATACTCGTTTGACTACCGATGAGTACGAGGATAAATCGTGGATGTTGAGTCCAACTAGAGAAGTTTCGATCGGACAGCTCGTCGAAAAGTTTCACACCACCACACTACACGACTGGGATCATCGCGAACGACTGTTGTATTTGACAGCATTCTTTTATAAAGTTGGTCATAAACAGTTGCTCACTACAATGTTCGACATTCTGATACATAAAATTCTCGATAACAAATTTAGGTTAAGCGAATTTAGAGTGATCGATTTGATCATTGACTGCTGCAACAAATTTAACGTAGATGTGTGTTACGTCAACAAATTGGTGGGTGTAAGGGAAATAAATCCTGTGTTGCTGGAAGAGGTTAAGTACAATTTTGACAATGCGGCAAACGTTTACGAATTTTTGGTGCGTCCGGGCGTGCTGAGTATGGGTTTGATAGACAGTGACGATAGCGTTCAAAATGACGCAAATTTAGTGTTTCGAGAATCCGCCCCGAACGATTTAATCGGCGCCCAGTACAGCTTGTTGAAAGCCGAGAACACAATTTATAATTTTACTTTTACAAACTCGAAGACTCAATTAGTGCCCTCATTGCGCGCCGGATGCTACAAGTTTATTTCTGAGACGGGCAACTCTAGCCAGCGCTACCGCTTCAATAGCGACTATGTCGTGTTCAATGGAGTTTCAATGCAGCCGGCCGTGCTTAATTTCGAGCCCATCGCCAATTCTATTCTACTGAACGATCGATTTACGTTTTTTGGATTAGGCGACGTAATTATCGCATATTTGACCGTAGATTACTCGAAAAAACTATATTCCTTTGACGTAGTTCACGATAGAGCACATGCTTACTTTCCAGATGAAATATATTTTAGTGTTAAAATTGAAAACAGCGGCGAAACGGACGTTCTATGGGAAGTAATAGGCGTTGATAACAATTTCAAACCACAAGTCTATGAAGCTCCTTTGAAAATAGGGCAAACGCTTGTTATTTATCACAGAGAGCCGCCTAGATTGTATTGGAATGTAAACACATTCACACAAACGATCAATAGATTTTACTTAACCACATATGGACTGGTTCACGAGGACAATGATATAAATACAGCACTTCCACTAGTTTGGAAAATATTAGACGTCTGCCAATATTTAACTTTAAATTATCCACAGTTAATTACAACATCGCATTTAATACAGGACCACGTATATTTAGCGTATCGAGCGTTACCCAGCGCCGATCAAAGCACCATCTACGCTATAATCAGCAGCTTCTTACCCAACACTAGCGTCACTTCAATTACGGCTATGGGATCTCGAAACCAAAACGTTTTGCGTGTGACCGAACAGAATGGCCGTTTACTCATAGTTACATATGAAAGCAACACACCAAACAACACGCATCCCATATATTTAGTGTTGCAGTTGATGCGTGCCAGACAGATAATTTTTTCGACGGTCGTGTACGGTGACCTGCCGCTGCGCGATTCCTTTACGATGTTCAATTACCCAAACACGACATCATATTTATGGACAATGACAGAAATTGAGAACAAAAGAATTGTCGTAATAGACGGCGTGTTGCAACAGCCTCGGTTCGAGCAAATATTATATAAATGGCAAAACAACACCTTTAAGTCTATCGAAAGCATTGAAGCCTTGCCGCCAGTCCAAGACATTTTACAATCGTTAATGCTATTCGTGGTCGGCGTAACCGTTCTCGTCATCATCATTATAATCATCATCGTTAAATTTTTGGTGGGTGCCAATAAATGTGCAATAGCAGAAACAATTCAAGCTCCTCCACCTCCGGGGAAAACAATCACTACACGAAGACCCACCAGAGTTACCCCAATTACGACCGCTTGATAGTAAATCAAATACGATTTCAGCTCTAATTTTAATAATTTATTACTAGATATTACTACATTTGACCGTGGTGTCAACGAGCATATTGTGCAGGGTATCGTTGAACTCGTCCGCATCTTTACAACTCTCAAAGCTGAGCGTGCGCTTCGTGCGTTTCACAGACTCTTTTGGGAAAGCGATGTCGACTTCGTGCACAGCGTTGTTCCAATCCACCGTCGGGTTGGGGCGTTTTGCTTCGACGACGATTTTATTAGTGTCGAGACGACGCTTCAATTTTTGCCTTTCGACGTACGGTCGCTGGCCGGTGATGGCCTGAAACGTGTTGCCGCTGCGCGCGATACAAATCATCGGCAGCTTCTTGTCGTTGGCGGGATAGTGCACGACCCTGCCCGACAAGTCGACCATCTTGTCGAGCAGTTTGCTGACTTGTTCGTCTTTCTGCTGCATCATGTTGTCTTTCTGAGACATGAGTTCGTCTTTCTTTGCCATATTACTTTGAAAGCCAGTATACATGCGATTGAGGTCGTTCATTATCCGATGTATCACTTGATCCTTTTGCTCGGCCATCTGCTGAATCCGGGCGGTGAGCTGTTGCAGCTGCTCGTCCTTCTTCTGTACGACGGCTTGAAAATCTTTGTAGAGGCGCAACGCTTGCTTTTCGTCGTCACCGTCGATTATGGCGGACGTATACTTGCCGGTGCACAACACTTGCGGAATCACCTCTTCGAGCAGCCACTCTTGCAATTCAACGGCATAGGGTAGTTTCGACTTCATGATCAATTGTATTACGCCAGATTTGGTGATGAGAATGGTCTGAGGGTGTAGATAGAGGGGGTCGCCTTGTTTAACAACTTCGCGGATAATCGATTTATTTTTGTCGAACTGAGCAAGGTGCTCGTTTTTAGCACCTTGCTTTTCGAAGAAACACTTGTACTTTTCGTCCACGTGTTTGCGTATTGCTTGTTCGTGATTTTCATATTTCAACACCCTGGCGATATCTTTTCCGACGAAAAGCACCTGCATGTCGTTGTCGACGACATATCTCAACTCAAACTCGTCCTCGCCGAACTTGAACACTCCGATCTTGACTTGGGCCATTTTTTTACTAAAGATACGTGCGTTCGCCGATAAATCAGTGAAACGATTGAGCGCGCTATTTAATTTTACGATAGATTTTTAGCGTCTTTATAGTGTTGAACGTTCTTCGTTCGGTGAACCTGAACTCGTTGTTGATGTCGGCGAAACAATCGAGAAAATTTGTGACGAAATGTAAAAAGTCAAGGCGCGCGTAGCTGATGCCGTTGACGTAGGGCACGATGCGCAGGCCGTTGTCCGAGTCGAATTGCGAGTAAATAGGTCGAAACTGCCGGAACCGAAAGCGCTCTCGTTCGCACAGTTTGTAGCTTGCGTGGCAATTGGTGTCGATGATATCGTCTTCATCGGCGCACACGACAAATGTGTTGAAGCCGGTGTTTCCGAAATGGCGACGGTAGACGCGCGCCGGTACGCTGAACACGACAATGCAATTATCTATGCAATGGTAATTGTATCGATTCTTGAACGTTTCCGCTGCCCTCGTGCTTGTTGTATCGCTCATGATGCCGATATCGTAATTACTATATTTGATCGGAGGGTGTGCCCATTTATATCATTATTATCATCATAAAAATCATCATCATGATAATGATCATTTAATTTGTACATAGCCCATATAAATTAGATAATTTATAATGTCAAGAATACTGTACGTGATTTCATCGAGAGTTAGCAATATTCGAGCGTCGGCAATGTTGTTTTTGAGCGTGAGAAAGTGTTCGAGCACGACGAGACTGTTCACGTTGGTGCAAACGGTGTTGTAGAGTCCGCTCTCGTTGATCGCGCCGATGTCGTTTTTGTTAAATCGCACCAGCGAAAATTCGCGCGGACAAAACACACTCGACGACTCTAGATAATAGAAGAGAGTGCCGTCCAGATTGTAGAGTATTACGTTTTCGGGTTTGATGACGAACAGACGCTCCACATGCGCCGGCGGAACGGTCAAGTCGTAAACCTCAATGTATGCGCCAAATTGCAGAGTGTGTTTGTGATCGTGCACCAATTTGGCGGCTTCCGTTCGATAAGGATTTAAATAGAGGAGCGCGATTAAATACACCAATAGACACAAAATGGCGACAGCTGCGATCACAGTCGACGACATATTCGATAACATTTATCAAGCGTACGATCGTCGCGCGGATCGGCTTGTCGACACGTTCAATGATGCCGACAACGTGGTCTTGCGCAATAGTGTGACGGGCGCCACTAGATTGATTGAGTCGTACGAGAATTTTACAAAGCTTCTCACCTTAATGACCAATACGCAGACGGACACGAACGAGCCGGTGTCGTGCGCCGGCACACACGAATCCGTCGGCATCGAGCCTCACGACTGGTGCGCTGAACAAAACATTTTTTGCATGTTTGTGTGTCCGTTTGTCGGCGCGGACGACTACGATTTGGTGAAGGACACAATTTGTTTCGACCGGTTCGTCGTGAGCAACGTGCCGGGCTACGCCGATAAATGCGTGCGCGCCGGCGATTACTATTATTGGCCCAACATGTCCGTCATATATTGCGGCTGGACCATATACCTCAAAAAGATGTTCAACATCGACCTGGATCGTAGCATTCCGCTCATACACAATCGTCGGCTCGGCAATGTCAATCTCTTTAACTTTAATCCGGAGGATTACCTCAACGTCGAGCTGAGTTTGTGGTGTGACGACAAAATTTTGTTTGTGAACGGCCGCTCTACGTTCGACGACGACAAGGACGACGACCTGTTCATCATCACGATGACGGACGGCCGAGTGGGCAGATGTAAGATCAAGCCGCAGCTCGTGTACAGCAACAAAAACTTTTTCGACTACATCAAAGACGACATCAATATCCAAAAATGCGTCACCGCCGATTCATACAAAAGTTTGTTACACGTGAACCTAGACAGTTTGCGAGTGTTCGAGGACAAGGCACTTCCCACCACTGCCGTCGTGACAAAGGAGCGACTGAAAGTATTTCGCAACATTACTCCGTCCAGCGAGAACATTGATATGATAAAGCGCAGCATCAACGAGTGTGTGGGCTTGATTAAAGACAGAATGATCGAGGTCATGGCGCAGACCGATCAGGCCGATAGCACCATATTAAAAAGCTACTTTAAAAAGAGTGATTTTATAAATTTTGACTATATAATTGTGGTGTTGTGGAGGACAATTTCAAAGAATGAAGAGCTCAACCTCACAAAAACCGACATTAAGCTGTTTTTCGAGTTGTTGTGCGAATCCATTTTCGGCGAAAAGGGCCCTGATTACGTGGCGGCGAAACAAAGATGCGAGCCCTATTGCAAGCTTACGCCCAAAGTGTTTATGCGATTCTGCAATCATTGGTCCTTGTTTATCAACGAGAATCCGTGCGTGACGCTCGCCTATTATTATGCGATACATTTTTTGATTTTTTGCAAATTCGGCAACTGGGACTATACGTATGAGAATGCAAAAACGTGTGGTGCCACGAACGAGGTGCTGTGCGCGGGCTTCTTCAAGAAGATTTTGTCTTCGGGCAATATGGCGTTTGTGTTCAACGGCAAACACTATGTGCTGGTGCGCAAAGACGACGATTTGTTTAAGCTGACCGAAGACTGCAGCGGAATCTCAATGCCGAGTATCAAGTTCAACAATTGGAAATACATGTACTTCACCGAGGAGGGCGTCTACAATCTCTTCATCAACGACTATCACAGCGGGTGTCCGTTCATTATGGGCAACACTTTGCTTAAATCGCTGACGCGTAAAAACGAGAAGACCTACTTGCCAGAACGCGTCATTCAGTTTATGTTAGACAATGGCAAGAACGAGAATGAAATCTATAAAATTTACCACATGGCCAAGGTCTGCCGTGAAATTAAAATTGTCAAGAACAACATGTCCGCCATCTTGGCGTTCAACAATTGCAATACGTGCAAGGACCGCGAGCAAAGGACCCTGAATGACTTGTTTCGCGAGATTTGGAGCTACTCGCACCACGAACTCATCATTGTTGGCGTGTACTTGAACGACAAGAAAATGTCTGATGTAATAAATAACCTCAAGTGCCACGAGTGCAAAGAGCGCCAGACGCACTCTAGACCGAAAAAGTGCACGTGTCTTGACAAGCTACAGGTTGACGTAAAATCCTTTAAGATTGTTCTGATGATGGAACTATTTTCGAATTGCAAAGGCCTCTTGGAGCTGATGTGGTCGCTCTTGTACACGTCTCAGCTGTACAGCGCCATACTGAAGACGAGCATGATGACACACCATTGCACAGAAACTGTGGAGATGGTGGACCAGCACGTGGACTACTTTTACTCGAACCGCATGAAAATTATTAATTTTTTGCACAATCGACTCGACAGGATCGATTTTGTAGACGATTTCGTTTCTGCCGTGTCGACTCCAAAAAAATTTCTGTCTGACCTCAAGGCGGTCGTTGACGGTAACGATGACAGCGCCTACGAGGACGACGACCAAGAGTCGCCGATAAGGATTTGCGATGAGGAAGAAGAGACCGTTAACGAAAAACAAGTGATGTACATTAACAATTTTTACTACAACTACTACAACACGCTGGCGATGCTCAAAAAGTGGAATGTGTGGTGGGACAAGTTGATTGTGAAGCGCCACAACGACGACCTGAACACGTGGCTGACGCGATTTTACATGCGCATCTTCATGACCAAACTAGACCTCCAGCAGTACTCGTCGCTGTTTGTTAAGCAAATAGTGATGGGCTATCTGTACTTTAGGCAGTTTACAAACTTTAACTACGTAAATAGTTTGGTGACCATTCACTTTGGCGCCGGCACTGGCATCCCGACAGACTACGAAAAATGTTGCTTGTACCTGAACGGCAAGCCGGGCTCGGGCAAATCTAGCTTTTTTGCTGTTTTCGATCATTTCGTGGTGGTGCACAAGCACGACAGCGCCAAATACACGCTGACCAAGAAGGACACCAATGAAATGGAGGCGGACAAGATGATTTCGCAGCTCTATGTGATCAACGAAATGAAGGTATGCGACGATTCGTTTTTTAAGAGCACCGCCGACTCGACTAAAAGCAACACCGTCTGCAGGAAGTACGAGGGCAGTCAAAAATATGAGGGCAACTTTAAGTTGCTGATCGTCAACAACAAACCCTTGCACATTTCCGACTACGATAAAGGAGTGCGAAACCGCTTTGCTGTCATCTACACGGATCACTTGTTCGAGGAGAATCTATCCTTTACCGGCTCCATCTATTGGCACATGAAAAACAAAATTTTCCCCATGGAGAAGAGCTACATTGATGAGTTGGCGAAACCGGTGCGCTTGTTTTTGTCGCACATACTCATGTACAAACGTAACGCTCGAGACGGCTACGTGTCCTACAAAATGTTCCTCGAAAAGGATCCCGTGCACAATCACAATCTCATGTGCCTCGACGTGAACAACAGTCCGCTGAACGCACTCATGTACGTTCTCAAGGTGACCGTCAAGCCGGGCGCCAAGATGGTGGACGAGACAAAGATTGAGAAAATGATCGAGCTGGCCGTGCCGTTTGTCGAGACAATGCTGCACGATTTGCTGGTGACGAAGCGCACCAACGTCACGCAGCGCACCGCCATGCTCTTTGACGCCTTTAAGCGTAAATTTAAAAAATATTACAGAGAACACGAAAAGGTGTTCTACAACATTGACATGGCCTGGAATAAATCCGACTTTAATATCAATCAGCCAGAATTTATATGTTAATTAATTAAAAAAATTAGATATATTTAATTATTTTATTGATAATAATAATAATGTATATAGTGTATTATAAAAGTATTAATAAATTGTTGTGTGGTAAATGTGTTGTGTTTTTTTTACTGCAATCTGAACGATTTTTCATTTTTGATGAAGAGCGTTCCGGCGTCGTTTATCAGTGTGTAGTCCCATTCCTTGAGTTTGAGCTGCACATTGGCGTTGGTAGTATAGACGGTGATGGGATAGGAGGCATCTCGCAAATCGGGCACCGAAGTCGTGGTAGAGTCGATCAGACAGTACATCATACCGTCCGCCTCGAACCGACACATATTTACCGACTCTTTGATTTTGTTAGAGTCCAGGTTCTTGAACACTATGAACATGTTTTTGAATTGTTTAATGTCAAAGTTGGCTGTCATGCGATTGGGCGCAGAGCTCGCCTGAGCGGTCTCCTGCAGCGTGCCAATGAACACGCAATTGGAACCGACCGACTTGTTGCCCTCGTCGATTATTTCGTTGTAGGTTAGAGGCCGTTCGGCGACGTAAATTTTGCTGATCTTGTTGTCGCCGTGAAGTACGCGCAGAGACTTTATCCTTGCATTGTTAAACTTGACGGTGGTTGCGCCATCTTCGCCGACCCGAATAGAATCGCTGCTGTCCGCGAAACTGGGTGAGGAGTCGTTGAGCGAGTTAAAATTGAGTTTGTTGTTCGTGTACAAATAGTAGATGAGCGCTATAACGATCAATAGAAACACGATGGTTCCAATCATTTTGAAGCAATTTCAATAATTGAATTATGCAGTAAATGTTTTAAAAGCGCACTTAAATTATCTTGTTGCCAATCGACGTGGGACGGTAGCACGACCACTATACGGCTTTGCAGGCGAAACAATTTAAATAAATGAGTGAGGTATTCTACGCAGTAGTTGAGCGTGTTTACACCGAACGCAGAGTCGTCCACCAATTCAACATACGTCTTATACATAATGAGCGCATCAATAAGCACGTGATTCTTGCAATAGTTGCCGTTGTTGTGTTCCAGCAAATCATTGAACGTTTTCTTCATAAATAAGGCTTCCTCTTTTTTTAGTTCAGCGAACATACTCAGTTTGTCGCACGAGCTGTCGTCTACGCACTCGATAATACCTTCAAAGTACACCACGTCGCCATCGTCGGGCTTGTCGTTGTTGACGCCGGTCGGCATATCGGATAAATAAAGGCAAATCGTGCGCTCGGCATCCATCTCGGCAATGATTCCACAATCGGCCCTGTTTACACAATACAAAGACAGCTTTTTCTTGTACACTTTCCGCCACTTGGACCGAATACGTGCGTCCAAGTCGAAGCAGCTCGCGCGAATCCTAGCCACGGAATTAACTTATCTTTACGAAATCGCATGCCTCATCGCCTACAAGGACGTGCAGAATGACGAGATCGAACGGCTGAAGCAATGGTCGCTAGAGCTATCACACGACTTTGACGTGGAGCACATGAAGCTGTTGTTTCGCGAAAAGATGCAAGAGCTCAATTTACGCAGCACTCAACCTAAAAACTATTCGTACACCTTTCGCACCATTTGGGACACTATTCACTTTCTGGCGCTGCTCATAGACGACATGGTGGCGACTCGAGACAAGATGACCTACGAGTTTATCACCAATCAGCTGCGTCAAATGAAGACGCTATATTATAATTTATTCTTCAAGCTAGACTGCGCCATGTGCCGCGATCATTATATGAGTGTCAAGGGCTTTCTGATTCAGGCCATTGAACGTATCGAGTTGTGTCTCAATCGAGAACGTTTTGGCGAAAAGATCATAATGGTCGATGAAATTGGAGTGCACAACGTGAACGATAATGTTCTCATGAAGCACGGCATGCTCTACACCTCAATGGTATTTCATAATCACATCAACGACTACCGCTGGATTCAGCGCAACATAAAGCCGCCTCTCAACTTTGAGAAAATGAAATGGTCAACATATAAAAATTTATTGGAACTTAAATAGCTTTGGTCGGTCTCCGTTTTCGGTCGTCGCTAATCTTTAATATAGCGCGACATATAAAACTGTAAGACAATCTATTAATTAATGTCACTTGTCAACATGAATACGGTGCAAACAGACGGCGCTCCCGTTATCGTCCGGGGTCAAGTTATATCGACAGTGGGCCAGTTGGATAACAATAACAATTATGTCTATTTTAATATAATCGATGACGATGAAGAGCACGACGAAGATATGCAAGAAAACGAAGACGAATTTCACGACAGCACCATTTTCAACGAAGACGGCACGTTTGACATCAGAGGTACTCATGCAACTCTGGATGAATTGCACCCGGACATTTTTGCAATAATTGATTATTACGGTTTGCAAAGCTATTATAATGTCGATGAAGACGGATATGATGACGACGACGACGAAGAAGAGGACTATTTCGATTACGACGAGTTGCAAAAAATTGGAAGTGTATTTGTGGTGAAACAGAAATTTCGACAGCTCACAGACATTATCAACGCCGAATGCTGTATTTGTCTGGAAAAATTGGACGACTATGTCACCAGCACCGATGAGGACGGCAACGCCGTCAAACAAAATAAACAAATATCACAAATAGAAGAATGCAGACACGGTTTCTGCAGTGAGTGTTTGTTTAATTGGCTGAAGGAGCATGACATGTGTCCGATGTGTAGAACAGTGTGTAAAAGAATTAATTTATGTAAATAAAATATATATATGTAATACAAAAATTTTATTTTTTTTTGACACATCAATTGGGAACCAATCGGTCGGGGCGATGTTTGAGAATGGTTATGGTACTGTCTGTGATGAGGGCTTCGTAGATTGTTTGATGTTGAAGCGGCTGCGCGACACTGGGCGACACGACGATTTGTTTATTCTGAATGGGTCCTTCTAGGCTTCGACAGAGCGCTTGCTCGGCGTCGTATTCGACTTCAACGGTCTTCATTTGTTTGTACTTTACGTAGCGCATGGCCGTGTCTAGCACAACAAAGCCATCGGTGGGCATGGTGGAGTAACTATTGTGCATTATGGGCGGGTCCAAGAACTGTTGGAATTTTACATTTATTGTCTGGTCTTGGCGCGTTGTAAGCTGAAAGGTGACGGGCCTGTGATTGTATTTCTCCGCCATAAAATTGAGACATTCGAGCGCTGCGCTGGGTTCGATTTGGTAGGGATCCAAAGACACCTCATATTGCGTGCGGTTGTTATAGCTGTACTTGAAGACGTGCAGCAGATCGGTGATGAAGAGAGTGCTGTCGATGAGTTCACATTGAAACGCCACCACGTTGTTCAGCGTAAAGAGGTTGTTGTCGAACGGCCCCGAAAACATTTGCATGTCGTCCATAAACACGATCATGAACGTTCTCGTGAAAAAGCCTTTGCCTCGAGTGCCGTCCAATTTAAGCGCCCACTTGTAAATGGAATCGTTGTCGCAGCCGTCATACAAAATTTTTTCGTCTTCAAACTTTTTATAAATGATGCTATTCATGAGCGTAGTGTACGGCAACAAAGGACTAATGTTGTGGTGCGCCGCCAACGCATCCATGTCGCAGACAACGCGCGCCATAAAGTCGAGCACTTTACGATCGACAGCGCCGCCGCGGTACTCGTATTCAAGACGGAGCGAGGCCAATATTTCATCAGATCCCAAGTGGCTTTCTTTAATGAGATTCTCATTTTGGTTTCGCAACAAATTGTACAACACAATTTGTTTGGTAGCCATCAGGGAATCAAACTTGTCGATTAAATTTTTATTAAAATAAATGTGCTCGAATTTGACTTCGCATTCGGGACACTCGTCGCTTTTAAACACTTTACACTTTACGATGCGCCGCAGGACCCGCGACGGCGACTGATTTGGCTCCTCCACGCTGCAGCGGTCGACGAACGGCACCAGAACGTTCCTGTCGACGTGCACAAACTTGTTGAGGGAGGTGCACGATTTCTGCACACTCGTGAGCGAGCCGCCCTCGACCAGTCGCGTGCGCACATTGTTCTCGTCGACAAAGTCATAGTATTGTTCGAAGGCTTTAAACTTTTTAGAAATATAAGAATCTAAAATAATATACAGCAAGTCTTGGCTGAAATTTATTGAATAAGAGATTTCGTTTTCGATAGCCATGGCACTAGCGCCCACCGTCGCAACCACCACTCGACTGCGCAACTATTGCGTCTTCGGAGCGGTCCAGCCGTTCGACCCCTGTCGCAGCTATGGCAGTCCGTGCTCGCCTGACGCGAGTCAGGACGACGGTTGGTACATTTGTGAGTACCACAGCTCGATTCGCTTCAAAATTGAGAAAATGGCCATGCCGATACCCGACGGCGAAGGCAACACATTCTTCCGCACCGTCGGCAAAAGTTTGGTGTCCGACAAGGACGAGGGCATCGACCGTATTCTGATTCCCACCGCCGACAACTATGAGACGGTGCTAAAAATAAACTCAATGTCGCTGCCCGAACAGCTGGTCTTCCACATGATCTACGGCGATCGTGCCAAACAGGAGCGCGTCTGTCAAATGCTGCAGTTTAACGAGAACTTTCAGACGGACACTTATCGCATCGTGGAGAATCTCTACAACAACACCTTGAGCATCCTCTCGCTCACCGATCCCAGTCGCTATTGTTCGCGCGTCAGCCAAAACAGCACTCGCGTCTACGGCGTCAATGACGAGAACGACATTGCCGAGCAAACAATTAACAAGATGCCTGGATTTTTGCAAAATCTCATCAACAAATGCGTAGCGCCCGAAACCATGACGATCGAAGATCAGACCCTAGAGTTCCGCAACTGTGCGACGTGCCGCATTAATAACACGGGACTCGTTGCCGACGTGAAACTATATAATCCGGTCGAACCCAAATACCGATCGGGCTACAATCAAAACTTTTTGCAAATTGAAAGCGTTTTAAAATTTAGGGGTAACGCAATTGCCCTACAAAAATCGCTGGCGCGCTACGAACCTTATCCCGTGGTGGTGCCGCTAGTGCTCGGCAGCGAAGTGGTGGTCACCGCCAGTAGCCTCAAACCTCTACCCCTACCGAGGATATTGCCTCCTGAAGGAGAAGCTGCTCCAACCGTTAGACCCGTACCCGTCGCCACAGCCGCCACATAAAACCAAACTAATTATTATTATTATTATTATTATTATTATTACTTTGCTAGTATTATTATTTTAATAAAATTACCAAGATTTATATCTAATTTTTTACTCACGACATAATTTGATAAGAAACTTATCATTGATAAACATCGAAACCTTGTAGTTGTTATTCAAAGTATTTTTTTTTAAAAAAAATATCTGATATATGTATGTCCTCATGTTTCTTCGAAATTAATTTTTTTTGTAGATTAAAAAGGTTTTCTTGGCCTTTAATTAAAATATACGTGACTAATAAATACTTTTTAATACTAGCACTTTATCAGTTACGTATACCTTGGTTGCAAGCTGATTAACAGCAAATTTTTAGTATAAAAGAGCGATTTTGTCGCTCGTTTGTTTAGTAACGAAACCACCATGGAATCGGTAACACTTAACTGTGGTGTGTGCTTAACTGACGTTCTTGTCAAGGCGAACGAGACTACTCGTAAGGAAAATCTTTATATTGTTCCTTTTTTGAGTTTAATAGAGTGTAATCACGCCCTGTGTGTGCATTGTGTGAAGAACCTCCAAACGTCTAACCGCCGCGCGATTTCGTGCCCAATGTGTCGTGAAGTGAGTACTAAATTTCGTCTGATATCAATTAACAACAATGAATTGTATACTATCGACTGCACTGCAAACTCCATACAAAGGCATACTTCTACTCAATGCAACATCAATATGAACATACCGATGCTAGTGTCGCATTTATTTCCGTTTAGTCTGCGTCCTAATGATGACGTTGACTTTATAACATTTGAGCCGTCGCCAAACACTAACGAAGCTTCTACTTCGGCCTCTGTTTCTACGGTCTACGAGGACACAGCGTCGGAGCTTTATCCCAACAATGAGCTAAATCAAACTGCCAGCGCTAGCATCGATCCGGATCATACTATTAGTGATTTAAATTCAATTGCCCCGGATTTGGATTCGACGGTTAGCATAGAAAACAATCAAGAACGAGAATGCACTGAAGAACCTGAAAATCAAGTGTATGAATCGCAGATTGCTGCCGTTGCACAAATTAGCCACTTGCAAAACGAGATTGACCGTTTAAATGAAGAACATAATTCGGCACTAGATCTTGCGAGGGATATAGGGCTCGAGATTAGACAGCTCCTGTTGGAAAAAAGCAGTCACGAGCTCAGCGTCAGAAACTTAACGCTCCAGGAAAATGAAAAAACTCGTAATATTGAGCAGCTCACTGAACAAAAAAATCAACTTGAATCCAGCATTCAACAGTTAATAAAACGTGAAAATCTTAAAAAGATTGAAATTCGTCGATTGTCGAATAAATTAAAACAAATGGCGGACCAATTGCAAAATAAAGAAAAGTTGAAAAAATTAAACGAGTCTATCGCAAAAAAGCACACCGAGTTAAATCAAATAAATGACCTTTTGTCGCACACGCAGTCGTTGAACGATATACTTCTAGCTCAGCATAATAATTTGCATTCTAGCATCAAAATAAAAAGTGAGCTTAACGAAACGTATAAGCAGCTGTTTTCCAAGTTGGAGAATAAAAAAACCTTTTTGGAACAGGCCAATATTAAGTTGCGCACTGAAAACGACGAGCTCAACGCTATTAACAAACGCTTAACGCAAGAAAACCTAAAGCTCAAACGAGAACGAGAACAAGATGAAAATCCGCAGGCAGAGAATGTTGACTCGGAAAACGGGTCTTCCAATAAGACCAAAAAAACTAAACTTTATTAATTGTTATACTTTTTTTTTGTAATTTTTTAAAATAAAATTGTGTATAAATAATGTAGGGGTATGTTTGATTTAAATAAAGCATTCAATAGTAAATTTATCTTTGAATATGTTTGACCAAACACTATTAATGTAAATCTTGTAAATAATATATGCGGTTATCCTCGAGATCACACGCGAAAGCGCCATCGTTCATGATGTGATCGGGACAAGCCATAATAATGTCTCCATTGCTATGAACCCATTTATTATACTTTATGCCGTCGTTGGATTGTGTGGCGATATTGTCGAACAATTTTCCCTCTGACGCTATTACTCTAATACCGGTGTCGGCGTCGAACACCGATCGACAACCGATGCCGTCGCCCAAGTAAGCGTAAGTATTGATGATGTTGGCCAAACCGAGGGCGTTTTGACAGTTATCGTCTGCGCTCGCATTGGCACGCAAGTCACGTATGGCCTCCTTGATGTGATCGTCGATGACGTTGCACGCCGACAACTTGAAAGTCGGCACCGAATAAAAGCAAGTATAGCTCAACTGTTTGTCCGTCAGCGTAAGTGTCGGTGGTGGTGCCGGTGTTGATTCGTCGTTTGCCTCGCGCGAAGACCAAGGATCGAACAATGGCGCGATCACCTCGTACCTCTCGAATGGATCAAACATGGGTGTTACGGCATCGTTGTCGCGTGCATTTTCGTCGAACTCTACATTTTGTATATTTGGTATATTTGATGCATATCGTTCAATATATTTTGCCGGTTTTACACTTTCGTAATTATATTCGTAAAATTTTGTAGTATATTTGGGCATCGTCGTAGTATATTTGTCATGTATTTTGTCCAAAATTACACCACAAACGTCGGAATGTAGTATATTGGTTGTGATTTGGGTCGTAAAATAATCAAAGTCTACGAAATTGGACGTGAGTCGACGCGCGCAATATTGTTGGTAATCGGGGTCGGTGCGCACTTCCATCTTGACCGGCGCCAAGTATTGTTCGGACGCAAAATTGACGGTGCGCTGCAGCTCATTGTCGACGCACTCGTTCATGCGCGTCCCTTCAAACGGATCAAACAGATTATCGCCAAAACACTCGACTTCCTCGCCGTTTATAGAGTTTATTCCCATTGCGTTTAAATCGCGGGCGTACGTTACTTTGTCGTCTAAACGATCGGTGCCGATTAGGTCGACGGCACGGTCGGTGCGACCTACGAACGCTGTGTTAAATATCAAATCATAGTCGTTGGGCGCATTGTCGATGCCAAAGATGTCGTTGCTGATGCGCAATTTTGTCGCATCGAACGGCACGCACTCACCGCTCTCGGTGTCGTACATTTCGGCGGGGATGTGCACATTTACGCTGAACTTGCCGTTAAATAGTTTATCGTTCAAAAGGTTTGTAGTGTCACACGTTACGTTTTTGATGACGTCATAATTGTCGCAAATTAATACACCTTCGTCGAAAGACCACACGTCGTCGCTGAAGACCTGCGTTCGTGTTCCGCTGCCGTTGTCAAAGTTGGAGCAGCGCGCGTCGCCGGCGCACTCGTACCGATCGTTGACGAACACGCGGTTGATGCAAGTGACGAGTTGAGCTTCTGTAGGCGATAAACAGCGGTAGAATTGGGCGGGCCCGATGTCGTCGGTGATGTAGGTGTAGCCGGCGCCGTGAGTAGCGCACGGGTCCGCGTCAACGCAAACGAGGAGGCGCCGATCGAATATTTTACCGTGGGGACACGAGGTGATCACGGCGGCGCCGTCTTTACATATCATGTATTCGTTGATGTTAAGTTGCTCGGGGAAGACGTTTAGCAAAAATCCATCGGGCCGGTTCTCGCAGTCGTTACGCAATACGCATTCGGCGCCGTCGAACAAGTGATTGTTGGGGCACTCTTCGACGACGTGAGAGCCGCCTTCGAGGCACCGTAGATACATCGTAGGATGAATATCCTCCTCGCCGACATTCGGCCTGGGCACGCGATGATGTAGGACCAGCGAGTCGATTAGTCGCTCGGTGAGGCCGTACATGCCCGGCGCCTTGCCGTCGCACGGCGGAATGGGCTCGCATCGCATTCGTGTTTCGTTGAAGCGCTCGTCGGGCGGACAATCGACGCTCATCCAGCCGTCGTCGCCGCGCAGGTTGTACTTGTGTTCGTCGTCGTTGTCTGCTCGAACGCGAATCTCCGGCGGCTCTGTCGCCTCGAATTGCTGTTCGATAAAGTTGAAGGTCTCGACGCGGTCGTCGTGCGGCTCGGTCGCCACCACCGACAAGTCAATTGTGTTAAAGGTGCACACCACGTACGTGTGTGCGTCAACTTCGGACACATAATGCAACACTGACGGCAGAGGATGCTCGGCATTGGTGCGTTTGGAGTACTCGGTCACCACGCGTAGTTTGTTCTCAAAGTCTTGTTCGTTGTATTCGGAATATATTATTAAGTAGAATATTGAAAAGAACAAAATCAAAATAATGGCCACCAGCAACAGCGGTACCGTCGACATTTCTGTTCACGTTACACTGGACAAGGAGGCTGATAAGAGTGTGCTCTCGTTTATTGTTCGAGAAGAATATCACTTAAAAAAACTAGCCGTCGGCGCTTATAGTCTTAACATTCTAGACACGCAACTGTTGAATGATCTGGCTCGCAAATCATGCGCGACGATCGCTTGCGGGGACTACGTAATCGCATACAATTTCACGGAAAACAGTAATAAAATAAACGTAATTTTGTTTAACATCAAGCCGAGCGTATTAAAGAAGGGCAAATGTATATTTAAATTAATATACGTCGACGCTACTACTGATAAGATGTTAGACGAGCCGGTTGAACAACAAGAACAACATGCTAACAGCCAATTGTTCAAATCCGCGTTTGCCCCAGACACAGACGGCACCTCTAGCGACGAATCCGACGAAGACGACGACGGCGACAAACGAAAATCAATCTCCGAATCAGACCCCAACATCGGGATGGTTGAGGACGTGCCAGCTAAACGACAAAAACTTGACGACCACGTCGAGAGTAAAGTTTGATGCCGATCTACTCATTCATTACGTTTTCGACTGTATAGACCGCAGCGAGAACACCAACGTGATCAAGGTGTGCAAAGTGCGTGTGAAAAAATCCTGCGGCACTCTGCTCGCGCACTATTACGCCCACGTCTCCATATCAAACGGCTACACGTTCGAGTTCCATCCCGGCAGCCAGCCGCGCACCTTCCAGCACTCGCACACGGACGGCAACATCATACTCGTAATGTTGCTGTGCGACGAATGCTGCAAAAAAGAACTGCGCGCGTTCGTAGAAGGCGAAAATGGCTTTAATGTGGCCTTTCAAAATTGCGAACGTATCCTATGCAAGCGCCAGAGCATACAATCGGTGCTGATCACAATGGCGATTGTCGTATTGTTTGTAAATGTTTTTCGCTTTTCCTGGTATTATGTAATGTTCATTTTAGTGATGCTCTTCCTACTCTACTTGAACAACAATTATATGATAAGTAATCCCCAAATTGTATATTGTCCTCATAAAAGAACCAAACATTATGGCAAATCATACACGGCCAAACTCCTCGGCTAGAGCCGGGGCGACAACAGCCGGGGGGTCATCGGTGACGGCGACTGTCAGCGAGCCGTGGATGGACAAATGTGTAGATTATGTCAACAAAATTGTGCGCTACTACCGCACCAACGACATGTCTCAACTCACGCCACAGATGCTTAATCTCATTAACACCATTCGGAACGTCTGCATTGAAACGTATCCGGTGGACGTCAACGTGACCAAACGTTTCGACAACGACACAAGTCTCATGAACAACTATAGACGCCTACAAAAAGAGCTCGGCGACAAACCTATTACTAGTGATATTTTTAAAGCCTCCTTCGTGTATAGCGTACTGCCGTCGTACGCGCAAAAATTTTACAACAAGGGCGGCGACCACTTGGCCAGCGGCAGTGTCGAGGAGGCGGCCCGCCATTTGGGCTATGCGCTGCAGTATCAGATCGCACAGGCGGTCAGTACGAATACGCCTATTCCTCTGCCGTTCGACCAGCAGCTGGCGAGCGACTACCTCACTCTGTTGCTGCAGCGCGCCAACATTCCGCCCAACATTCAGGAGATCATCAACAGCGGCAACCGCATGCATGGCAACTCGCGCGTGCACATGATAAACGCCCTGATAAACAATGTCATCGACGACTTGTTCGCCGGCGGCAGCGACTACTATTTGTACGTGCTCAACGAAACGAACAAATCACGCATACTGAGTTTGAAGGAAAACATCAGCTACATGGCGCCCCTGTCGGCGACTACAAACATCTTCAAATTTATCGCCACTCTGGCTACAAACTCGGGCAAGAAGCCGAGCGTGTTTCAGAGCGCGACAATGCTCACAATGCCTCTCACCAAGCCCGTTATCGCGGAGCCGAAAAACACATGCCAGCAGCACCTTACCGAATTGGCGTTTGAGAATGAAGCATTAAGAAGATTTATATTGCAACAGTTAAGTCATAAAAACGACATTCTATAATGAGTCTGGACGTGCCCTACGAACGCCTGGGCCCCGCCACTAAAGTAGACTACATTCCACTTAAGCTGGCGCTCGACGATTTGCCCGACACTGACAATGCCGCCAAAAACAAAAACAACAACAACAACAACAACAACAACAACAACGACGACACTAATTCGTTTCGAGCCTCGCCCAAAGTAGACATAGCCGTGGACAAATGGACAGCACAGCGAGAGTCGGAGGCGCCTAGCGAGAAGCAGCAAATGTACGACGCTCTCGTCGTGGGCATGCTCACGTTTTTTTGTATTCTAGTGCTGCTGTATGCTATTTATTACTTTGTTATATTAAGAGACAGACAAAAATCCATTATTCAACCCAGTTATATGATCTAGTATGACTGATACTATTTTTAATAAAACAAACAATGTAAGAAATGAGTATTCTTTTAATTGCTGGAAATCCAAGATTCAAAGTCACTTTAGGTTCGAAACTATATTTCAAATTGCCACCGATCGACAACGATGCACGCCCGACAAGGTGCGCAACGGTCGGTGGTCCAAGTTTATTTTCAATAAACCTTTCGCTCCGACCACACTCAAGAGCTACAAATCGCGCTTCATCAAAATCATATACTGTCTCATTGACGAGCAGCATCTCGACGAAATAGGCACCTACGACTTAAACGTTGAGTTTGACGCGATCGAGCAGCAAACGCTGGTGGTGGACCCCGAGGAGCTGTGCATGCGTATGCACGAGTTGCGCTCCGTGACTAAGGAAACGCTCCAGTTGACCATCAACTTTTACGTGAACTGCATGGGCATTGAAGAGTATCGCATTCCCAAAGAGGTCATGCTGCCGCGCGACACCGAGATTAAAAATATTCGAAACAAGGAAAAAAACATTGTGTTAAAGCAAATTTTAGACACCGTCATCGATTGTATAAAGCGTCGCATCAAATATCTGAATAGCGATTACGTGCACGATCGCGGATTGTTGCGGGGCGCCATTATATTCTGCATAATGCTAGGCACGGGCACGCGCATCAACGAGGCGCGCCAAATTAGTCTCGAAAATTTAGACGCCATCATCAAGGACGGCAAGGTGCGAAGCAAGATCAACCTAAAGCGCAAACGCGACCGCCTCAACCCGCTGCATCGGCTAGAACTGGCACCGCTGATGCTGGCGCGCGAAATTTACGCCAAGCACCCGACCATCTTGCAAATTTCCAAAAACACCTCGACTCCGTTCAAGGATTTTAAGCGCCTCTTCGAGGAGGCCGGCGTGGAAATGGATAGGCCGCGCTCAAACATGATCCGCCATTATTTGTGTAGTAATCAGTACAACAAGGGCGTGCCGCTGCAGCGCGTCGCCAAGCTGATGAACCACTCCTCGTACAAAAGCACCCAGCACTACTTGAATAAATTCGACGTCGACATCGACGACACAGATGACGACGACGATGACAATAGAAATAGCGACGAGGCAGACGCAGAATTGCCAACGACGAGTGGCGGCAATAGCGGAGAAAGTAGTGAATCTTAATAATAAAAATACAAATTACAATATACAGTCTGAGCGCCGAGCGATTTGTAATCATTACGTCACGCCTCATACAGTCTATATGACGTCATTATTAATAAAATAACCATCGTTAAAACTATAAAGATTTTATTTATTATAATATTAAAACATTTGCCGCAAATTGGGTTCTGATTCGCAGCTTGCTAATGGTCACGCCGTTGTACATCAAATTGATGTACACATTTTTTTTGTCAAACGACACATAGACATCGATGCGCGGAACAATTTGAATGTTGTGGTAAGAAATCGTGTCTTCGGGATCGGTCACGTACACGAAGCCGTCGATACACAACATGCCCTGCGTGCCTCCCGCGTCTCCGCTCACCGGCACCACGCACTCGTTCTTGTCGTTAATATAGTAGTCGGTCACCACCGATATCAATTTGCCGCTGTCGTCAAAGATGGGCGCGCTCACGTAAAGCTGGCCCATAAACTTGGAAACGTCTGTTTTCTGCATCACGGCCGGCACTTGACCGTACACGTAGTACTTGGCGTAGTGATGGTGAGAATAATATAGTTGATCCTGCAAGCGCATTCGCCGCAGGTACGGGCGCTTCTCGCTGTTGAACAGCATAATGTTGACAAAAGTGTTGCGTCGCAACTTGGCAAACTTGATGTCGCTCGCCACACCCGGATAGTGATACTTAATGTTCTCGAAATTGGCGGAGGTGTCGTGCTGGCCAAATACATGTACGCGCACCGCCGTATTCTTTTCGCTGAGCACGCACACCCGCTTGACGACATGGTTCACCGTGTATGAGATTGACTTGACGCGACTGACACAAAGGCGGGTCGAATCTTGTTCGACCTGATTAATACGAGTCGACATTGATAATGATCCAATGTGCCAGAGCGCCGAACGTTTTTATACAGCGACCTTTGTTTACTGTAAAAATATTTCCATCGTATTTTTTATTTTTTCGCGACAAATGCAGCATACTTTACAACGCTTGGCACAGTCCGAGCACGTGGAAACGTGGCGGCACGGCAAGAAACACGTGTCGCGCTCTCGCTCGAAGCAAATTTTACACATTATGTCATCGGCTGTCGCCGCAGGCGACGACGCTCCAAAATTAACGATTGTGTCATCCTCGTGCAACGGCAGCTGAGGATAAAGGCCGATGCTTTCGCCGGCGTTGGCATTGTCTTCGTCGAAATCATCATCGGGCGGCGGCGCCGACGGACTGTTGAAGTAGCACTCTGGCGACCAGAGACGATGAATTTGTTCGACGTTGTCCTCTCGATGCAGCTTGACAATGACAATGTGACAATCTGAACAACGAATCTCAACTTTAGTGCCGTAATAATAGAATCCATTTTTGGCCAATTCTTCGTATTGAGATTTGTAGTGAACGCGTGCCGTTTTGAATTTCTTAAACGACTCCTTTCGCAGCGTTTCGTTTGCAAAGAGGCGCCTCGTCGCCACGGGACACGTCGAGAACGTGTGATATTTGAGTTGGTGCGCATCGAGCTTCTTCAAATAGAGAGGACAAAAGGCGCACTTGTAACCATTGTTCGAGTCACGGTAGATTCCGGTGTTGGCGAGGTTGCGTATGTAGTCTTGGGTCAAACACGAGTTTTCGTAGGTGGCGAGGCGCGCTCGTAGATTTTTATAAAACGACGGAGGCGCCAGGTCGAGCGTCTGCATGGTGGTGTGATGCATTCTTGAGAATGGCCAGCAATCGTCGGAGAGCGCGCTTTTGTCTAAGTGCAAACTTGCGCGTTTGCGCATCGAACCGGACCGACGATACATTGCCGACTGCCAGTTTACCCTTGCACACAAGGTATTTTTCAGAGTTGGCCGCGCGCGAATGGGAGGGTTTGTAAAGATAATGTTTAGTAAAGTGACTAACAAAATTTTCCAACAGACTTATTGTGGAACAGTTAAACGTGTCAAACACTTTAAGGACACAATTGCCGCCGACGCGCAGCGTCTCGACGATGACACTGCACTCTTTGCGTAAAAGCGACAGCGACAGCGTCTCCTGATCGTTTTCGCAGCCGCGCACGTCGAAGGCGCCATCGGCCACGACGAGATCACATTTCTGTCGGCAAAAGTACATCACCTCGAAGAGTACGTTGGCGTCGAAAATGTCCCCTGTGTCGAAGCAGCCGTACATTTTACGAAAATTGGGATGGGAAAAACTATAGTCGCAATCGTTGCGTAGCGTGACGCCGTAGCCCACGCAATCTTCGTTGACGGAGAAGATGTATTTTGCAAATTGGCCCGGGCCGCCGCACAAGTCCAGGAACACGCCGACGTCGCGGCATATCCCAAACTTGTCGTCGATGTTTTTGAGTTTGTGGAAGCAGCGATCGCGGACACGCCCGCGCCCGTCGAGGATGTCGCGCGCTCGCCGCACGTCTTGGGTGTCGTAGGTGCCCAGGAGATCTTTGAGATGATCGATCTCTTTTTTTAATTTACAGTTTGATGACATTATTTTTATTTTCAAATTGGAATGCGACCACCACGCTTAACAAAATTGCACAGATAAAAGCGAGGAACACGTGAATTGAGATTATATTGAGCGGGACTAGCGTACCAACAGGTCGATTGAGAGCTCTATTCAAATTTTCATTAGTCACTAGTAGTGTTTTATTTTTAATTTCGTATATTAAAGGCCTATTGTAGTCGAAATTTTCAAAATTTGCCTTGTTGATCATTGTGCGATAAGTGCTGTCCAGGGGACTGTCGAGTAGGATTTCTATAATCAAATCTTTCCAAGCGTGCTCCCTACTCTCGGGCGATACTTCGACTCTGTCCGTGTTCAACATACGCCAACGCACCATGTCGTCGCCAATGATTTCGTCGCCGCAAATGGAAAAGCGACTGGAGGAGCTAATGAATGAAAAGCTACCGAAAGTGGAGACGAGCAACGACGAAGCCGGGATAAATTGTCAAAAGCGCTCTTTGAATTTAGGCCGCGAAGATTACGACGACGGTGAGGGATTTGAAATTCCTAAGAAGCGTTCGCGGATGCAGCAGCAGCAGCAAGAGAGTCCGCAGAAACGAATGTCTACTGGCTCGGTGGGCAGTAATGAATCGACAACAAAAAAAATTGGCAGGATTGTCACGGGTCAATTGGTGACCAAGAACATGTATAGCGTCAACAACGAACCTTTTTACTTATTTAAATTTTTAATAGAAAACGTGTCCAAAAACTACTACGGCAACGCCAGTCATTTTCAAACGCTGCGCATTGACACCACTTACGAGGTTGAGCTCGTCTACGAGAACAAAAGGCTGAACATCGCCAAAATCACCGAGTGCAAAGACAGAGAGAAAATAATACTGATGAAACGTTTCGTCGAACAGAGCGACTTTGACGGCGAAGATACCATTTCGGTGGCCGTCAAGTTGAAGTACGGCTTTAAAGTGATCGAGAGCGATGCCTACAAGGTAGTGTTTATCGTCAATTATGGAGAAACCTATGAGACTTGTTACCAAGTGCAAATCGAGTGTATGGCCAACCTGAAACGTTGGAGCGCTTGTATCAAAGACGCAAGTATAGTGGACGAGAATGATTTGCTCGAATATTTTTACAAGGCTCAGGACAAAATGTTCAGTCTGTGTCGCGTAAAATGCCAGCAGAGCAACGGCAACTACAAGAACTTTTCTATTCAAAACATTACGCAAATGCAGGCGGCGCCGCAAAAGCCCGTGTGTACAATAAACGAGGATCCTAACAACATCAGCAGCATTAGCAGGTCTAACAAGCGCGTCTTGGAGGGACTACTGAAAAAGATTACTGTCGAACGCGACAGCGAATACAGATTCACAGTGTCGTACATGTTAAAGGACGAAAACACTGATGGTGACTTGGAGGAAGAGTCGGTGCGAGCTTCAATTTACATTCGTCAACAGCAAAATGAGAAGAAGAACAAGGTGGATAAGCTCGAAAAGTTGGAAACCGATTTGAACCAGCTGAACGAGCTCATCGATGAAGACATTGTGAATGTGTATATATACGTTACTGTCGATTTAATTTCCAAGGCCTACAATGTGTTGGGGCTGACTAAATATGAAATAGATAGCGGCACTTTTGAAGGTTTATAATTGTGATCATTGTAATTGTATAATTAATAAAACATAATAAACGATACATATGGATTTATTTTAACATTTAATTTTTATTGCTGTTGAATTCTGGACGGTGTCCTGGATGCTTCACGAGCAGTTTTCTCGTATCTCACCTCCAATTGGTTCAAATCGGCCGTCGTTTGTTCGACTCTAGCCTGAAGTGGTTGAATCTGACTCATAAGTTTATCGATGCGACTATCTAAATTAATTTTAGAATCGTTCAAGCGATCGCGCAGCTCGTTGCTCTCTCGGGCGAGTTCGCGATCGCACATTTGCTTAACGGCTTCATTTTCTTTGATTAGCTTTGACACACGGTCCACCAACACCTGGTTGCTTTTAGTGTTTAAAAGTTTTACGTCGGTGGGAGTGAGCGCCGCCTGATTGCTGGCCATGGTTTCTATACGCGAGCGTGTCTCTTGCAATTCCAACTTCAGCTGACGTACGGTTTTGTCTGTATTTTCGAGAGTAGTAGCGTGCTTTTCTTTTAATTGCTTTATGTTGTCGTTTAACTGTTGCCGCTCTCTAATGAGAGTTTCTTGATTTTGAATGAGCTTCTGTACGTGTCTCGAGCGAGCGCTTTTACTCTGCTGTTCGCTTCGTCGCGGCATGGCACGCACTCTATGCATTGGTTTGCGGCTCTCTTTTTTGAGGGCCGAATACTCAATTTGAAGTTTGTTGTGTTTCTCCACTTGCGCCGTCAATTGTTGCTGTAGCTGCTGGGTTTTTTCTTGGGCGGCACGCAACTGTGACTGAACGTCTTCGTAGGAATTTAATTTAAGCTGCATAGATGCAATTCTACTCTCGCTCTCAATATATTTTTGTTCGCTCTCAACATATTTCTGCTCGAGTTGGTTATAAATATTGGTTTGTTGGGAGAGAACGGACGCATTCTGTGTACTCTGCGACTGGAGATGTACGTAGCTATTGATGAAACGCGACACGAGATCGTCGGCATTGTTTATGTCGATGACGCCGCCGCCGCCGCCGCCGCCGCTAGTCGTGTCGACGTTGGCGGTCACAAATTTTTGTATTCTACCAAAAACATTGTTTAGTAGAAGATTTCGGCTTTCGGCCGTGTCTAGTTGCTGTTGCAGAGTGGTAATTGAAGTTTGAGCGCGAACCAGTTGGTCGTTGCGCTCTTGCAGGCTCGCGGTGAGCGAATCAATCTGTTCCTTTTGCATTACACTAGGATCGGGCGTAACTACCATGGGCACTGGTGGCGGCTGCGGTGGTGGTGTGTTTATCAAGTCGACTATGGCCTGCTCCACTTCAACGACGCTTGTGCGCAGCCTTTCCTCAGTTTTGATGGCAGAAATGGCGAATTCGCGCTTTGTCACCAGAGTTACAACACGACAATAAGCCGTCACGAGCATCGAGATCAATCGGCAGACGCTCGACCCGGGCGAAATGGACCAGCGTGTTTCGCGTTCGATGCACGACAGTAGTTCGCCGAGATCGTTGGTCTGTAAACTGTCAAAGGTTTCGATCAGCTCTAAACTGATTGTGATTTGTTCGTAACGAACATACTTTTGAACTAGAAAGACAATTTGGCGCAGCAGTTGCTTGTAGGAGGCCACACTAGGCATGCGCTGTGCGTTGACGTAGAGGACGTTCAAGTTATTGAGGTCGTCGGGCTCTATGCTCAACGGCGCCGTGACTATCCTAGTCTCTGTTTGCGAAGGGACGGCGGCGGTGGCGGTGGCAAGGTTGTTGGTGCCGGTGTCGGTGCCCACGATACCGCCAGTGGGTGTGGCGTTAAAAGTAAACGACTGCAATGGCGTTACGGTGGGTTGTTGAAATTGCTGCTGCTGCTGCTGGAGAAAAGGATTGAATGCTTGCGGCATGTTGGTGTTGTAGTCGTATTTGTAATTAAAGTTGTGAGTAATTTGGTTGCCGGTCGAGCTGTTGGGCATGAAAGCCTCCATCGCCAGCTCGGGAAGCTGGAGATCTATGCGTGTCGCTAAATGCGGTCGGTGCATCAGTATAATAGAGCGCACCCTTTGAACTATATCATCAGTATTTGCCTGCCCTTTGCAGCGTTGGCTCATATTGTTAATAGTTTGTAATAAATTTTGAACAGTACTAGCGCTGACGTCGGTGTTTTTGTATTTTGGTGTGACTCGATAGCGGCCGTTCATGATGTTCTCTCTACTCGAATGGCCCGCTTTACAGAAAAAGGTGAAGAGTTTCGCCGGTCGACGCGGCTCAGTAGCAATCAGTGCCGAGGATGTGTTCCGAATAACTCGAATGGTGTACAAGGATGGTTACTTAATTGTGTTCTTTACCGGTTACCTTGGCGATGGCGAGTTGTACCAGTTTTACATGGAGACCAAATGTACCCTGTACTCGTATCGCAAGTGCTTCAACACGCACGCGTCCACGAAATGCTACAATAACTGCGTGAGCTACAAGACGATGGTGATGCCGGGCTTGCGGGGAGTGCGCAGTGAGCGCATCAACATAATCAAATACAAACGCTGTCCGGCAAATGAGCAATACAATAAATTTTGCTTCGACTCCTTTCTCAACGACATCAATAGGGTGCACACACAGACGAACCTAAAAGAAGGGCAGTACATTAAGTTTAAAAGACCTCAAAAGTGTCTAGAGAATAGGTTGCAATGCACCTTTACAGACTTTGACGCAATCGAGGACTCTGTGGAAATTGTGAATCCGGATTTGCTATCGCGGGAAATAGTGCCCGTGGTAGCATGTTACGATATTGAGACATATTCTAACGGCCAGCGCTTCTCGAACGCCGCCATCGATCCCATAATATCAATCGGGGTGGTTCTGCGACGCGACGGCCAATCGCTAAAAATGTGCTTGTATCACATGCCGACCGGCGCCGTGGACGACATGAATGATTTCATCGACGCCAAACAAAACGCGGACGTACTAGTGTGTCGTTTCGACACCGAACTCGAAATGATTGCCGCTTTCTTTGAACTGTTGCCGCTAATGAACATGGATTGTCTACTCGACTATAACGGCGACAAATTTGATTTGCCCTTCCTCGTGGACCGGGCGACGAAAAAGCAATGGCCGCCGGCGATAGTGAAGCGCACCAAGTCTGCCCGAGTTGCGGATATCATCAAAATGAAGCGCTACGACCTCGAACCGGTCGAGATTAAAACAAAGTCGCTTTTCGACAAATTTCAAAACAAACTAAACACTCATTTTATGATTTACTATACGCACGTCGATCTCTATCAGTTTCTGAGCACCGACTCTGAGCATAACGACGTCGAAAACTTTCAATTAAACACCGTGTCTCAGCACTACCTCAATAACAACAAAGTCGACTTGCCCATCAGCGAAATGCTGCGACTATACGAGCAGGGGCAAATGCAGCGGATAATCGAGTACAACGTTCAGGATTGTGTATTGCCCATTGACATTTTTCTCAAGATTGAAGTCATGGACTTTATGTACACTCAATGCGCCCTGCTCTACTTGAGCACGGACGATCTGCTCAGTAATATCTCACATAAAGTCAACGTGGTCTTTTTTTACAATGCCATCAACCACACTCGTTTCGACGAAACGACCAAAAAGCAAGTGGCCGATCCGTACTTTTTTAACAAGTACGATTTGAGCGTGACGTCGGGCCGCAAGCGTACTCACGACAACCAAATCGACGCGCAAGTCGTCGACCTCACTCAACTGAAGCGAACTCCAATCGCCGTCGCCGACGTGCCCACTGACGCGGTGAAGCTCTGCCACCAGAAACAAAGATGCATCTACACCGGCGGCAAAGTGCTTTCGCCGAGTCCCGGCTTTAAAAAGTGGGTGGTGACGCTCGATTTTAACTCGCTCTACCTCTCCATAATGATGCAAGAGGGCATATGTTTATCCAATGTGTTTGTGGCCGACGACGGATTCGTGTACTTGATCCAGAATCGAGACGCCATCAATCCTAAATTGCTCAAGACACTGCTAGATTTGCGAACTATGTACAAGAAGAAGCGAGACCAATTCGAGCCCGGCTCGTTTCAGTACAATTTGTATGATAAAACTCAAAATGCGGTCAAGCGCATTGCCAACAGTATATACGGATACTTTGGCATTTTTTTCAAGCCACTCGCCAACTTTGTGACGCGCATCGGTCGCGAAAAATTAATGGAGGCGATCAGTAAGATTGAGGCAACGAGCGACCACCCCGACATTCTTAGAGACTTTAATCTGTCTACAATTCGATTCAAGGTGATTTACGGAGACACTGACTCGTCGTTCATTCAGGTGATCTTTGATGAGCTCGAAATGGAGGGCAAAAACATTGAGAGCGTTATTCGCAACATAATTAACGATTACGTGCTCAAAAACCTCAACGCGGGGTGGGTGGGCTACAAGATGGCATTGGAAAACGTCATGTGTAGCCTGATTTTGTTGAAGAAGAAGAAATATTGCTACTTGAACAGCGAAAACAGACTCAAATACAAAGGGTGGTTGGTGAAAAAGGACATGCCGATATTCATGCGTAAAACGTTTAGACAAGTCGTGGACTCGTATCTAACGGGCCACAGTGTGGCGTGCGGTCTGAAGCTGTTGAACGATCTCATGGTGCGGCACCATCGCGACTTTGGCGTCGACAACAACTACAGCAACTACAGTTTTAGCATGAGCTACAACGAGAACCCCACCGGCAAGAATGCTAAGGCTCCCAGTCCTAGTAAGCCGACGCGCAAAAAGCCGATAACGATCGCGAAGCACTGCCGCGAGCTACTCAGTAACTCGGGCACGGACTTTTTGCCCGGTAACGGCGACCGCATACCCTACCTGCTCATCGACGTGCAGGGCAACGTTACGCAAAAGTCTTATCCGCTCAAGCTGTTTAAGTCGACGGACCGAGTCAGTTGGGTGAAGCACGTCGGCATCATGTGTACGTTTTTCAATGAGCTAATACAAATTTTTGGCGATCGTGCCGAATTCGAACATTACTTCCAGAACATATGCAGCGTGTACATGCGCGAGCAGTTGTACGACGTCAAGTATCCCGTGCTAAAGGACGTTGGCGTCAAAAAGTCAAAAAAAAATAACAAATACGATTTGGATTTTGATGAAGATGACGACGATGCCTATGGCAACGACGACGATGAAAGCAACGTTATTGTAAATCACACCAAACAATTTTCATTGTACAAGAGTAAGAAGTTGGTGAACCTTTGCGTATACACGAAAACCGCTTGTCCCAAATGTGGCGTTGAATGTTAAATAATTATTGTTTATTTTATTGTTAAATATCATTGTTTATTTTAATGTTGTGCTAAAACACGCGTAAGTTTTTAATAAATTTATTTGTCGACCATGATGGCGTTGTCAATCTCCTTGACCAAAAACTGCGACAAATCACTAATTTCCTCGTCGTTGAGGTGCTGAAAGTTGATGAACGAGCGAAGAATGTGTATAATGTGGCTGTTGTAGTACACTTGACTGCAAAAGTATTCAATTTGACCGTGTGTCAGTTTGATACCATTGGCGGCGTCGAGGATGTCGCACACGTCCTGCACACTTATCTCGCGGCGTATAAACATTTTGATGATTTGCGTAAATTTATGGCAAAACGTCTCGTCCCGCTCTAGGTCCTTCATGTAGTGTTTTAGGTGAAGGTTCACCATGGCCACTTTTGCCGCCACCGGCATGTTGCTGAACACTTGGTTAACGAAATTTCTAAAAAACTCCATTGTGTCCTAATCGGTAGAGCTCTTATTCTTATTTAAAATTGCGTCAAACGCCTTTTCGAGATCCCGTTTCTTTTTTACACTCTTAGCTTTACCGGTAGGGATGTGTACTGTCGTGGACTCGTCTCTGATGTAATATACTTGCAGCAGCATCACAAATATTATGAACATAAGCAGGAGAAACAGTAAAAGATTGGAGAATCCTTCATTTTTATCAAAAATGAAACCAATCACTATCAGTACTAGAAAAGTAAAGTAAATATACATTTCAATTGTTTCAAGAAACCTCTTATTGTGTATGGCATGAGTCTCACTCTTATTTATCCATTAAGTCGCCGGCACTATGCGGACGTGGATAAAGGCGGTGTTGTGGCTGATTGTTTTGTTTGTGATTGTGTGTTGTGTGTGCCTCGGCGGGCAAGAAGCGACCGGCGCCTTCACACCAGGACCCACGTGCGACACGTACTACTTTGGCAGGGATCTGCGTCGCTGCCCGCCCTTTCACGAGTTTAGCTCGCTGCGCCAAGAGTGCGTGCCGATCGGGAACGCGGGCTGTACGTCCGTGGCGAGGTCAGCGACGACATTGGGCGTCGGCAGCCTGGCCGATAAACGCAAGGCCCGCCAACTGTTGGAGGAGCAGGCTATTGTGTTGTTGGCCGACAGTCAAATTGACAAATTATATCAAGATTCGATACTAAACTTAACACAGACGGTACTACCAAAACACATTACTAACCAAGTATAAAATCTATACACTGACAAGTCGCCTGTATACTAACAAACATGTCAGCAGAGCGTTATCAAGTGTCGAGCTTGCAAGCTCTTTCGTTTAGGGTAGCGATCGATAACGCCATTCCCCTTACAAACAAAAACAGCATACCGGCAAGCGTGCGCGAGTACCTGTGGCGACAATTGTTCGAAGCGGCGCCGCCGTCGACGCACTGCCTCTACAGGTACTTGAAGGAGACGGCTAATTTAAAAGCTGTGCTACAGTGCTTGTTTCGGTGGAAAACATTTGATATGTGGGAGCATTACGAAGAATATAACGCCATCAATCAGCTGTACGAACTCATAAGCTTGGACTTGACGAATCTGTCCAAAGTGCAAACGTTAAAATTCGTGATAATCTACCTGTTCCTGAACAGCATAGAGAGGCTGTGCATGCCCGAGCGATTTGCCGTGTTTTGGTGCCGAGACAAAAAATTACAGTGCAAATGGTGCGCCGAGGACGCTGTGTATGTGGCCGCCGAAAACAAGCACTACTTCACCGACTGCTGCGGAAAGTTGAAAATCTCATATCACGTCTTCTACGAACCCGACAATTTTAATGCTATCGTGACCGACATCAACAGCTACTGCTCCGCATGCCTTCTACCACTATACACCATTAAAGACGTAGAATCATATAATTTTCCTAGTTCAATGTACTTTTGTACGCTATGTGATTGAAATAAAAGGCATAAAAATAAATTTAAATTTTGTATTTTATTTTTTCTTTACAGTCATTTTCGAATTAACATGTGCTTAACACGTTCCTCAAACTGAGCCGCATCTTCGGCAAATTAATCAATCCATTTTCACACTTTTCTTCGATAAACTTGATTTCGACGCAAGTAGAACGTTTGCTTGGAGACGGCCATATTGACGAACACGTGTTTACTTCACTTCAGATATTGCAGTATGTTCAGCGTTATTTTTTATATTATGTACAAACACCGACTTAAGCGCAAACCATACCATCTTCATTAACATCTAAGAACATGTCAAGTAAGTGTTCGGGGAACAAAAATTCTGAGGGTAGATTACACAAGTGCGCCAGTTTGGCGTTGTCGTTTTTGTAGCAGATGCCGTCGTTTTTCAAATACACATTCTGGAGGACGGTGGTGTTGTGATAGATGTCGCCGCCGCCCACCTTGACGCGATTGTGCGACGAAATGTAGTTGTTGAGACTCTTGATAGCGCGGTCGGCGATCAAGTCAATATCCGAGCATTTCGTTTTCTTATAATTTTTAGTGCTCTTCACTAAATCCTTGCTGCCCTTGGCGCCACACTTGATCACCACACTAAATGCTCCCTGCAGATTAAACAACTCCTCGTCGCCGCACACCATCTCTTCATCGGCGATGATCTCGCAGAGTCGTTGAAAAAGAAGGTAGCTGGCGTTAGAGCTGAGCACGAGCGCGCAATCGCGCATCAGGAGATCGAGACGAACAGCAAAAACTGTGTTGCGATGCGCCTGCCACAATCGCTGGAGCACGGGCATCGACGCCATTAGAGCGTCAATTTTGTGTTTGTTTTTGTACAGATAGTAGATTTGTTGCGACACGAAAGCCAAGCGATTTTTGTCGAAGCAAATAAAGTTGTAGCGCGGATCGCCGTACAGCAGACACTCGAGATCGATTAGCGAATTGGGCTGCGGCAAAAACGTGATGACCTTTTTGTCGCCGTCGCAGTCGGTGTTGGCGCCGGTGAAAATGCCCAGGCCCACCTTGACACTCCAGTCCGTGTACGTTTTGGGCTGCTGCACGTCGGACACTTGCGTGCTCAGCTGCGAGATGTTGGGATGGCGAGTGGTCCACGCACGCACGTTGGTCACGTCGCGACCGTAATAACGCAGAATGCTCGTTTTCGGCGGCACCACCACATTCGGCCCGTTCAAGCACTGCACGTTCGCGTAAAACGAGGCAGTGTTCAGGAATGTCGAGTAGAGAAATTGGCCGGCGTAGCCGTTTTTGCTCTGAAACTGGTCCTTGATAATGCCGTGGTTGAATTTAATCTTTTGCAGCTGGCCGCTGATGTCGATGAGGCCGGCGTCGTGCTTAGAATTGAAGCACTTGTTCAGGAAGATTATAACGTTGTGGTCCCACAGAATAAAATTGGGTATGATGAGGTAATTGATGTTGTCGGTAAATTTGTTGCGTTTGAGTTTTTTTAAGTAGACATTCGATGGCAAGTCACGCACCACTATCGTCGTTGCCATTAGTATTCGACTCAGCATTTCGGTGTGTTCGTTACGCTCGTCGCGTTCTTGGTAAACGGAGATTAATTGTTCAATGAGGCTGTTAAAAAAGTTTATTTTGATTTTCTTCACGTCCGCTATAATGTTTTTCAAGAACACTTTGAATTGATTAATGTTGCAAAAAAAGACGTTGTCAATTTCGGCGGGATCGAAGAGGAGCTCGAAGCTTGCCGAATTTTTCGGCGCAAACGTAATAGACGTGCTAGCGCGTGGCGAGTTCATGATTGAATAAGACTTAAAGGTCATTGAATTAATAAGAGGGTATTTAATTTAAATTTTCGAGTTTTACGTAAACTAACATGACGACCAACACAGAATTAATTAACGTGCCAATTCTCAAAAGTCTCATCAAAACGGAAATCGATCGCAACGTCACCAACAACATCACAATTCTCAATGGCAAGCTGAAAAAACTCGAGGACGACCACCTCGGCGATTGGGTGGAGGTGTACGGTGTGCACGATGCGCGCCTCTTCAATAAAAAAATTCGCAATAATTACGTGAAAAAAATTTGCGCCCTGTTGCAGCTCGACTACAAGGTGGTCGTGGAGAGTGACTACGAAAAGAATCACATTAAATTAAAGTTGAACGACGCGGCAACGGCGCGCGAGTGGCAGAATCGTTCGCGCGAAGTCAGACTCAAAAACTACGACCTCGACATTGACTTTGACGGCCCCATCAAAATTTTCGTGGCCGCCTCGCCAGAGCACAAGCAGCTGTTGAAAAAAACGCGAGACGCTCTGCTGCCGCACTACAAGTACGTGTCGTTGTGTAAAAAGGGTGTCATGGTACGTGAGAACGACCGCAGCCGCATTTTCATCGTCAAAAACGAAAACGACATTTACGATTGGTTGAGTAAAATGTCGGGTGCGTTCCACCCCATTTGATTAGGCGCTAAAACGTAAATCTAATCATCAAGTTGAATCTCTTAGATAAAGATTGTGTTAAATTTAATTTCATTGCCACTGATCTCATAAATGAAGGTTTGATCTCAAAGGAACGACTGCTGTAGTATATAAGGACGCGACAAGTAAAAAGTATAATAATGTACGTTTGCCGGCGGCGCTCGTTGAGATTAGCGCCCACGAGTTTGGGCGACACCTAATTTTTTTTGACGACAACAACTCAATTATGATTGTGGTGGCCGAAAAATATGTCAGCGCTGCTGAATTTCGTGTAAAACTTGTAAAAGTAAAGGTGTTGGTTGATAATAAAGTATTTTGCTACGTAAACTTTGTTGTTTTTGTTAGTTTACTAAGGATTTGTTTAATATGGACTCTAATATTGAAACTCACGACTCTTTAATAAAAACCATTGTGGATAAGGACGCTGTAATAGAGCGCAAAGATAGACAAATTACCGAGCTGCTAGAGCTGATCATGTTTGCAAACTCTCGTAACGCCGAAATGTCAAAGCGTTTGGCCGACATCATAAAAGACGTCGTGGCCAAGCCGCAAAACTCGCAGCTGCTTCACGCGCTCGCCGTGTGTGAATTGTCGAGCAACAAGTATGCTTTTCTGCGCACGCAAATGCGCTCCCTCAAACGCAGCCTCAAACGCCTGCGAAAGCGCTCGACCGATCGCGAGCCGGTAATTATTTACCAGAGCGAATACGTGCCGAACTCGATCAACGTGCTCAACAAAATCAAGGAGCACTTGCCTAAAAATAAATTTGTGGCCAAACACAACACAATACAGTTTGTCGAAAATTACAACAAGGAAAATTTACTGAAGCTGATAGATAAAGTAAAATAAAACAACGGCTTCACAACTAATGTTTTATTATGCACAATACGCACTATATATAAGAAGAATGTACAGTAGCATTACAGAATTACCGGCCAGTACGCAAGTGTTGCCCCTCGAAGGCAAACGTATTTTTATGAAATTTTTTAATCGCGCCTACGAGAAATACCACTCGGACGCTGCCGCGGCGCGCATTGCTTGGCAAGCGGTCAAACGCAAATACATTAAAGTCGGCGGAGAGTGGGTGGCGCGCCAAGACGCCAACGATTACGACACCACGAGCACGGAAGAAGACGAGACTACAACCACCGACACGGACACGGATTAATTAATAAGCATTAAAATGTTTCACTTGAACGAGGCCTTTATCAATCAAGAGATGCCCGCTCGCGCGAGGCGTTTATTTGTAAAAACGTTTAAAAAATATCACAAACTCGATGGCGGCGACGAGGACGTAGCTTTGCACATGGCGAAGCAGGCGGTGGATCGCGAGTACGTTAAACTCAACGATCGCTGGATACCGAAGAGCGCCGCCGAAGAGATCGTCAGGCACGATCTCGACGAGGACAGTCTCAGCGATACGGACATGAAGAAATCTTCATCGCTACCAGCAGCGCCCGCACCGGACCGAGCTGCGTACGTATCGTCTAATCAACGCAAGCGGCGACGGCGACGGCGTCAAGATGAAGAACCGGTGATCGTGTCGGAGGAGTCGGACTATGAAGATGATGACTATTACACATCCCACGATGACTCTGACTACTATGATGACGATGACGACGGGGGCCACATTAATAAAAAAAAATTATTTTTCCAAAAAAGTCAATATCGTCCACTTAAATCCAAAAATAAAATGTTATTCAAGTAAATTCCAACAGTTTTATTTCATATTCTCTGTCGAGCTGATCGCGCAACCCGCTGCTCGGTCTCACGTATAATTTATCGTGGCGATTCTCAAAGTCAACGTAGCCGCTCACTCGCTGGTGGTAGTTTTCGCCTAGGTAAATGGTTTTGGCCACGATCACGCGTGCTTTGTCGTGCAGTTGTATGATTAACGATTTGTTGTGGTCGGGCTCGTTGTAGACGACGCATTCCGCCAAGGTGCCCAGTCTGGAGGTGCTCGGCACGCCGTCCGTTACGCAGACAGCTTCCGTAAACACCAACTCCGCCAGCGACTCAAGAGACAGGTCGCTGTATACTTTAAAATTCGAAAACTTTGCGCGCTGAACATTTATAAAAATTATGTATTCGTGATCATTTAGTCCGTCCGCACTAAAATTCACGTGCCTCAAGTCCACGGCTATTCCGTCAAACTCTAAATATCTGTTGTTTATCGTATACATTCTAACTAAACGATATTGACGCGAACACTAACGGCGCGGCGCGCAAAGTTTGTCTTTTATATAGACCGCGAGAGGGTTGTGTATATTTGTATATGATTACTCCGGTTTACGTCTGGTTTGGAGTGACGCTTTCTCGTTAAAAGTGACATTTAATGCTAAGGGTATAGAGGTTGCTATTCATTTTGAGAGTGTTGTTGTGAAATAATACGCAAATATTGGTATTAAATTGAGTTTATTGTAACAAATTTATTTCTTACAAAGTTTGATCCGCGTCAAAATTAATTAAATTTAGACGACAGTTTGACGAAATTAATGTAGTCACACAGACATTTTCTATAATGTTGTTGTAACGGCGATGAAGACTCGTGTACTCTTCAAAACTCAACGACAGCGGGGCGATAAAATCACATTTTTCACAGTAGACAACTTGATTGACTAGATCGACGATTCGGCAGCCGGATTCTTTAAAATTTGTATTTTTTCTCATCGAAGAGGGTTTTGTAGTCGCGTTTTCCAACGACATCGTAGGTGGTACTGCGTCCGACGCGCGACGCGTCAGTCTTGCACTTATCGTAAAAGGACGCTAGATTATCGGCGCGACGACTGTTATCCTTCAATTTCGTGTCCACAGTGTTGTTGATTACCTCTTTAAGTTTGAAATTAATTTGACTCATTTTTATCTGTCGCACTAATAAATAAATAATTTTTAACTAATAAATGGGTTATTCTTTGTCTGATATGTTATCTGATAAGCGTCTCGTGACACACTTTTTGCGTCTGTGGCCTAAATTCCCATAGTCCGTGTTTAAATAGTGTCGCAAGGTTGACGTCAGTCTATAACAATGCCAAAATATGCGCGAAAATCCTCAATAAAGTTGTACCAATCAATTACAATTAATGGTGTGTTGTTCCTAAAAGAAGCGCCTCCTCCGTCGACTCCATAATGGCGAGCGGTCACCGGCTTAGATACGATCAACTCGAAATAGCGCTTGTAATTGTTTGGCGTGCGTGCCCATTTTGCGTAATGGAATATTTTCTTTATCATTTCGCGAGGCGGGCACATAATGTGACCGGGTGCGTTGGCCCCGTAGCGCAGATCGCAGCACTTGACACGATCTCTATTGTTGGGACACCTGCCAAGAGTTCGAAATATCACAGAAATGTTTTTCTTGTGGTCATTGAACGGATTAGGCTCTTTTAATAGCATCGACAGCACCGTGTTGTACAGCAGAAATGTGCGGTATATGATCTGCGACTCGAACGCCGCGTCGGTACGCGGAACGCTAAACACTGTTGCGTCTTCGACGACGGGAGCACTCTCCTCCGTGTAGATGGTGACCATTCGCTGCGGCAGAATAATGGTGCGAAAAATCGAGTAAACGAGGTCCACTTGCAGGTCGTCGATCATGAGCACGTATTGGTCCTGGCACGCGGCGAACGCGTCCATGATCGTCTTGATAACGGTCCGGAGGGTGGCCATGTTGCGCTCGCCGGCCGCGTCAATGCCCATGAAATGCTCGTCGTCGTCGAGGCGATGTAGCTGCACGTACAGAACCATTTCGTTGGCGTTGTTGTAGGCGCCGCGAGTCTCCAGATCCGTCGCGCTGTCCACTAGACACATGTAAAATGGCTGGCGGTTGTAGTTTTGAAACGTATTATTGAGTACGGTGAGGTGATTGTCGAATTTGGTGTCGGTGAGGGGATCATAGCGTTTGATCACTCTGCAGTTCGCTCGATACGGATGAATTGGACATTGGGTGTTTGTCAGCTTGATCGGTCTGAAGGGCACCAATTTCTCCGAGACACACCGGTTTAATCGTACCAGACTCGTGTTCGACGACATTTAAAACTATATAAGAGTTGTCGACCAATTCAAGATTGCCACGCAAGATGTCGTTCACTACGTCGCCCGCTACGATGGAGGGCGAGGACATTTTCGACAGAGAAAAAATAAAAATAATGTCTTATGACATGTACAGCAGGCTCGTTCGGTACCGTTTCGTTCGAGCGTCCGGCGACGAATACTATTACATTGACGGGTACACTGATAAGGTACTAAATTTCCCGTATCGCTTAAAGACCTTGAGCGATTACAGCGACTACCTAATCCTCGTTTACTGATTCGCCGTCGTCGTCATGAGCAATCCCTCAGGAAACGGTAAGGGCGCTTCGAAGCGTCGCGCTTCAAGTAAAAGTTTATTCGGCCTCAGCAAGCGCAAACAGCCACCCAAAGAACTCATCGCCACCCCCACCAATACCGGCGCCGAGAGCGACGACATTTTCTCGGACACAGAGGCGACCATTGACGACATTAATATAACCTCACCGCGGCAGAACGAAACGCCAGAGAACAGTGGCGGCGAAACACCGGCAAAGGTGTACTCAAACTACGATCCCCAAGCGTCAACCGACGTGACCACAATGGACGTGGACGTGGCGCGCGCATCGGTGGTGTTTGTGCGTCCGCCCGCGCTGAACCAGATTGGCGGCATGGCAGATAACGTGCGCGACATCCAGTTGGCCATTAATACCATTAAACTGTACATGGACGCGCTACAGAACAACATTGCGCCTATTAAAATGACCGCAAAACTATATTTTACCATGCTTGAGCAGCACACGAACAAGCTTGCCTACAAAGACATTATGTTTTCCATTTTGAACAACAACACTGTCAACGAGCGAAATTTTCACGCCGCCTCCAATATGTTCTACTATTATTTTGTAAAACTTTTCGACAACATTTTGCCGATCGCGCATGTCATCGTCAACGTCAACTATACGCGCAACAAAACCAAAATTAGCCATTCGCTCACCGCCTTCTTTAATACATGCGCCCATTACGTGGTCAGCAACATTAAGCAGCTTTTCAACGTGGAACAAACGAACGTAAACGTTCCGGACGAGTACTACAAAGTCATCGAGGCCAACCAAACGACGCTCACGAACTTGTACAATTTTCGCCTAAACGATCTGCGAAGCGTCGCCTTTATCAAGCACACGCCCGACAATGACGTGAACGCCTTCGACAGCGTTCGCGCCGATAATCCCGAGGAGCGCGTAATAAACGTGCCCATCCAAGTCATGATGAATGTGCCTCGCCTCTACTTTGAATAGTACGATGCGCGCGCTCCGTCGCTACTTGTAAAGCAACAAACTACCGAAATCCAACTCGAAGTCAAGCACGGGCTCCCGGTTCGCGCGCTGGTACTCGGCGGCATATTCCCTATCGGCCGGCTCGTCGCCGATGAAACCGGTCATTTGATCCAGCAGAGCAGAGCACTCGCTTTCGCTTTTGGGCGGAAAGCTAAAGTAAAACTTGACGTTGCGGTTGAAGGGATCGCGGGTGTTTTCGCGCTGCCAACGACGCAGACATGTGTTGTGAAACATTTTTTCCAGATTGAGTGTCTTGTACTCGGAGACAGCCACCACGCCGTCGTTGCAGATGCGCCCGAAGCAAATTTGGCACTCCACCATGCACTTGGGCCACATCTGTTTAAACATTCTATACAGATAACCTGCTTTATCTATACCTGCTTTATCCTGTAAACTTATTGTTATTAACATGATTGGGACTGATATATAAAGGAACACAGATTGGATACTGCAGTCTTACTAGCATTGAGTCATGGAGCTTATAAAACCGTTTCTCAAGTATTCGAAACTTTATAGGAACATCAGCGATGAGGCCGTGCGACAATTGATTTATAGCACATGGTGCTCTCAACAGCAGCAGCAGCAAGAAAAAACCTCGTCGGTCTTAATGTGCATGTATTGTCACGCGAACGTGCGCACGGACGACAAGAGGCAGTATTGCGATCAGTGCCTGTTTCCGCTGTACGCCGACGACGATGAAGTGGCCCTCTACTGTTTGTTGAGCATTTGTTTTTACGAGAGCAGCACTTGCAACGCCGACTCGCATCGAGTCGTCTATCGGCAGCGAATCAAGATGACGTGGTACGAACACGAATCTCACGATAAAGTGTATATCGTGTGCCACGCCAAATGTTTACAGTGTAGACAAAAAATTCAAAATGTCGGCGCCAGATATACATATTTTGACGAAAGAATGTTTTGTAAAAATTGCATGTTTCCTTTGTTTAATGTTACGTTTTTATCCCAAAATAAAAGTTCGTGAAATATTTGTACTTTTTTTATTGAAATCTTTGCTTTCAACGAAAATCCTCGACGAAACCAATCGTTGCTGATGTAATTATTTTATATGTGCGCTTGTCATATTTTAAGATTGCTTTCGTCGAAAATCTTTGACGAAATCCAATATCAATAAATGATCAACAAGTGGCAAAAGTATCAATGTTTGCTTTCAACAAAGATTCTCGGCGAAATCAAATATCGATCAGCAAGCTTAATCAATGTTTGCTTTCGCCAATAATCTTCGTTGGAAGCAAACATTGATACTTTTAGTGTAATATTATATACTTTTTAAGTATCAATGAGATATTGGCGAAATTAAAAACAAAAAACTTAATTTAATAGACTAAGCGTGCTTTGTTTATCGGCTTCTTTTTAAAAGTGATTGGTCGATAGCGACGCATACTGCGCACTTTTCGTTTTTTATTGTAGTTGAGTCCTAGTCGGTCATTGCTCCATACAATAGTTAGATAAACAATCATAATGCCAATAGGTATTAATAGCTCGTCGACAGTCAGCCAGTGTTCACAATTTCAATGGAATCGTTTGAAGAACGTCTTATGAGTTTCGAGTCGTGGCCCGCGTCAAATCACGTCTCTCCCCAAAAGTTGGCAGCTGCCGGCTTTTACTATTTGAATCGTGGCGATGAAGTGCGCTGCGCTTTCTGCAAAGTCGAGATAATGAGATGGAGACCCGGCGACGATCCTCTCGCCGACCACAAACGTTGGGCGCCTCACTGCAAGTATGTTTGCCAAATCGACGGCGAAGAAAAGTTACGCGTCGGCGAAGACGAGTGCGGCAGCAGAAGCGGCGACAATGCACCCAAACACCCGGCCTTCGTCTCGTACGATGCGCGCATAGAAACTTACAAAAACAAGTGGCCGCGCGCGCTGACGCAAACGCCTCATCAACTGGCAAGCGCTGGCTTCTATTATACCGGAATCGGTGACGCAGTATTATGTTTCTATAACGACTGCAGACTCAGTGAATGGAACGCCGGCGACGACCCGTGGCGCGAGCACGCGCGCTGGTTCGCCGAGTGCCCCTATGTGCGCAAATTTAAAGGCCTCGACTATATTCAGAAGATTGCGACAGAGGCCTGCTTGATTCGCGGCGAGGAGTCGGCAACGAGTTCCACGGAGCCGACGCGTGGTTTGTCCGTGAAAGATGAAAAAGCGGCGCAGCTCGAAAATGAGGAACTTGTTTGCAAAATTTGTTTTGAGGGGCGACGCAACGTGTGTTTTATGCCGTGCGGTCACGTCGTGGCGTGTCGCGAATGCTCGTTGAACGTGGAGCGATGCCCACTGTGTCGCGACAAGTTTACATCTATTCAGAGACTATTTTATGCGTAAATAAAAATAATAAAGCAAAATTTCTTTTTTATGCACCAATCTTGATTTACTAATCTAATCATCAATTTAATATATCTACTAATCTTCATATGTTACATCTATATTTTGCATTTCCTCTTCGTAATCATCATAGTCGTCATCGTCGTCCATATCCTGTTCCATTTCTTCTAAGGCGGCGACGCCGCTGGCCATTTCAATGTCGAGTAAAGTTTTTGTGTAGTTTAATTGCTGCGCCACTTCTTGTAGACTCGTGTCTTCGACGTCGGCCGTCGTGTCCATGTCGCGGAGCTCATTCTCAATGTCTCGCTCAAACTCGTCGAGATTATTCTGCAACAGGTCGAGCCGATCTAATTGTGGACTGTAATTGGTGTGATCGATGCCGAACTCGGCCTCGGTGTAGTCGCGCACCCTGAATTGCTTGCGCTTAGTTTCGCGCTCGATGATTGCTTTGACACCTTTAAAGGTCATTACTTCGATTACGGCACAACCGCGCCGAGTGCCGCACATCACCAAACCGACGAGACCGTCGTTGTCAAAATATTTTTCGAGATAATTTTCATCAATGCCGCCGTTGTCGTATAGGTTGTTTTCGTCGACGCTCCACTCGACGAGCAATCGGTTAGTTTTGGTCGTCTTGTATTGTTTGGATTTGGTGGTGCGCTCGATTGTGTTGTAGACATTTTGTCGCAAAATCTGGCCAATGTCCATTTCAAAGAACTCGGCGGCATCGTTCTGCAAGCGCAGCGCAGCGTTGTAGATCTCGGTGACCGTCTTTTGAAGCGGTTTCACCTTCTCAACGGTATATTCCTGGATCTTGAGCTTTTCATCAAGGTGGCGGTTGTAGATGTTGCGGTACAAGAAATTACTGAGCACTTGCACCGCATTGCCGATTGTGTTTTGGATGGCCTCGTACGAGTTGCCGCCGTCGGTGTCGGGCCGTTTTTTGTAAATTCGCATAATATTGTTGGCGCTGGCTTTGATGTCGGCACGCGTAGCGTTGCGGCCCACGTTAAGGAGGCTATAGTAATCTTCTTTATCGAGATTCACATAGTACAACATGTCTTTACGGCCCACTTTAGCGGCGACGCGCGCATCCGACGACGTGTTGCTGGTCGTGCTCGACGCGGCAGAGCTTTGCGATCGAGTTTTCTCGGTGGCGGAACGTCGAGTCGTCGGCGGCGTCGGCGGCTTGGGCCGCTTGCGCGGTGACACCACGGCCAGAGCCGCGGCTTGGGCCGGGCGCATGGAACCGCTGCGAGTGACCCGACTCATTGTAGTTGGACGCGGACACGATGACGGACGTGATACTCGATTTCAATAAACTATACGACAAGCTGCGCGACAAATATCAGCTTCGCTATTATTTAAACTGCAACAATAGAGCCGTCAATAGTTGCACTTTAAAATACTTGCAAGAACGGCGGTCTTACTTTTGCTGCGCCGTCGACTCTTTGGAGCGATGCGTGCTGCACAAGTGCGTGCTCGTCATCTTCGGCACGTGGCTGGACAAAGAGTTTCGCGCCGACGACGAAAACGTGCACCAGTCGCGTCACCTTAACGGCACCTTTATGATCGACGGTCGCAACCTCAGCTTTCCCAACATCATGATGAACAATAACATTTTGATACACAACTTTTACGACAAACTCTACTCGAAGAGCTGCAAGCGCATGTTCCTCTACGGCAACGTGGACGAGGAGAAGAACATTAATCGTGCCATACAACTCGTGTACGACAAGCACGAAGACGTACTGTTTGCACGCGACGTGTACGCCAGCGATTACGTGGTCACCGAGGACCTGAACGCCATCCTCGAGATGTACCTTAAAAACAGCGGTAAATGGGAGCCGCTCGACTTTATGTTTGACTTTAACAAGGAGCAAAGCTCGAACCTCGTGAATCAAATCAAACAGATCATGGCTATCGACATCAACTACTCGATCGACAATCTCTCCAATAAAATCATCTACAAACACGACTATTTACTCTCACTCATCTACAAGCCCATTCTGAAGACTTACCGAACGGTGTGCGCCAGCGACAAAGCCGCTACGCACCAGGCGCGTAAAAAAAAGGTTCAATCCATTCTGTTTCCCAAAGACTGCAAGAAAGTCATCGATACCATCGTCAACGGCAAGCTCATTTACTCTGTCTCAAAAACGTTTAGCAAACAAAAGAAGAATTTCATCAACTACCAAGACAACAGCAGCAACAATAACATTGAAATCAATTTGCCCTCCCTCAAGTACCGAATCGGCAACGAAGTAGTGCGCATCACCAACGACACCATGCGCCAGGACATGCTGATGCAAAAGAGCGATTTCGTCAAGTTTGTCGACAGCTTCTTTCACGGCGAAATGACGGTGGCGGGCAAAAAGTTTTTCCTGTGCCGCGACGTGCGCCTGCCTAGCGTCGATTACGGTCTGGTGGCGACCAAGTTCAAAGCGCTCGAAGCGTCACGTCTCATAGAAACCACTCGCAACGAGGGCAACGAAGATGCCGTCCTGATCGCCTTCAACAACCGACCTACTATTTACCACTGCCACATCTCGAAACTACACTACATTATTTACGAACTCAAACGCAACCAGTTTCCGGTCGAAATAAAATATCACAACAACGTTCTGTTTGTGAACCATCACGAGGGCATGATTTGCATCAAAAAAAAGCTGTGTATTCAAACGAACAATGGCGCCAAGGCAAACATTGCCGCGCTCCTCACACCCTACGAGTACCATAACCAGCTGTCGTACTTGCGCACACTGCCGGGTCTCTGCGTCGAGGAAACGATGCACGTCTCCCAACTGATGTCGAAGCTACTTCAATATTACTATCGCGACCACTTGAATATGTTTGCGATCACGCCCGTGCCCAAGCTGATAGTATCCGTCACCAATTTAAAGAACGCCATGCCGGTGCTCGCGTACAACGGCGTGCAAGACCGCCAGGCATTTCTCGACACTCTGCCCGCCGGCAATGCCGTCGTTGTGGTGCCGGAGATATTACGCAACGACAAAATGTTCAGGCTGTGGACGTTGGTGCGCGACAACAAGCTCATGACCGCCGAAGATCCGTACATACCCGACTCTAATCTGCCGATTCGCCTTTACAACAACAAAATTAACAAACTCAAAGGCAAGCTCGCGTTTAATAAAAACGAAATGCCCGTCGTCAAATTTAACAAGAGCAGCGAAAACAACTGCATCGTCGTCGAGGGCGGCAACATGCTACACATGGCGGGCGTCGTGGTGTCGAACGTCAAGATCGGCTGGATTTACGACGGCAAACGCTACAAGATTGAGGCGTGCCGAAACAAAAACTTTTACGTCTCTAAAATTTTCGTCTATTTTCGCCAAATCGATAAACAGCGCGTCGAGCGCCTCGACTCGGCCCTCACGGTCACCAACAACACCGTCTATTTAAAACTCATCATGATTACGTCCACCGCCAATTTAGAAGGCGTAAAGATATGCGGCGTCCACGGCCAAAAAGGCGTCATGAACGGCAGTGAAGATCTCACCGAATGGATGGCCGAAGACGGCACGAGCGCACAAATTTGTCTATCGCCCATCTCGTACCTATCGCGCCAGTCCAACTTTGAAGACATTGAAACCAAGTACGTAGTGCGCGGCGGCGATCACTCGGACCCCGACGCACCGCGCTATCCCATCTTTAACATTCCCTACATGTTCTTCAACAACACGCCCGACAATATCTTCAAAGAATTCATCAAAGGCAACTATACCGGCCACGAGAAGGTGGAGGGCACGCGCCTCGACCAGTGGACGATAAACCAGTCGTTCGCCGGCAATCGCTGGGCGGAGAGTTTGCAGTGTGTGCGCGGCGGCAACAACCTGCCCGACAATAGCGGCGAGTATAACGTCATGACAAGTTTGCTGCACTGCAACAACACCATCGTGCGCTAGTCTAAGAAATGTGAATAGATGTAATATATTAAACACCTTTAATTAATTTATAAAAAATCGTTTTATATACTACAACATTTTAAAGCATCACACAATATTCGACGACACATATTGAATAGCATACATCGCTCTTCAGACGCGCGCCTGTTTGGGCCGAGTTCGGCTCGATTTATCCGATAATCTGTTTCTTCGACGAAACTCGTAGACAATTGTGCCTGCATCGTCGCCAGCAAGTACTCGAGGGCGACGGACAAGAATTTTCTAGCCTCATCTTTTTTGTCAAAAGTCCACTGGCCCCAATCCATTCTAGTCGCATTCAGCCGATTTAATACTCCGATTTGATTAGCTCCAATATACATCGACACCGGCACTGCGTCAATGTTCGCTCCATATTTAAAACTAACGTCGAACACTAGTCGTTTGCTTTCGAGGATCGTGTTATTGCGGCACAGGACGAGTTCCATAATGGAACAAACGTCTTCGTAGCCGCTGTAACGGGAAAATGGTTTTGCATGCACTATATATACCATGGTCGAAGCGCTAATGATTATAACAGCAGTGTCGCAAAAATATTTATACTAAACGTACGTGTGTTAATACTCAAATAAATACTAAACGCACGTAATACTCGAATAATTCGAAAGGTTATAAATGGCCCAAGTCAAGATCGGAGTGTTCAAGTTCGGCGAGGACGAGTTTGAGTTGAGATATGTCGTCGACAACGACATGCAGGTGCTTTTCGTCGGAAAAGATATCGCCAGGGTGTTGAAATACAATGATTGTAAACAAGCAATTCATAAGCACGTCAATGAAAAGTACAAGTGTGTCTTCGAAAAGATGGGGGGTCAAAACGACGCCCCACCATGTTTCGACGACAATGAGGGCGTCCGCGGCGAAGTTGCAATCAAGAAAGGCAATCCGCTCTACCTTCAGCCGCACACGATTCTCATCACCAAATCTGGTGTAATACAATTGATCATGAAGTCGAAACTACCCTATGCTGTTGAATTGCAAGAGTGGCTGCTCGAAGAGGTGATTCCTCAAGTATTGTGCACTGGTAAATACCAACCCGCTGTTGACAATGGCAACGGTGCTACGGTCTCGATGCTGCACGAGATATCGCAAAGTCTCAGCACGATTCAGCGTGACAACGAGCAGCTCAAAACGGTTATTGTAAAAAAGGACCAGCAAATTGAGCAAACGACGCGCATGATTAATCGAGTAATGGCAGATATGAACCGCATGTATACGGGCTTTCAGCAAACGATGCAGAAGAAGGACGAACAAGTTTCGAGTTTGGTCGAGAAGATGGTTGATTTGTCGGATCGTGCCGTCGAGTATCCGAGCAATGAAAAGAAGCTGCCCATTCTGTGCGTAATGCAAGACGGCACTAAATTTCACGCTATCACGGGCCAAAAACAATATGTTCAAGCGCAAAAAAACAAACGCAACATTGACGAACGCACCATTATTTTAGAAAAAAAGCGACCGAACCCCACAATGGATTGGAGCAAAGCGGTCGAAACGGTCGCTCGCACTAGAGGAGTCAAGAAAAGTCATCGTTCGATCGAGTGTGGCTTGCCCGAACGTGTCGAGGAATTTGCCAAAAGAATAAAATTGTTGTTCGACAAACACTCTATTGCCAATAAGAAAACTCTGTAAACAAAAAAGTACTGTTTGAAAAGGAAAATATACTTTAATAAAGTAATATTAATTGTCCAAAAATAACTTGTTTATTGTTATGTATTTGTTAACAAACACATCTTTGTAGCACAATATACAATAAACGTAATTCTTCTTAACCACGGCTCGATATTTATTAAAAAAGTTGTCGCTCGGTTTATTGCTGTACTTTTTGAATAGGTACACAGTTTCCTCGCACAAGTAACATTTTGCGTATTTATTACACGACGACATTTAATAAAGGGAATGTATTATTATATTACTTACTCAACAAAACTATCCTCATGTCGCGCTGCTCGCGCGGATAAATTCAGAATTAATATTTAAACTTAAACTGATTAGTTTGGCTGTTCTCGTACACGAACGCGTAATCTGTACGCTTAATTGTGTCAGACATCAGGTCGTCGACCCTCAAGTTAATGTGCTGGAGCAATTTTTTAATTTCGTCAAAGTGAATCGTGTGCAAAGTTTTGCTGACCGTGTACGCGCTGTTTATGGTGACGCGGCGCTTATCATTGTTTTTAACTATTACAAACGGAAAATCAAAGACGGCAACGACTTCGCCGGCATTCACTTTGAACATGAGTCGCTCGAGTTTGACGACACTAGGCACGCTCGCATTCGGCAAAGTGGTCATGCTGTAGCATGCCGTGGCGCTGCCGTCATTGATTTCGGCCATCGGAAGAGGTTGGCAACTGAAGCTCGCGGCTTTTCTCGTCTTGATCACAAACTTGGGCAGCGACTTGTAGTTTTCAATGTTGTGGTGTCGCGCGATGCATCCTTGCGCCGAGTGCACGTCCAATGTACTGTTGTCATCGACAAAATTAGAATTGTCGTCGTCGTCGTCATCGTCGTGTTTTTTTAGAAACTTATTTAGCAAAATCACACAATAGGCATCGTGGTCGAGTGCGCTGAGCGCCTTAATCTTGTCGTAAAGTTGCACCATGCCGTTGCGATAGTACAGAGTGTACGAGTAGTATTCCACGTTAAGCGCATCAAATTTGCTAAACGACGCCACGGCAGCGCAGTCGTCGGTCGTAGCGATGCCGGTAAAGCCGGGATTGGGCAGAAACGACATGGCGGTGTTGGGCGAGAGCAGCACGTCGTCGTTCGGTAGCACGATATCGATGTCGTCGGCCACCAGCAGCAGCACGCCCGTGTCGAGGTTCGCGTGTGGGAAATAGTGGTAGGCGTTGTTGGACCAAATTCTTTTGGTCATGCTCCAGAGGAGCGCGTGGCCGCGATAATCATAGTTGGCTTGATAGTAGGCGACGCCGTTGGTGGGACACACGACCGAGCCGTAGTAGTTTTCGTTGCGCACCGTTACCACTTTACTAAAGTCTGCCGAATAAACGCCCTTCTCGAACGACATGATTTCGCCGAGAGCGGGCCAAAGATGCGTGCCGTTCTTGAACGCCAGAGCGGGGTGGATGATGCCAATGTCGCTGCCGACTAAGTGTATGCTAGTGTGCACATTATCCATGCGCACAAAATCTCGGCCAAACAAAAAGTTGTAATAAGCAAAGGTAAAATAGTTCTCGACGAGGAAAGAGTAATTCCTGACGTTGGTGTCGACAAAATTAATAAAGTCCGTTCGAATGCCGCTTCCCGTGAAGCGCGCGTTGTGTCTAATTTCGTCGAGAATGCTGCCTGTGGGTGGCAAGGCGACGATCTCGTACGGATCGTGGCCCATGTTAAGTCGGGCGTAAATATACGGAAGACACATGCGCGTGCTAAAGCCAATGCCTCGCCTCCAGCCCATCGACAAATTGGGCCCGGTCAAGTAGTTGTCGATGATTCTCACTGCAATTTCGCTGACGTCTATATACGGCCGCAACATAATACTCAGTAGCATAGCGCACTCGGTGAGCGCGACGCTGAAAACGTGCCAATGTTCGTTGCCGTAGTTCCACGGCAAGCGCTGACTCGGCGCCGGCGACGGCAGTTTGCTGTCGATCGCACTCAAAGCATAGTGTAAATGTGCAGCGATGTTGATCCTGACCTCTTCGGCGTTGACAATGCTCATATAAACAGCGTACGCGGTCAGAGATTTGAGAAGGTTGGCAAAATCATTGGCGTCGTCAAACGGTCGTAAATCCTCAAAGATTCGGTTCTTGTCGTCGACGAAAACGCGCATAATGGCGCCGTCGTCGTAATCACTCCTAAGTTTACGCGTTTGCCAAATGGTGGAGCGATAAAATTGTTCAAATGTTTGTAAATTGACTTCGGTGAAGGTGTCATCATTGTCGTTGCCGCCGCTTTCGTTTGTTTGTTGGCTATCGTCGCCGCGTCGCGAGTATGGATAGAAGAGAGCGATTATAACAATAACGGCAAGCAACACCAATACTAGCATTTTGTGAAAACTATTTCAACTTAATACGATAGTATTAGACGGTCAACCATGGTGTTTGCACGCTTTCACGTCACGCGAACGCAGCCCCTGCCGCAGTGTTGCAAATTTTTGGCAGATCCCCTTGCGGTATATTTGCTGTACGTGAATGGCGTAGTCGAGGACGCTAAGAAACTCGACGCACGGTATATACTTAGTAAAAGTATCGAGGTCGACGACGACGGCTTCGTAGTGCTACAGCAGGCCTGTGTTTACTTTGACTTGAATCACTTGCGCAGCGCCTCCCCCAAAGACCTAGAGTGCTATGTCCAAGTGACGCGCAACCAGCTGAGCGCTCACGACATGCGACTCTTTAAGCTGTTGGTGTACGATAGATGGTGCAAAGGCGACTTTCGGCGATTGCATAGAATGCTGACACAGCGCGACGTGCGTTCCCTGATTACGTTTGCGTGCAATGTTCTGTGGGAACGCGGCTACGAGGACCACTACACTCTGGGTCAGCAACTGAGCATTCGCATTACAACCAAACTCATTCAGAGCGGCCTCGACTTTAAGCACCAACAAGACTCTGATAACACGGACGCGGTGGTGGTGCCCGGTCGCGGGTGGGACAGCAAAATTTTTGAAAAACTCATCAGCTCGATCACGTCCATCTCCGACGTGATTAAACGCCACAAAAGCTCTAACAAATTCATCGTTTTGGAAATAGATTCGGTTAATTGTGAGGCGATCAAGGAGTGCCTGCGCCAGCAATTCGCCGTGGTGAATAACATTCAGATTTTTAATGTGTGCGCCGTGCATCTGGACGAGGACAAGAACTCTTTGCAGTATCTGATCAAGTTGTCGCATCTCATTGCCGACAAAATGATAAACGTGCTGTTTGTCACCGACGTTGAATATTATTTAAAGCAAAACAACTACATGTTTTACTTGTACAACTCTCTCAAAATGTATTATTATTGTTTGTGTAACAAATTTGTGTTTGAATATCAAGATTATGAGATAATTTTTTTGCTAAACCTCATCGTTTCGCTCGAGTGGCACAATCGCGGCCACTTAAACTCGTTCACTCTGGAAAAATCCCAAATTTACAATCCGCTCGAGTTGTCTACGCGTCGACTAAACTCTATTAAACGAGCGGCGGCCCAATCTCGATTAATTAATAACGATAACGAAATAAAAATTGATTTTATCAAAGGTAAACGAATGAAGATGGGCACTCACTACGGCCAGCGATTGTTGGAAATAAAAGATTAGAGGAAAAATAAAACCAATAAACATACATTTGCTGTATTATTTATTTATAAATGGTCGATTATATGGTCGATTATGTTATTTTTATTCTGATTACCATTTAAAAATATAATGTGAAAATGAATTCGGGTATCGGCTTGTTGGGGATACTTTATATCGATTGTTTTGCACAAACGCTCAATGAAGGCGCCTCTGAAGGTGTAGAAACTGAGCATATCGACCGTGTCTTGTTTGTGCTGATGGTTGTTCACGATAAAGTTAGTGGTGTCAATGGGCACGCGGAGGTCCGTCACGAGCGCCACCTCTTCGGAGAACACACCATGGCGCAAGTATTGGGCCGTTTCAAATAGATACCTATACTTTTGCACATTGAAACTGGGAAAAAAGTCTGCCTTCAAAATGTTTAAACACAAATTAAATAAACACTTAATTGCAACACACTCACAGGTCTCGTTCTTCTTGTTCAGTAAAATAAGCCCGCACAATATTTGCGCACAAACTTTGATACACACCACCCACTCGAGAGCATAGTTGGCGACGACTTGAATGTTCGCTAGTGTAAAGTGTTGAAAAAAGTCGAGGCGGGCGTACAGCTCATAAGTGAAAAGCGACAACATTAAATTATAAAACTCGGCATTCTTCATACACAGCAGGCCGACGTTTTTGATGAGGGTGTCGCCAAAGCTTATGTTGTCAAAGTCGTACACGTCAAATATGAACTGGCACCTGGACGGATTCGGGAGGTTGGCGTACGAGGCGTACGTGCACATCTTGTCCGCAGTCGAGATAACGTCAAAAAAGCTCATTCCGTAGTCAAAGAGTACGGATGATTTCTTCAGAGGAGTGGCGTTCTCACACAGCACTTTTTCTATGGGCGCGTACATTAAAAACTCGAACGTGTCCTGAAGATCTAGATCCGAGATGTCGGGCAATTTGTATTTTGACGCGTTTCCCAACCTCTTGGAATAGACGGCAATGGTGTTTAAATATTCACATTTGTACTGCATGATGGGGCAGATTTTGGCGTTTGGCAAAATCATATTGAGAGGCTTTGTGTGAATCAAGTAGAGGCTATAACTATAATGATTATTGCAAAGAAATTTCTTTATTTTTTATATGAAACCCCATATCAATATTATATTAAAATTCAGTTAACTAATCAATGTTTGCTTTCAGCGAAAATCTTTGACGAAAGCTAACATTGTCTGAATTAGTACAAACAAATCGGTTTACCTACACAATCTTTGCTTTCGTCGAATATTATGGCTGAAAGCAAAGATCGATTGATATACTTTGAATAAATACTAACAAAATCAATACACCTTTTCGATGTTTGCTTTCAGCGAAAATCCTCGAAGAAATCAAACGTCAATAAGACCGGAAATAAAAAATTAGAAAAAGTTTTAAAATAATGTTTCATTTGCATGCGTTTTATTTGCACTAAAGTCTATAATGTTGGATTTCGTCGACGATTTTCTACGAAAGCAAACATTGTAGACAAATAAGAATATATCTATAATTTGTTGAGTGACAGTTATACACTAGCAATGTCCGAGTCAATCAGTATACCATATCTTTTGGCGCCCGATTGGGCGTTGACAAACATAAATCTCCTGGTCAATCGTCATTATAAACAGCCTATTCCGTATGTGATACCGGCAGGAGTTAGCGTTGACCTCAACACCAACTATCCATGCACAATTTCGGTTCTCAACACCAATAACGCCACGGAGCACATTTACGGAAACGTAAACGGCGACCTGACAGTGACCGCCCAAGTCGACAGTGTAGTGTTTGTCAGTTCCATATTTGTGGATAATTCCGATGGTCAGTATCGGGTAGCGTTCGAGATAAATGGCTCGCGCACACCGTTAGTTCGCGTTCGCTGCGGCCAAAACAATTACAAGAGTGGTGGCATCGACGAGAACCAATCTTTTGTGTTTATCGAGGGCAAATATATTCAACTGTTGATGCCACAGCAGGATCTGCCGTTTCTCAACGACTTCATTCAAGCCGATCCCGAATTAAACACACTGAACGATTACTACAACACAATCGTCGACTTGTACAACGACACCACTGGTATTGGGTTTCAGAGAAAATATTTTGGCAAATGCGATTTGAGTAACGCTCCGTATGTAAATGTACATGCAATTACCGATAATGTTTTGTCGCTGCAACGAATGTTTTTTAATTTTACCCCAAGGAACTTTACCCTATTACACGCCATATCATTTTTGTACAATTGCTACTTTGAGAACAGTAAATCTGTAAATTTGGAATTTGTATGGTGGCACGTGCTGCCCGACCTTTACCAATACACGTATTTCACGCCTCAAGAATACTTGGAAGACGGCTTCAAATTTCAAAATGGCCGCAAAGACGAAATACTCTCGGACATGATAAACAATCTATCCACAAATAAAATTAATAGCTGGGAAAGCATGCGTCGATTGATTTTTATTACCACTTTTTTCTTTAGAGTCGGTCACAAGAAACTAATGAGGGACCTATTCAAGGCAATGACAGACAAAATATACGATGAAAACTTTAACATTCGCGATTTTGACACGTTGGGCGAAATAGTGTGTCTGTTGGATGGCTACGGCATCGATGTGGTGTACAGTTGTCAAGTGGTCGGTGTACAGTATTTGGACAGACTGCTCCTGCAAAAAATAAAGTACAACATCGAGAACACTGTTAATGTATTTGAATTTCTCGTGCGGCCCGGCGCATTGAGTTTCAATTTGGTGGAAAGCGGCAACGCGTCGAGCAACGAAGCTGTCCTCAAGTTCGTCAAAACTCCACCGCTCGATATAATCGGATGCCATTATACGCTAATTCACAACAAAAGCAACAAGCACAAGTCCACTTTCGCTGAAAACACTACTCAATCATTAGGACACATGCAACCCGGCTGCTACAAGCTTTTTTTCGAATCGGGCAATTCTAAAAGTCGCCACTACAGCAACAGCGATTATGTCGTCTTTGACGGCACGTCAATCACACCAGCAATCGAACTGATGCCGCTCGTGCACTCGAATCTGCTGGTGGAGACGTTTTATCTGTACGGACAATCAGATAGACTTGTGGCTATATTCGTTATAGATTACTATCATAAACAGTACGTTTTAGAAATTATTAGACCCAACCCAAATACCAATTTTAGAGATTCCATTTATTATAGTATAGAAATTGAGAATGTTGTCAAATGGGACATTATGGGCACTAACGAAGTTGACGCGTTGGGTCCTTTCGAAGCGCCTCTCAGTCTGAACCAATCCGTAATCATTTACCACGCCGAATGGGAGCGATTAGTGTCCGTGTTCGAAACGTCAAATACGAATGTCTTCACCACCACACTGCAAGGGTTGCGTTTCGGCGACGACGACACCGAGCTCGCGCTAGTGTCGAAAATCGTAAATCTGTGCGAGCACATTACGGCGGCAGCGCCAACGCTCATGTATTCGTCGTCTATACAGGACAATTTATTTTTAGCGTACAACGTCCTGTCTGAGGAGCAACGACAGTATTTGGACTCAATAATCGCTCCATTTTTGCCAAACACAAGATTGACGTCAATCACAATTCTCGGCTTTAATCGAAGCAATCTGTTGAGGGCTCACGAAATTGACGGCATTCTAAAAATAGTGATTTTCGACAACGCCAATCCGCAAACAAGAGTGTCGTTTCGTGTTTTTCGGAACAATCAACGAATCTACAATTTCGAAGCCTCCAATAGACCAGTCGCTGCCGCCGAACATTTTATAGAGTTGATGACCGACGACACAATTCACTTGAGTACGGAAAACTTGCAAAATCGAATAATAGTTACCAACGGCTCTCTGAACAAACCAATGACCCGTGAAGTCCTAATGCACTGGAAAAGTGCCAGTTTTGAATTGATAACAATAAACACCACGCCAGACTTGCGACCTCTGGCATTAGTAGCGGCGGTGGCGGTTCTCATAATAATCATAGTTGTCATATATAAATTGTTGTGTTTGTTATGTTTGAGCGAAGCGAGACGACAGATAAATAAAGTGTCACCGACACCGCCAAGCACGCCGCCGCCTGTGAGGAACCGGCGTAGAACTACGACACAAAGAGCCACAGCCACCCCTACTCGTGCTTAAAGTATATAAAGCAAACTCGAAACCAAGCCGAACACACTTGAAGTTGAGCCTCTGACATGAACGCAGGAACACTTTGTTTGGCGGGCGACAGCCTCATTCGGGATTTGCGTATTCTAAATTTGCAAGTGCTACGGCTTCAGCATTACGTTGACTTTGGCGACGCCATGCCCGACGTGAACGCGCTACGAGACACCCTCGCCGTGTTGAAGAATCGACTAAAGCTTCTTCTAGACTGCGCCACCGACAAGAGCATCGATTTGGTCGACAACCTAATATCGCCACCCATTCGCAAAGAGCTCGCGTTTATGCTGGAAGCGTACGCGTCGAACAACGTGCCCGACTACGATTTTACCTACCTGAAGCTCTGCGTGCACATGCTAAAGCACCTCAAGTATTTGCAGCTCAAATATTATTTGAACTACGTTAGCGTGTACGACAACGATCACGTCAAGACGTTTACGCACGTCTTAGACATATTTGTGCCGCCGACTCACGAGCTGTACGACCACATTGTCTACGAGTTGCGCAGCATGCTGGCGCTGTGTGATCAGATCGCAGAGCGATTGTCGTCGTTTTAGTTCGTAATCAATAATATCATAAGATCCGTTTACAATGATTGTATATAAAATAAATGTTATATATCTAATTGAAACAGTTTGCTTTATTTAACGATGCGTTGCGCAGGTTTGTTTATGATTATCGAAACCGATAAGGCGGTGTTGTTGTGTGCTCGTCGATCCTACGACAGCACCGTCGACTATCACGACCCCGAACAGCTGGAACACGTAAACTTCCTCGAGAAAATCTCCATTCCGCGCGGCAAGCGAGACGGCCGCGACATATTCGACTACGAGACGGCAGTGCGCGAGTTCATCGAAGAGACGGGCACGTTCTTCGAAAGCGCCTGGGTGTTTCGAGTGCCGTTTGTGCTGCAGTGGAACGACGCCGGCGTCACGTACAAGTACGCCATTTACGTGGGCGTAGTGAAAGGCCTGCTGCGAAACGTGTCGCGCGAGCCCAACACCTATTGCGTCAAATTAAATTGCGACAAGCCCAACGACTACAAGATAAACCTAGAAACCCGACGCTACAACAACGAAATTCCGCGCTATCTATATATTTTGCCGCTGCAAGACTACTTTCAGTATATGAACGAAAAACAACTCATTACGTACGATTCGAGCAACTACCTCGAGTTTTTCGAATTTATCAAGAGTGTGAAAGCCAAGTTTGACAGACGCGACCTAAGCAAATTTTTTTTATTGTCCCTCAAACTAGACACTTTTGACTTTTTTCACAAATGGATGAACGCCAGGGACGTGATGCTCGCTTCGAGCAGAGACCTCAAGAAAATAATCAATGTTGTCTGACGCGCAGCGAGGTGTATGCTTTGGTGAGAGAAATTATCAACAAAAAGAAACACGACGGTGAGGTCGAGAACGTGTGCGCTCACGTTTTTGATTCGGGCTTTGCGGACCAACTCACATATATAAGGGCAAATATTGACAAAGCGCTCATTACAGTCGGCGGTGAGCACACGCACTGCAAGCGAGTCTCTGCACACGTGCAAAAAATAGAAAAAATATTTAATTTGAACACGTCCCTTGAAGTTGAATATCAAGCCGCCGCCAGCAAATATGACAACGACAAGCAACACCCTCGCCGAAATGTACAGTAGCTTCGAGGGCAGCGTCATTTACGACAAAGCCCACATGGAGCAGGTCACGGCGGCCATAAACATTTTGGAAAAGAAAAAGATCAAGTACAAGATCATCCCCATGCCTGTGTATGGCGACGAAGGCCTGGAGATTACCTTTGCAATAATCATAGTGGTCGACAAGAAAAATACCAAGCGCAACAAGAAGATGATTAGCAACAACAAATACATTTTGTTCAATAGCTGGTACACTAAAAACCGCAGCGAATCGTGGCCCAACAGCCACACGATGTGGAACCTCATGAAGCAACAACCTGCGGCAAAACCGTTTATTGACATTTTTGACTTTATGGAGAAGGTGGGCAAGTCGGTGGAAATCAAAAAGTCTCTGGACGACACCAACGTCGGCGAGTCCACCGCCACCACCAATAAAGGCACCGATAACGCCAACATTAAAGAAGGCAACGAACGCCGCGTCAAGTTGTACAATGAGTTTTATAGAATAGCCACGATAACGTTCACTTCAAACTCGGCGCCCTCCTCGAGTTTTCTTTACGACATCAAACTCAGTAAAGAGAACGCCGCCGGCTTGGAAAGACTGACGAGACACGTTCTCGAAAACGGCATTAATGTGTTTAAAAGTGTATTATTAAAGCAAGACCAGCCTCAGGAAATAGCGTTGTCGTCGACTTCAAAAAAGGGAAAAGAAAAGCCGGCAAAGGGAGCGAGGTCGACGATAGACCAGGAAAAAGTCATTTCGAGGAAGCGCAAACAAATCGCGCCGGCAGCGAAACCAATAGCCAAAAAAAGCAAACAACGCGCAGAACCAGCGCCAGAGATGACCATGGAAGACGACCACACCGACGACACGCAAATGTCATTCAGTTGATCTTGAAATAAAAGTACCGTTATAACCATCAAAAATTTAGTATTATATATTTATTGAGCCAGCGATCACGTCATGTTTGCCTTTAAATGTCCAGAAACGGGAGAGTTTGTGAGTGTCTATTTCGATTTAAAAAAGTATTATTTTGACTACGCCGAAATCAAGAGGCTTTTACCACACAATCGTTTGAAATCATCGCGCCACAGAAGGCTATTGGACAAGTTGAAAGAGGAAAAATTTTTGTCAATAAACAAAACGTTGAAGCTGTTGAAGTTGCACCACGACACACACAAAATGCAAAGATTTATTATAAAACAAGTATTGCCTGTATTGTTAGATTATAAAAAGTCTTTAAAATAAAAAATTTTTGTTTATAATATTTTTTTTATTTCAAGTTTTGTTCATATAACACCATATCAATAAAAGATCCCCGCACCCTGAGCACTTTGGCATTTAAAATTAGACCTTTATAAATTAAACATTTGGCGCGAGAGTCGACTATAAGAGCGGCGTAACAATTTTTGTGCTCGCCTTCCATGATTTTTACCTCATGCACGCCATAGAGTCGAGTTTGCGCGACGATCACTTTCACCATGAGCCACCGCGCAAACGCAGCACTAAATGTATGGTCGACTCCTTTTGAATGTTGTAATCGCTCATGGTGCGCGAGTCCTCTAGCTGCTTGCCTGCGTAGATTAAACGCTGCTGGTCCGGAGGGATTCCTTCTTTGTCGGTGATTTTCTGCTTGAGCTGCTCCACAGTATCGGTGGACTCGATGTCGACGGTAACGGTTTTACCGGTTAGAGTTTTTACGAAAATCTGCATGACTTATTTTATTCCTTCCTCTTAATAATCTTGCAAAGTCAAAGTAAGACTCGCATCAATAAACGATGAGTGCCGAATTTTTGGCTGACGTGCAGGCACAAATCACCAAGATCACAGCAAACCACACGCCAGATCCTAAGTCGCGTCTAGGCGACGTGCTTCAGCATATGGGTCGCAATGGGCTATTGTTACAGCGTAAGAAAGACGAAGACTTTAGCATCAACGAAACGATCGAGTTGTCCGACACGGTTCGCGATTATTTGAACGTGCTGCAAACGGAAAAACTATCGACTTGCCGGTTATGTTACCACAACGACGACAACGTGCGCTGCGACTTTCACAAAAAGTATATCTTTACCAAAAATCCAAAAACGCACTACGACGAATACGTAGCGTTTCTCAACAGCGAGATGGGCATCATAAGTTTCGTCGAACTCTACTACTCGTACATGAGCGTGCAGTTCTGGAAGATGGCGTCGTTGATGATGATGCGCGATCTGACCGGCTTTTCGTCCATCAAAGAACTGCTCACCTACTACAATTATGAGTGCGACGAAGACGTCGACGTGGTGCCGTACGAAACTATGGATTGTGATGAATGATCGAAAACATCGGCGGTAGCGAGCTATTTCAATGTCAGCGAAAAGGTTACTAATGACGATGAACGTGATTCGTAACAAAAATAAAATTATAAATTAATCAAGACATGTCGACGTAAACGTTATTGTCGGCAATGACTTTAAACAAATTTAATAATAAATGATAATTTTAAACTGAGATGTCAACGTAAACTCTATTATCGGCGATGATTTCTAATATTTAAAATTATAAATTAAATGACCATGTCGTCGACAAAGCTATATGCGTCGGCGATTGTGCTATTTAAAAACAAAAAAATTTTAAGTAACAAATTTTACAACAATGACATAGCATACATTGTCAACGAAACATTGTTTGTCGACGAAAATTATGCATTGACAACCAAACATAATGTTTGCTTTCAACTAAAATCGTCGCCGAAAGCAAACTTTGATGATTGCAACATATTTATTTTTTTTTTGGTGTCATATCATATTACGTAATGCTCAGTTTTAAAGAACAATCATCTTTGCTTATTTAATGACAATTTATTCAATGACAACTTTAAAGTCGTCGCCGATAATCATGTCGTCGGCATTGGCGGACAACTGAATGTTCTCTCCGCTTAAATCGACGGCTAAAGTGCCGACGCATCTTTTGGACGACGTTTCGACGACGTAAATGATACTCGGCTCGCCGTCCTTGATGTACATGTCGTAATCAAAAATATTTATAATGTAATCGGTAAGTGGATCAATTTTGTAGTGAAGTTTTTCGAGTGCCTTAATGGATTCGACGTTTACACTGTTCGACACCACACCTTTTGCGAGATTAATCAGAGTCATGTAGTGCACAAAGCGATTGTATTGCTTGGCGGAATAAGACGCGTTCTTCAGCAAGTTACGAGTAGTAAATTCCATTTCGGTACTTACTATAAATAATAGATGTGGTTTCGATAAAAATTATATTCACACTTCAACCGTTGCTGCATTAACAGCGAAAATGTCTAAGCGTCTCAACACTCTATCCATTTCGGAGGCGAACGAAATAGAACCCAAACGACCCGCCGTCGATGACACTCAATTGAGCGTATACAATAGTGGACAAAACAACGACGACGACGACGAAGTGCATCATCCCGACGCCAATCAAATGCTGTGCGTGTTCAAAACGCCGACGATGACTCGCGAACTGACGTGGGTGGACAAGCTGCGCTATAATCTCGACGCCAAGAATCTAACGGTGCTTCGCTGCACGACCGCATTCAACAAGCTGTTTGAATGTCTAAGTTTCTTGCGTGAATCGCAAAGTATCGACCAATGCATTTCAGACTTTTTGCCGGAGGTGTCCAAAGACATTGTAATCGTCAGGCCCAAAAGTCCGCGCGTAGTGTACCAAGTGGGCAAGTTGATAAAAGGCGGCGCGATGCCCTTTTACTTTTTTGATTTCTGTAAAATTAGACGAGCAAGCGGCAACTATGGAGAATACTTCACCATGTCCTGGGCGAAACAGTACGCGCACAACGAAGCGTTCGCCAATCTAATTATACAATTTAAACGGTGGGAGTGTGATGCGATGAAGCTGCAGAACGTAACGTACGTAAATTTGCCCAGCAGCGACTCGTACGCGAGCAAATCAGTGTTTGTGCGTAAATTTTTCGACATAAAACAAGAGCACAATCAACGAAACTACATGACGGGACGCCTCGTAAAAGCGGTGGTGTGCGAGCCCTTTACCGTTGAGCGGTTTGACGAATTGTTCAAGTACGAGGGCGACGCAAAGGTTTCGGCCGAAGTGGAAATGTTGGTGGGAGTACAAATAGAGGGATTCAAACAAAGCAAGGAAGACATGGATTTTGAAACCGTTAACAGTAAGACGTTGCAAGAGAAAACGTATTCGCTCGCTGTCAAACCCATGGTGTTTTTTAACATTGAAGAATAATTTTAATTTCATATAAAATAAATATTAAAATACCATGTATGTTTTTTATATTAACGGTGGACGTGTGGAAAAACGATTCGGTAGAGAGTTTGTCAATTACGTGTGCGGGGGCAAAATCAAGCAAGACATAAAGGCGGACGAGTGCACGCGCAAACGCGTGGTGGTGCGCTCGCGCTACGCGGCCAAGAAGCTGTTGGAGGCCAATAATCGCGTCTACTGGCCCGATGGCACACTATTCCAGTGTAAACTCATGAAGCCCGACCGCCGATCGCCTCTTCATCGCGTCATGAAGCACTTTGGTAGAAACGCCGACCGCAAAAAGGACAACCGCGACGATGACTTCACTCGACGGGAACGTCCCGAGCGCACCTACGTCAAGTTTCGTTCTCCTAGTCCCGTCCTCACCGACGACTGGTACAACAGCGAGGCGTTCATCGACGTGGATTTAGGCGACGGCGACGACGACAAAAAGTCTCTATTCGGCATCAACGAGCATTCTCTGGACAGTCTACACCGCGAGCTGCACACAATGTCATTATGAATAAAAATACATCTGCTGTAAATAATGGTTTTATTGTTAAAAATTTTCTTTAAAATTTATCTGTGCTAAACTTTAGAAAATCCATGCGCATTTTGTACAATTTTTGCTCAATGTCCGCAACCTCTTTTGGGTCTTTGGTAATACGCTTGATGCGTTCCCAATGCTGCATCTGGATGCTGAGCTGCTTCTTGGCCTGCAGTATCTGGTTGAGTTGTTTGCGTAGTGATTCGTCCTTGCTCTTCTTAAAGGCCTCCGAGTTGGTGGTTTTTCCAAATACAGGCATGTTGTTGAAGATTGAGATTGTTCTTGCCGTAGGCTCTTGTCTTAATGATTTTTATCGGAAAAAAATTTGGGATTATATACAGATTTAAAATGTCAGAGGTCGCAGCATGCGAAGAGATAAGTGCTTTGTATAAAAATGACGAGCGCATCGATTTGTGCAACATTCGTGGCATGTGCGTGGCTGATCTCGGTTGCAATGGCAGCGCCGAACGTGCTCTACACAGTAAACGATGAAGCGCGCACCATCAAAGTGCACACGGTCGACAACTCGCCCGTTTCGGTGAACGTCATTCCGCCGGGCGGCAACACAAACGGCGACGACCGGCTATCAGCTCTGCATCAGTTTCCCGGCGTTGCTACAGACGTGCTCTTTCCCGCCGTCTCTGCGGACGACGTGCTTTTCGTGCAGCTTAGCAACGGTGTGTTGTTTAGGACACGCGCCACTCGCGTGCTCGTCAACTTTCACACGCACAAGAACCGAATGATCTACGGCCAACTGTTGTCGTTCGAGGTGGACGACTTTGAGGTGGCCAATAAAATTTACATTGGCGCGCCTATCTATCGCAACTACAAGCTAGTGTCGGTGGTGACGTGCCGCTACGACGACTTTGAAGCGGGCTTGGTGCTCTTTCCGGTCACGGGCATTCGACCGCGCGGCCTGGTTTCGGGCCAATTTAATTTTGACGGCGGAAACGTGCTCGTACAACAGCTCCGGCCCAACATGTCGGTGTACGGCAAGCAGCAGCTGCCCTACAATAGCGCGCACATGTCGGTGAAACAGTTTGCGTTGACGACGAGCGCGAACAAACAAGCGTATCGTGACCTTCCGCGCACCATCGCCGTGTTCCACAACCAGCGCGAAATTACGATCGCTTTGGTGGAGGGCGAGTTCGAGATTGATCGTGTGCGCTTCGACGGACCGCTGGTCGTTGATCAAACTAAAAACGGCGACGGCGAGAAATAAGTTGACGACGACAAAAAATAAGTTATTTATCAAATTTATAGGTATATTAAATTAATATAATGTCTCAGAACATTCTTTTGGTTATTCGGTCGGACATTAAAGCCGTGGATGAAAAAGTAGACGCTCTACAGGCGTCCGTTGATGATGTACGAACCAATTTGCCGGACGTGTCTGAGCTGTCGTCTAAACTCGACGCCCAGGCCACCACTCTGGACACCATTGTGACGCAAATCAACACCATCAACGACATCTTGAACCCAGATTTGCCTGATTTGCCCGAAGTGCCCGTCCTTCAAGCGGCCGGCAAAAAAGGAAAAAAATAAATGTAACAGCGTTGTCAACGTTGTATTTGCTTTTGGTTTAATTATAATACAAATTTTTGTGGTTTTGTTGAAATTAAAAAATTTTACCAAATTATAAAGTGTATTATTCGGTGTATAGATTGTCGTACCATTTGTTTTGCAGTCGTGCGGTGTGTTTGCGCAATCCCATGTAGTAGGAGAGCGACTCGACGATGAGCGTGTAAAAGGCGAGCAGTAGAAAGATGATAAACAGGGCGGTTACGTTATGGTCGCGAGGCATTAGCATGAGGACAATGGCGCCCATGACGAAAAGCACGGGCAGCAGCACGGTGCTTCGCGTGGCGTACAAGATGTCATTGTGTCGTTGCGTGTATTGCAGAAAATCTAGATGCGTGTATAGCGCGCTCGAGGACAAAGCCGCGCCGACCAGCGACACTTCGTCAAAATCCGTAATCGGTTCGCCCTCGTTTAGTTCGAGCATTTGGCCGTTGGAGTTTACTGTGAGCACAGCGAGATACTCGAGATTGTCCGAAAGAGTGGGAACGTCTAACACTTCGTCATCCTCGACCAATTCATTAAAAAACTCTGGAATGAATTCGACAAAGTCCCGCGAGCCATTGTTGAGAGAGTCAAAGTAGGCGGTGAGAAAGGAGAGGGACAGGTCGTCGGGAAACTCTCGCGGAAACATGTTGTTGTAGCCGAACGGGTCCCACAGGCCGAGTATGAGGTCGCCGATGGACATTATGATGAGTATGATGCCGACGACGGACGCCGCCTTGATGGCAATGCGCGTCATGGCCTTGGCGAGCGTGGATATGGTTTTGAGGGCAATATGACTAAACGCTTGCGTCACGGCCGCCTTGTACGTTTCGCCGAGCAGGCGGACAGTGACGCGGCGCGATGTATTGAGTAGGGTCTGTTTGAGTAGCGGAATGACGCTGGTGTTGATGCGCTTCAATATGGCTTTGAGCGCGTCAAACAAATAATCAAAGCCGTAGCTGGTGGCAATTCCCATGATTAGCGCGTGATCTTCAAGGAACTGGGCGACAATGGCGTACAGTTCTTCGTCCGAAGTGTCGTACGCGGCCGACAGTTTTGTGGCGACGCGATACTCCAGTTTTCGCGCGCGCCTCTCTCGCGAAAAACCGTGCTCGGCTACGAAGACGAGTTTCGTGAACGCGTCGTCGAGGCCCAGATCGGCGTACGACTTGTATTTCTTGAACGACACCTCAAAGTCAACGTCGGCGGTGGGATCTCTCGTGTTACGCCATTCGCGTAACAAGCGCTCGGCGTCGATACTCGGCGGCGGCGGCAGCACAGGCGAAGGTCGTTTGTAGTCGAAGTTTCGCAATTCGCTGAACACACTGTTGGCCAGCATTTTGAGCGTAATGTAGATGGTGTCGCCGAGCACAAAGCCCAGCGCACTCTCCCACCATTCGAGGTTGCAGCCGCCGTTCATGAGCGTGCGGCCGAACCGCCGGCAGTAGGCGTCGTTGAACGTGCCAATAAATCGTTCCGGAAACAAGGGATCCGGATTGGGCACGACGTTGAAAGCGGGCACGTCGTCCACGCCCTTGATCAGATGCTCGTCGGTGCGCATATACGGCGAGTTTAGATACATTTTAGACACGGTATCGACAAGCAGACACTTGTTGTCGACACTATAGCGGAGCTCGGGCGCTTGCACCTCGTTTTCAGAGCCTTCGCGCGTGGCCGCAACCCGGTCGAGATTGTAGCACGCCGGCTGCGCGTACATGACGGCCGTCTCCGACGTCTGCGTGTAGTTTGTACGCGTGTGCGCGTTAACGGGCCCTGTCTCGTGGAACGGGTAACAACTCATGCTCTCGCAGCCTCGCTTGCTAAAGGTCAATTTGACGTGGAGGGCTCGGTTCGCCAGCGCTTCGGGCACGTAAAAGTCATTGTTGTCGGCGGCGCGTATCTCGTAATCAATCAAAATGTGCGGCATCTTGGTGCGCCAATCGGGAATGAAACGCAATCGCTGCATATGCTGGGCGTATTTGACGCTGTTATCCCTATCTACGTACGTGACATCGGCCATGATACAAACTTATAAGTACGCAGCCACTGTAATCGGTTGATAAACATGCTATATATAGTTCTGCTGCGCTAATTTGTATTCAGTATATACAAACTTTATCGAAATGGACATCAAGCTTAGAAAGTGCCTACAGAAGCGAGTTTTCAACAAAGACGAGCCTCACGTGTACATCGTGAGCATTAACAATGGCGGCGGAATCGTAAACATCCATCAGGCCGAAGACTTTGAGGCGGCGAGGGAGCATGATGCGGAGAAAAAATTGCGCTACTACGAAATCAAACGCCTACGCAACGCCGACGGCGTAGTGCATTACATTTACAGGAGCATAAATAAAATTCCAGATATAGTTAATTAGATGTGTTTATATTTAATATTATTAATTAACATATAGTTATAAAGAATAAATACGCAAAATAAATTTATATAATACTATTTATTTTTATTCTTTGGTTTTGTCAAACAAGATTGAATCAAAATTGCACTCAAATTTACTGCACGCCACGGCTTTAACTTCCTCCATGGTCAGCCAGCCGCCAGTGTAGTACGCCAGCAGCTTGATCATGCCATTGTGACGAATGTTGACCTCCTTGCGATTGACACTGTTTAAGTTGAAAATGAAGTGATTGTACATTTTATAGTCGCGCAAAATGTCGCTGACGACAATGTCTTTAATCACGCTCGTGATCCACAAAAACTGCTTGCCCATCTTGACGATGGTGATGCGCTCGTCCGACTTGGTCGTAATTAAAATAAAACTGTGGCTCTCGAATAGCTCCTTGCACGATTTGAGATAATTCTCAATGAGGCGACACGAGCCGTTTTCCTTTTTAATTTTGAACAGCTTGTTGACGCCCTTGTCGGCGCAGTTGTAAAATTGTCTAGCGATGCAGCCATACTTGTAGGTGAAATTGTTTTTCTCTTTATTGTCCCTAGAGTCTCTGGCTTCCTTGTTGTACCAAGGTGCGAGCTGCTTAATTATACCGTCCAGCACCTGAGCTTTAGAGAATTTCTTGACCGATTCGAGCGTTTTAAAACGCAGGCCTTTCGTGGCTTTAATGATGTCTTCCACGTACAGCGACATGTCGTACTTGGCCAGTTCTTCGGGATTTGCTTCTTTTTTGCACATGTGAAAGGGCAGCGTAAACAGCGACTTATCGACGATCATTTCTGATAAATTGTTGTAAATCAATTGTGTTTTTTGCTCGCCGATGGAAGCTAGCAGCAAACTGATTTTTCCCTGAACGTACACCTTGTCCAAATGAAAAAAGTTGGTGAGCAACGTCAAAAACTCAAAATCTTTCACCTCCTCAAAGTAGCACATGCTTTTGTTGCCGTCCGATAGCTTTTTTTCGCTGAACTGATCCTGAATCGGAATATCAATGCCGAGGTCGAGCAGAAGATGGTACGAAATGAGGAAACGGTACCGTTCAAACGTGACGACGAGCACGAAGCGATCGTGATGCATGTGGTGCGCCGTGTACTCGTTGTACACCGAATGCACACAGTTGATGTACTGAATCGAATAAGCATCTTCACTGGCAGGGTTGGATGGGCGACTCACGATGAACATGTAGTGGCTCGTGTCCAGCATGTGACTCGTAAACATGCGATTCATTTGGGGAAGGGTGTCGACGCCGGGATGCGCGAGAATGATGTCGCGGAATAGCGTCTCCGTGGCGGGATCAATCGTCGTGGGGACGGCGACGTGCACCGGCTTCATAGCGCTCTCGATACACATTTTTTTGGCGTATCGACCGCGCGTTTTTGGTTTAATGATGGCACGCACCGGCGGCGGGGTATCTGGCCGCGCGGACATGTTTTCTTTGACAATGCCGATATCGTTATTTTTGATGCCAATATCGACGCGCTCTTCGTCGCTGTCGGTGTCCGTGTCGTCATCGTCGTCGTTTTCTTCAATTTGTCGTTTCATGGCGATACGTTTCGAAGCGGCACCCAATCCCTCAGTTTTTTTGGAGGATGACGACGACGACGACGACGACGACGACGATACCTTGTTTGTTGACATCAATTTGGTGCTTTTACTTTTATGCATAATTTTGGGAATTTTGTCGGTGCTAATCATGGCGACGACAGACTCGGTCTTGATGTTGTCGTCGTTTATCGCATTAAGGAAGCCTTCGTCAAAGTCCTGGGTGACTGGCGTTGTCACTTCAAAATTAGTTGCGTATACGTTGTTAACGATGTCGTCAACATTGTCCATCAAATTATTGTATTGTTGCGTGTCGAAGTTATTGGGCGGCGTCGGTGATGGGTTCTTGGAAAGAAACTCGTTCACGTCGTACTTGGACGGAGTGCGTTTTCCTTTATCGTTTATGTAAGAGCTGTACCGTTGCTGCTGCTGTTGCGCGTAGTGTTGAGGGAAGGTCTGCATGTTGGCCGGCAACGTCTTCGCTGACTGAAACAATAAGAAACATGAACGTCAATTTATACCGTGCCAGCGATAATGAAAACCTTATGTCATTCAACGTATTACACACGGTCAACTCGATAAAAGTGTTTATCTTTCAAATGGGCCCTCCGGCCGCGGAGTTGTCGGTCACGCGATTGGTCAGTGGCTACGAGCAAGGATTGCGCAGTGTTTGCATGAAAATGCAGTGTGTGTCGTCGTATGATCGGCAAGCGTACCTGATTAGTTGTGTGCGAGCGCCGTACGTCTTGCGTCGGCTGATCGAGAGCAAAAACTTTACGCGGCCTGTGGCGCCGATCGTGGTCCAGTGCGGCAGCGAGACTCAAGTGTGGCACGTGTTCAGTGTGTGCAAAGGCAAAGAATTGGCGTCGATAGCTCGCGTGCGCGGCGTGACCGTGTGCGAGAACGGCGTCGAAGCGTTTATCGCTAAAGAGCTTATCGCGCTCACCGGCAACCTGCCGTCAGCGTTCGTCGCGGCACTTTCGCGGAACGCGCCCAACGCTCAGGACGTTGACGTCATCAAAATAATATATCCCGGCTTAATAGTCAACGTGGAGGATGTGATTGTCGAGGCCAAATAAACACGGTGTCTCTGTCAACTTTTTTATTTTAGTGAAAAAAAATTAGTAATTACAGTAATAGGCTTTTATATAGGCGTCCGATACAACCGGTCTCCAGCGAGGCGGGCACGCATTTTTGTTCGAGCACATCAAACTGCTGGCCGGGCATGCAGTAAAATATTTGTCGGCCCGGGCAAAAGTAGTAGCTGTCGCAGTCGTAGGGGTCGGGCGCGAGGCCGTGATAGCCGTTGGGACAGATTTTTCGGACGTGAAAGTCAAAATGCAAATCTTTCATTTTATGAAAAACTATTAGCTTGAGAATAATGAAGAGGGCCAACAGCAGCCACATGATGATGCAAAATTAGTAGTCAATTTAGTTATTGTAACTCAATATGCCGAGATTATTTTTGTTAGAGCTTTTTTCATAGTCTTCCACTCTAAACTTAAATTTACTCAGCAACAAATTGGAATAGTTGCTGTTCAAGGTGGGTTTGCACTTGTTCGCAAAAACCGTGTGGTCAAGCAGCGATTCAGAATAGTTGAATATGCCGTAGTTTTTCAAGATTGAATAGTGGCCGTACGCGTGCTCCATAATAAACAGCAGCGTGACATACTGAGTGGTTTCCATTTCGCTAATCTTAATGAGCGCCTCCTGGTCGTCGGATTTGCGCTTGCGCGACGGCGCAAACGTCTTCATGAGCTTCACTTTTTGCTTTTCTTTTAAAATGTTGCCGACACTCATTTCGGTATCGAACTGTCGCTCCAGCATTTTAACTATGCTCAGACGATCGATGGAGCACACAATCTCTTCGCGGTCGTTAAGACGAAACATGAGCGGTTCGCCGGGAATGACCACGTCGGGCCTGTCGGTGACGACAAACTCCATCTTGTTGTCAAAGTTGGTGACGAGGGGATGCACGCGATTGTGTATGAAGCCGAGCGAGGCGACCACGATTGAAACGATGTCGCGTGTGGCGTTGCGGTCGCGGAATATGGTGAGCAGCGGCTGCGTCAGTTGCAGCGTGTTCAGCATCGCCATATACTTTACTATGACCAGTTTGATTTTAAGCGTGTCATAGCTCTCGAGACTGTTGAGGTTTTTGGCGTCAAATTCGGCGAGATCGTAGTCTTTGTGGATTTTTTCGTTGCCGTTTATAATTTCGGTGACGGTTCTGATTTTAGGCGAACTGCTAGTACACTTGAACTGTTTCATGGCGGCGACGAGCGTTAGTGTGTGACAAATAATATTGTCTTATTAGTAAATTCTACTTTTTATCACAGCATGTTGCGTTGTGGTGTATTAATAAAGGGATTCGTCCGCATTGTTGCGTTGAGAGGATTCACATAGCCGGCTGCGGCGACATTAGTAGGACTGCTGGACTGGAACAATAGGATAACTAATATAATGACGACAAGTGCAATCAGCACAGTCATCATGGTGTTTGGATTGACGTTGCCCATGGTGAATCCGCCTCCGGATGAGGTTGTAGCTGGTCGATTAATGTCCATGTAGTCGTTCACGTGAAGAGTTTGAGTAACGTGTTTTTAACCCACGGGTTTTTTAGATTATCGAGTGTTTTGAATTGAGAACTTTCGTAATCTCCTCTTATAATTAAATATGCAGGCACGGAGGTACCCAAAATGTGCTTGGTCAGATAAATTTTGTGTTTGGCGTCGATAATGAACGTGTCCTTGGTGAGCACGTGCGGTATGGAGAACTGCCTGTAGGGAATGAGCCGATAATCAAAGTACAACAGTTCGGTGCTGCCGAACAGACTATTGCTGGCCAGTATGATGAAAAGCTGATTTGAGGGCACGTAGAATGCGTTGAGCGTTCCTTTAATTTGAATTATGTCTGGGCGCACAAAGATGTACGACGTTTCGTTGGCGCGCAGCGTGGGCAGCACGCTGTTTGCCTCGGTTTTTATATTTAATTTTCGATACTTATTTACGGCGTAACGATCAATCACAATCTCGTTATAGCTGCTCGCTAACTTGACACTGTGCTCGCCGAATTTCATTATAAACTTGTAATTGGATGTTTTTGTCATGTAGTCGTTGAGCAGGTCCAAAAGATCATCGGGAAACTTGGCGTCGTAAATGTAGTCGCGCTGAATAAACTTTATATAATTGGCGCTATTGTCGAGCTCCAAATTGATTTCCTCAAAAACTTTGTTAGGTTTTTTCGTCGTAAAATGTTTGCTGTTTATAATGCGAAAATTGTTACGCACCAGCGGTAGGCCCTTGTAGAAATTTCTAATGTAATAGTCGGTGTTGGCGGGCATGTTGATGTTCTGCCTCAGAAAATGCTGCGCCATTGGCTCGCCAACCAGGTACAAGCGATAGGGGTAGTCGGGTGTGTCTACCTTTGGCGACGCGCACATCTGCACGCCGGACCAGTCCACGTAGGCGTTGTCGAACAAAAATCCCTCCTTGCCTTCGATTAGCGTCGAAAGGGTGTCCGACGACACAAAGAATCTATCATTAAACACCTTCATAAACTCACTGTAGAGGAGCAACAAGAACGGCTGGGGATCGTTGACAAAAAAATTGGTAGCGTAAATGGGCGTGTTGGGCTGGATGTAGACGCGCTTGTCAAACTCGACAATGTCCACGTTGTCGCGCATACAAATGTACTTAAACTGGGGTTTGATGTACTTGAACACGTTAGGATCGCGGTCCGCCACCAAATGTTTCAGGTTCATGCCGCTCAAATAGTTAACGTACTTGAGCAGAGTGTCGTCGTCGATGGCGTCAAAGTTGTTGCGAATGTACTCGCCGATAAACGGCCGGGCCTCGGACGCAATGTAATCATAATTGTTTAGTTGAAAATAGCTAGTGAGAAATAGGTATTTCAGTTGTTTTTGTTCAAGCGAATGCTTGACCGCAACTAAACTCATTTTGGATCTTACTCTTAGTCGCGATCCACAATCTTTTTAGAGCTCTTAAAACTAGTCTTACACACCGGACACACTGGGTACATGTTGCAAAATTTCCACAAATTGGCATAGCACAAATTACACATGCTATAGCCGCAGCACTCGTTAGGCTTTAAAAAGTGCGGTTCGGAGCTCGTCTCCTGACAAATGTTGCACTGGTAAATTTTGGGGTTCGTAAAGACGTTTATCAAATGCATTCTTTCTTTCATCAGTTTGATCACGTGCAAATATTTGTCTCCCTCCTCACAGAGGGCAGCTAGAGCGTTGGCGTTAAACTTCACTATGGCGGTGCAGCAATAATCGTTAGCGAACAGGTCGTTTATGATCCTCAACTGTCTAATGTACGGCAGAAAAATAAACATATTATATTGAAACTTGGGCTGACTTTTTAAGTGCTCTATCACTCCAATAACGTTTTTAATGTCGGCGATCAAGTAGTGGGTGCACTTGTCGCCCGGCAATGCCACTTCGGTCTCGTCCGTGTCGCGAAAGTACAAGAGTCCGTCTAAAGCGCAATTGTACGACTGCTGGTACATGTCCTGAACAATCTTGAAGGCGGCCTCTTTAATTTTTTGGTGTGCCTTCAAATTGAGCGGCAGGTCGGGCGTGTACAAGTGTGCAAACACAAAATTGCTAAAAATCTGAGTGCCTAGCTCATTGTCGTACACGGTCTTTATTTCGTCGGAGCGAATCATTTTCCAGTTGCTCAACAATAAAACGTCAAAGCTTATATATTATCAATTTTATTATAATTACATTAGCTCAAAATCATATTAATTCTCAAGATTCACAACTAGCGCAAACGTTCTGAGCGGCGTCCTCGTCGTAATTGTTTATCTTCCTTTTTTTGCATACGTCGCCGCGCTCCACCGTAAATTGCTGCTCGACCGTAAATTGCTGCGTATGGGCCGCTGGCTTGGTGCGCAAATAGTACATGCCCGTTTTGAGTCCCGAGCGCCAAGTGTAGTCGTGTATCGACGTCATCAGAGCGTACGTGGGCTCCGCCACAAACAAATTTAGCGATTGGCTTTGATCAATGAAAGCGTTGCGGTCGGCGGCCATCTCAATCATACGTTTGCATTTCATTTCCCAAGCGGTCTTGTACAAACGTTTAATGTGGTCCGGAATGCCGTCAATCGCCTGAATCGACCCCTTGTGCGCAAATATGGCGTTCCGCATTTCGGACGTGTACAGTTTTAACTTGATCAAGTCGTCAATTAAGTACTGATTGACGACCTGAAACTCGCCGGCCAACACACGACGCAAATACACGTTAGACGTGAAGGGTTCAAAAGACTCGTTATTGCCCAGGATTTGAGCGGTCGTTGCGGTGGGCATGTACGCCACCAATAATGAATTGCGCAGGCCGTGCTTCTTGATGTCTTCCTTTAGCGTACCCCAATCCCATAGCGAAGTCGGCCTCACGTCCCACATGTCGTACTGCAAAATGCCCTCGCTGGCGGGGCTGCCTTGAAAGGAACTGTAACTGCCCCAAGTTTTGGCGAGCTCGCAACTCGCCTCCAGAGCGCCGAAATAAATTGTCTCGGCAATTTGCCTGTTGAGCAGCATCGCTTCATCGCTCTCGTACGGCATGCGCAGCAGTACAAAAGCATCGGCGAGCCCCTGTATTCCCACGCCGATGGGCCGATGTTTCATGTTGCTCATCCTCGCCGACTCGATAGGATATCGATTACGGTCGATAATTTTATTCAAGTTTCGCACTACTACCTTTGTAATGTGCCGCAACTTTTCAAAGTCAAACCGAGCCTCGTCAACGACCACACAGCTATTGACGGCGATCGACGCCAAATTACAAACTGCCGTCTCCTCGGCGTCGCTGTATTGTACGATCTCGGCGCACAAATTGCTACATTTGATGGTTCCCAGATTTTGCTGATTACTTTTCCTGTTGCACGCGTCCTTGTAGAGCATGTACGGTCCGCCAGTCTCCACCTGCGTCTCCACGATAAAACGGTGCAAGTCCTGCGCACGCACCTGCTGCTGGTAGCGGCCCTCTTCTTCGTATTTCCTGTAGAGCTCCTCAAACGCGGAACCGTAGCAATCGGACAGGCCGGGACACTTGTTGGGACACATCAGCGACCATACGCCGTTGGCGTTGACGCGCTCCATAAACAAATCTGGCACCCACAGCGCGTACATCAAGTCGCGCGCTTTGCAATCCTCAGCACCCATGTTTCGCTTCAAATTAAGCACACTATAGATGTCCGCGTGCCACGGTTCAATATAGACGGCGAGGGCTCCTTTTCGTTTGCCACCCTGGTCCACGTGACGTACCATGTTGTTAAAGACGCGCACCATGGGCTCGACGCCGCTGGCTACGCCGTTCGTAGAGTTTATTCTGGTGCCGCGGGAGCGCACGCAATGAACATTCACGCCGAGACCGCCGCCGTACTTGGATATAGCGGCGCAGTCGCCGAGCGTCTCGTAGATGCCGTCAATGCTATCGCTTCGAATGCCGAGCAGAAAGCACGAGCACATCTGCGCCATCGGCGTCCCCGCCGAGAACAACGTCGGGCTCGCGTGCGTAAACATTTTTCGGCTCATCATCCGATACGTTTCGATAGCGTCTTGAATGTCGTCGCCATGAATGCCCAAAGCGACGCGCATGAGCATGTGTTGGGGCCGCTCCGCCACTTGATTGTCAATCTTTAACAAATAGCCGTTCTCCAGGGTTTTGTATCCGAAAAATTTGTACGTATAGTCTACGGCATGGTCGATAGCTTCGTTGATTTCGTCGCCATGTGATTCGACGACACTTGCTAGCTCGTCGCTGACAAGTTTATGTCGGTGCAGATTAAACACGACTTCAGAGAACGAAGCGTCAATTTTATTATGCAGATCGTCTACGAGAATGCGGCCCGCCAAAACAGCAAAATCATGGTGAATGTACGTCATCGAGGCAACCACATCGGCCGCGTATACGTTCAGCTCCTCGGTGGTGATGCCGGGCCGTATACCTTTCATGATGTTCAAAGCGACGACCGCGGCATTTACGTACTGTTTGTTGAGATTGAAACATAAAGTCTCAATGCCAGCTTTGATGTCGTGCAAATGTACCTCTTTGCGAGAGCCGTCGCGCCTGATTACGTGCAATTGCATATTGTATATGCTCAAACAAACAACTGTTGTCTGAGAGCAATATTCAGGTGTTTATATACCAGCATTTGCCTGAAAATTTTGTTGTAATTAAATTAAAGCGATTAGATGAATGTAGTTAGTGATAGCGGGAATTGTAAGTAATTTTCTCCTTTCGTAAAACATTGTGAAAAATTAAATATAATGTATACTCGCTATAGTTATAACCCACACGTGGGTCGCACTTACGTGTACGACAACAAGTTTTACAAAAATTTAGGTTCAGTCATCAAAAACGCCAAACGGAAAGAGCATTTGATTCAGCATGAAATAGAAGAGAAATCACTCGATCCCCTAGACAAGTTTTTAGTAGCTGAAGACCCCTTCTTGGGACCCGGTAAAAATCAAAAACTATGCCTTTTCAAAGAGATTCGTAATGTTAAGCCCGACACCATGAAGCTCGTCGTCAACTGGAGCGGCAAAGAGTTTCTCAGGGAAACTTGGACCCGCTTCATGGAGGACAGCTTCCCCATTGTTAACGATCAAGAAATTATGGACGTGTTCCTGGTCGTTAACATGAGACCCGTTAAACCCAACCGTTGTTACAGGTTCCTCGCGC